TTCTTTGCCTCCTTCTTGAGGTGGGATTGCTGGTTCTTTGCCTCCTTCTTGAGGTGGGATTGCTGGTTCTTTGCCTTCTTCACCATTTTCTTTAACAACTTCTGGAGGTTTGACATCAGTAGGACTTGTAACAATAGAATCTTCTTGTCCAGTTACATCAGAACCTTTTTCTTCTTTCAGTGGTGGTGGAGGGGGAGGAGGTGGTGTGATAGTCTCCTTAACAATTTTTTTCTTCTCTTCCTTAACTTCTTCAATCAGAGCTAAAGAAGCATCTTTATTTAATAACTCAGTTAAAAATTCGCTATCTACAATAGCAGTACAATCAGATTCAAATTTAACTACAGTGATAGTAAAATCAACAGAGCTATTAGCTCTGGATTTATTAGCTGTATGAATTTTTACCAATGACATTTTTTTAGATTTTAGGTTTTTAAAAAAATAAAGACTAGAGCCAAAAGGCTCTAGTCTTCACTATAAAAAATACCGGTTAAGCACTCCTACCAATATTGGTAAATTTAACCATTTTCTTAGGAGCATAAAGCTGTGGAGTACCATAGAGCAATATCATGAAACGAATTGCTGGGCTCAGAATAGCCAAATCCATTTTCATTAATGGGGCTAACTGTTTAAAAGAATAAATTTCAATGCTGTTCTCAATTAAGAGTGCACTGTTAGTGCCAGCAATGGTTCTGTTCTTATCCCTAACAATACCTGCAGCACCACCATCATAACCAGAAGCTAATTCAGCAGTAGAAAGAAATACAACAGGGTAGAAATAAGTAGCCGACTGAGCAGCTGTGGGGTTCTTTTCGGTCCGGTAAATAACATAACCAGTAGCTGGATATGTACCACCACCATCAGCAAATTTCAAGTTAGCAGCTTCAGTAGCAGCAACACTGAGTTTATTTGCACTTAAAGCTACTAAATCAGATTCACCATACCGGTTAACTGCTGCAACTGCAAACCAGTAATCACCAGCATAATCTGATAAGAATTTCGAAGTAGTATCCGTTACAACGGCCTGGGGAGTTACGCCATCAGGAGTGACAGCATTGGGGGCTTTGGCATGGGTTGCTCCTGAGCTAATTTTCCTTGGAGCAGGGGCTTTCATAAACCTGTCCCAACCCAGCTCAATCATACCAAACTGAGAAGCAAATTGCTTAACAACCTGGCCCATAACACCTCCGGTGACCTGGGCTGTATTGGGCTGAATAAGCTTGCTTTCATGGAATTCTTTGACAAAATCTGAAAGAACAACTGGCGGGGCCATTAACAAATCGCCATAACCAAAGTTCTCAATAATGCCAAGGGCTGCATCTTCAATGGCTCCTTCATTCAGCCTCTTTCCTCTCAAGTCAACAATAACTTCAGAAGCATGGTAATCGGCTAAGGTTCCACCGAAACCATCAAAATGCTGTTTGTATAAGCCATTAAATTCCTGAGGAACAATTCCAGAGTTGGCAGAAGTAAGGGCTGTATCTACCTTTCTGAGTAACCATAAAGTTCCGTTGGTTACTTCTCTCTGAATAATATTACCAATGTGGGTATTAACCAGTTGCATAGCATGGGTCACCGATTTGGTTACACCCATAAACTTTACTAACTGGGCCCTACGAACATAGGTACTATCTTCTTCTTCCGGCAATTCACCTTCATTGGTGAAACCACCACGGTCTGTACCGTAGCTTACTAACTGGTTGTATTCTTCAACCGTGTTATAAGCGGGGAGCTTGGGAATGGTCTTCCAGAAAACAATGTCACTTTCTTTAAAAGTAATAATCTTCAGAGTGTTTTCCAAAGATTCCACTTTCAAAGGAGCACCACTGGCAGTAGTAAGGTCTGCTGTTTCCCTACCTGTTATCGCACCAGCCTCTAAGGCTTTTTGCAATTCCTGCAAATCAGTAGAAGACATTTCATCGGCCCCATTTACTGTATAAGCATCTAAGCCTATAGAAAGTTTTTCAAGGTCTGTCATGTCTTGTTAAAGTTAAAAATTTGTTAATTGTTTTTAATTTCTACCGATTCTAGTGCCCAGTCCCAATAAGATTTCCAATTTTTTCAAAAATATCTTTTAATTCACTAAGTGAATTTTATCTTCAGTTAACAAACGAGTTCTGATACCTTTATCAATGGAACCAGAAGCTTCAAAAGCTAATAAAGCTTGCATAAAGCTTTCATTGGGTGTTCCACCATCAATACCTGATTTAGCTTTTAAGATTTCCATAACCTGTTTCCTATCTCTTGTAATAGATAAGGTATTAGGTTCATCTTTATCTAAATCATTGTCTTCTCCTTTATTAAGGATATCACTTGTTCTGGTAACAGATTTTCTCGGAATAGGGGAATTTTCAATCTTGCCTAAACGTTCCTCTATATTATGAAGGGAATCTTCAAATGCTTTCTGTAAATCATTTGTTAATTCCTGAATTGAGGTAAATTTAGAAATTAAAGCATTTTCTACTGCTTTTTCTAAAATACCAACTGCTGTGATTTTTTCAGATAAAACAGCTGTCTTAGAATTAAGGTCATCCTGAATACCTTTAAGCAGGTCAATAACACCACTTAAATCAACTTCTTCACCTTTTTTAATTTCCTTTTTAGGTTTCTTTTCCTTATCTTCCTTATCTTCTTTTTCTTCAGGTTCTTCTTTTTCCTTCTTTTCTTCTTCTTCACCCTTTATCTTACCATTTTCTTTATCATCCTCATGGCCAGCATCTGGGGTTTTATCTTTAACTGCATCCTTACCTTCGATTTGTTCCTTAAGGTCTTCAGCTTTTTCCTTTTTGGTCTTTTCTAACCCTTCTTCTTCATTTTCTGCCTTTTTACCCTTTTCAATATCATTGTCAGGGTTTTCATTAGCCAGGGGAATACCTAAAACTTCATAAGCTTTCTGAATATTCTCGTCTGTAATTTCAACAGTCAAGACTTGAGATTTTTCTGTAGACATGTCTTTAATATTTTTTATGGTTATAAAATTATAATATTTTCTCGAGAAAAACAAATATGAAACAAAATATTCAGTTATCTAATTTCTTAAAAAAGGCTTAATCCGTTCTAACTCCTTTTCATCAATTTTCCCCGCTTGATAAGCTCCATAAACCGTTAAAATGGCTTTTTGAATAACTTTCTTGGGGTGACCTTCTACATCAGCCCTTATTAAAGCTCTACCAGTATCTGTTGTTAAAGCTTTACTAATTATTTTAACATTAAAATTGGTATCAACAGTTATTCTATCCCCATTTGGTTTCGTAATGTCAATTATATAGGTATCACCTCCATTAGCTACTAATGTAGTAATAGCTTTTTCCTCTTCATCATCATATTGAGCTTGAAGTTCAGCATCATAATGACCTTTAACAATATCCAAATAAGTAAAAGAATTTTTAGGCATTGGAGTTATGGCAATTCCAGTAATTCTTGCCTTTTTGATAAAATTTTTATCAATAGAATCTGTTTGTAAAGTTTTTCCTTCAACAGAAAAACCTAATCTCCTTTGGGAATTCCTTTTCTTTAATAAGATAGCTAAATCATAAATATTTTTAGCTAAATCTAACTCTGGATAAAGTTCTCCTTCTACATATAATTCATTATTCTTAATAATAGCAGTATCAGGTTCTCCTACAATAGCTGCTGGAGAAGACTTGGATTGGTGATGCCAGTTGAAAAAACCATATTTAGTTAAATAATCTAAATCAAAACCATTTGGGTCTAAAATTTGACCATCTGTGTCTCTATCCATAGTAGAAGCTACTCCACCTATGCGAAGTTTTTCCTTACCATCTTTACCTTTGGCTTTTTCTATTGTGGAAATAGGAACCCAAAATTTCCAAGATTGTTCAGTCTGGTTCATATTCTCTCATTTTATCTAAATCATCTTGATAAGTATTTGGCTCATCAAAAGAAAGTTTAGGTTGTTCTTGTTGTTTTTTATAAGCTTTAACACTTTCTTCATTTAATTGAATTCTAACAGGTTCAAAATCATTTGTCATCATTCCTCCTTTAACCCTTTTAGGTTGTTTATCTTCTTTAAGAAATTGATACATTTCTCCCCTATTATTAATCAAAAATCTTTTCCCATAAAATTTACTTTTAAAAATAATATAATCAATTAAATCTTTATGAGTATTTTTAAAGGTATAAATATCCATTTCTTTCCCATCAAATTTTACTCTTTGATTAGAAACTGGTAAAGAATAAGAAGTTTTTTCTTTTTTTTCTCCCCCATATTCTTGTCCTACTCTATTCTTTTTTCTATTTTCAGCACTATTCACATAACGAGCTTTTTCCAATTCAGCCTTCCTTATTTTAACTAAATTAGCCTTTAAAATAGGTAAAATTCTATCAGCTTCTTCTTTGCCTATTTTCCCAATTTCAACAGCCTTACTCAAAATAATTAAAGCTTTCTCAATTTCTTCTTTATTCCCATTAATATCTTCTTTAGTAGTAAGCTTCATTATATTAGCTCTTCTTAAAAGCTCATTAATAGGTAACCCAATTAATTCAACACTAACCAATTGGTCTTCATCTTCCTCTAAACCAGCAGCCCAATTATGGTGACCATCCATAATATAACTGTCTTTAGAAGCAATAAAAATATCTTTTCTTACCCCATTTTGGTAAAAGTCTAAAACCTTATCATCATCTAACTCATTTTGAGCAGGTTTTAAATCTTTTAATCTCATCTCTATTTTAGTAACAGTTGTCTTATCATCAAAATGGTCAACAAAACTTTGAAAATTATCTTTAGATAGTTGAGGCATAGTTGACCTTTTTCTACCTAAACTTGTTGACATATATTTTTTATAAGCTAAATCTTTACCTTCCTCTATTTCAGTAATTTTTTTAGCTTTCTTAATTAATTCCTTAAAATTGTCATCTGCAATAAGCTTATCTTGTTTAGTTTTAATTAAATCCCATTCTTTCTTTATTTCTCCAATTTTAATCAAATAAGCAGAAACAAACTCATTAAATTTATCATTAACTCTCCCCTTTAAAAAATCTTCTTCTCCAGCTTTTTCTAAAACAGCAAGTTGATTATTAAAATTAAGAGTAGTAATATCTTTCAAACGAACTTCATCAATTAACTGAATTTTTAATTCATCCAATCTCTTTTCTAATTGAAGAAATGAAGAAATTTTTTCTTCAGTAGTTTCTCCAATTAAGAAATTTTTTATATTTTTTACAATTTTATCAAACATACAATTAATCTTTATTTTTGGGTAAAAAACTTTGAGCTGAAATTATGACACCTATCATTTCATGTAAAATACTTTCTGTAGCAATCTTAAATCTCTTTTTCTTACTATTCATCCTTTCATCAAAAGTAATTTTAATAATATTTTCAGTATGCTCTACAGATAATTTAGCTAATTTATATCTAGCTTCTTCTTGAAATTCTTTAGGAAAATCAGAAAGACTATTTCTAAACTCATTAGCACAAACAGAATATTTAGTTTGAATTATTTTTGGAGTAAAAGCAGTTATATCAGCATTAAAATACCATTCAGTACATTCTTTAGCTGTTTCTCCTAAAGCATAAACAAACTGATTTACTCTAGCATCATCTTTTGTATAATGATAAGCATCTTTAATTATATCATCAATACAATCCTTAATGTCTTTTGTTCTAATAATATTTTCAATAATTTCTTGATGAGTGGTAACTTTAGTTTCCAAATCAAGAATTTTCTTAGTAATATCTTGAATTTGATTAAGGGCTAATCCAACATTTTTACTAATACGATTTAGATATTTGGTACCTAAGCCTCCTACTATTAGTAGCATAATACCAACAACAACTTCAGTTATAAAATCTTCCATTTTTATTAATTGAAAGTATTAATAGTATAAATAGTTCTTTTCAATCTCCTTTTCATACAAACTTTATTTCCTTCCCTACTTCCATCACTATTTGTATTACCTTCTACTGTAAAAATAAAATCCCCATTCTGCCCATCATAAAAACCAATATGAGCTGGTCTTCCTAATTCTGAATTATAGAAAGTAACTACATCTCCAAACCTAGGATTACATTCACTCATTTTATTCTTATCTTTTTGATAAACAACTTTAAGTTCTTTAGCATAAGCAGGGACATAACCAGGCAAACTAATGTTTACAGTAATTCCACATTGTTTATAACACCAATAGATAAAAGAAGCACACCAAGGCTCTCCTTTATATCTACCAGCTGAAGCTAAATATTTTTCTACATCAATCCCATCATTATGACCTGTAGCTTCAGCTACATCAACTTGAGTCATGTAGGTTTGTCTTAAACAACTTCTCATTTTTAAATCATCACAATTTTGACTAAAAATAAAATAACCTATAAGAAAGAAACCCAGAAAAATAAATAGTCTTTTCATATTATCCAACAATTCTCATTGCTAATAAAACCAAACCACCTATATAAAGGGTAAAAAGCCATAAAACTATTTTTGCTTTTTGCCAATCAGTAACTGCATCACCTGTTAAAAGGTCTTCTAAAGTATCATCCAAAAACTTATAAACTTTTGGAAAAGTAAGCCTAAGTAAAATCCAGGCAATAGCATGTAAAATAAGAAAAGCAATGATAATATAAATTACTATCTGAAAAATCCCAGCATCAATAGGAGCTGAAGTTTTGTCAAGTAATTTAAGTAATGGTTCACTATATACCCATAAAAGAAGACCTAAAGGTAAACTAATGAATTCATGCCAATTAGCAATAAATTTCCAAATTTGTTTCCAAACCAATTTTAAAGCTTCAATAAATGTTTTCATATTTTTTGAATTTTTTACGATTAATAAATTCTTTTATAAATTTTATAAGTGGTCTTTCAAGAAACTCAATAAATTATATCAAGCTCTTAAAAGACCACTTTTATAAAAGGGTTATAAAAATTAGGCACCAGTTACACCGGTAATAGATAAAGCCTGAGTAGCAGTAGCTGCACCAGCATCAGTAGCTTTAACTGTAAAAGTATGTTCAGCAGCATGAGTACAAATACCAGTAATTTTTCCTGTCCTGGCATCTAAACTTAAACCATCTGGTAATCCACCTACTGTAATTTCCCAAGTTTTATTTCCATTGCCACCTTCTGTTGCTAAAGCCTGATTATAAGCAACAGCATTAATACCTTGAGTAATGACAAAACTAAAGGCTCCATTGCCACTTTCACCAGAATTTTTTCTTACTACATCAGCAACAACTCCTACTGAACTACATGTAATAGTAAGGGTACCATCACCATGGTCAGTAATTGTAGCAAAACCACTCCAATTTTCATCAGCTTCAACTGCTGCTTTCACCTTTCCAGCTACTAAAATAGCAGTATCTCCTGTAACAATATTAACTTCAATCTTGTAAGTGGCAGCTAAATGCAAAGCACCTGTAGGAGCTGTACCATTGTCATCTTTATCAAGCCAGATAGAGAAAGTTTCTCCTGCTGGATTAGTACAAATAATGTGGTCTCCTTGACCTGCTCCAGCAAAAGTTGGACAAGTTAAAACAAAAGACTCAGCCAACCCAACAGTAGCATTGGGGAGAGTAGTAGTTGTAATATTAAGAGCTGTTACTGAACTTACTACATGAGTAATTGAACCAGAAGAACTAATAAGATCCAACTTAAAATTCTTTGTTTGAGCAAATTCCTTAAAAGCTTTGTAGCTGGTGGCTAACTGTTTAAAGTCTAAACCAAGGGATTCTTCAACGTCATTTAAACCCCTAATGTCCATGACAGTAAAATTGCCTAAGTTACTGCCCATTAAATCAGTAACATATTCAACTTTCAATGTACCTGCGGTGTTAAAAAATACAAATGTTTTCATTTTAATTAATTATTTAATGTTTAAAATTTATTTCTCTAGTTTTGCTATTGGCTTTCCATTATGAAACAATGTATAAGTTTCAGTATAGTTATTAAACAAATCAGGTATTGTATAAGTAATATTAAAAGCCTTAACATCATTCTCACTCACCCCATATTTTCTCTCTAAAAAATACCACAAATCTTCTTTGCTGGGACCAGTATAACTACCTGCTACTTCTCCCAACAAAGCAGAAGCAAATTTTGGGTCTTTAATTTTTTCAACTAAATTAATTTTAGACTCATCTAACTTAATTTTTAGTTTAGTTAGAGCTTCCTTTGCTTCATTTATTCCATCTAATAAATTCTTAGGTTTTATATGGAAATTTTCTACCTTAGCTATTTCAATACCATTTGGATAAGGTTTAGCTGGTTTTGAAGTAAATTCCTCAATTGAAGGAAACTTAATATTAGCTGTTTTAGAAGCTGTAATTAGAAGAATAGCTGTTCCATTACCTTCTTTTTCTTCCCCTTTATCAGGAATAATAATTGGATAAAGGTTAAGGTTAGAAAAAGGAAAAGGTTTAACATTTTTAGGGTCAAAATCTCCCCAATCAGAACTAGCTACTTCTTTAAATCTATTAGCAAGTTTTTCTACAGTAGTAGAAACTTCTTTATTAAGTAAATATCTATTAAGTTCTTCACTACCAGGAGTGGCAAATTCACTTTCTTTAGAAACAACTTGAAAACCATCTTTGGTTTCAATTACCTTATAAGGTAAATTTAATTTTTCAATAACTTTTTTAATATGACCAACTTTCTTAGGGTCTCCTATTATAGGACCACCAGATAAAGTTCTTTTTTCAACAATCTTATCTTCAGTTGGTATGTAAGGGAACCACTTACCTAATTTTTTAACATATTTCCCACCTTTCCACTCTCTAATAGTACCATTAGGAAAACCTTCAGTCCCAGGAATATTAGGATTATCAACAAAAGCCTTTAAAATTGAATTAGTATTTATGGTAGAAAAAGTTTTCATTGTTTTGAAATAAAAATAGGATAGATTTGGTCAATATATTCCTTTATTTTCTTATTAGAAACTCTACTAAAAACACTCCTCACATCATCTCTCCCCCCATAAGCTCTTTCTTTGGAAAATAACCAAATCAAATCATTAAAGTTAGGTTTCCAAGAATACCATCTTGTTCCTTCTGTTTTTCCTTCTTTTAAGGTTTTGTCTACTTTAATAGTAGAGTGGAATAAAAGATAACCATTTTGGTAAGCCATTTTAGTATTTTCATACTTACCATCACTAATTTGACCTGTAAACTCATCTAACCACAAATGAGCAGCTTCATAAGAAGGAAATATTAATTGCTGAGTTGAGTCTTTCTTTTCATTATATTTATCCAACTTCTCCTGAATTGTTTTATCATATTCTGCAGTTCCAATGTCTAAAGGATTAAATGAAATATCTGGATTCCTAACACCTTCTGAAGTCCTCAAATCACTTTCAGTTAAACCATATTTTTGATTAGCTATAAAACTATCATAATCTTTAAATGTCAATTTATCATGGTTAAAATTAGTCCCATAATGAATAGCATTAAGTAGTTTAATATAATTATCTGGAGTTATGTAGGAACTTTCTTTTTTACCTGCTAAATAAATGGCATCTACATCAGACATATCTAATTGTCTAGCAGTACCATACTCACCATGATAAACAACTTGGCTATCCATTGGTGCTGTTACTACAGTACCATCTTTCAAAATAAAGACATCAAGTTGTTTCCCATCAAATTGTTTAACAAAAGCAGGTATAGTAGAAGTAGTTTGGTCATCTTTTTTAAGAGAAAATTTCTCTATTTTTTCATGTCTTAAACTCTTAAGAAAACCTCTTTCTTCTACTGGTTTTTCTTCCATTGGTGATTGAGTGGCTTTCCAATCTTTCCAAGCCTGTAATTGATGTTTAATAGTTTCTACTGAATCTTGAAATCCAATAGCTCTACTTCCTCTCAATCTCTGAAGAACTTCTTTGCCTAAAGCAGAAATATCATATTTTTCATTTTCATAAGCTTGATAATGAAGGGGGATTTTTTCAATTAACTTAAGGTTATGCCCTAATTTAATCATAGTATCTTGAGAAAGACCACTTTTTAAAGAAGAATGTTGTAAAGTATAACTATTTGGAGACCCATATTCTATTGGTTCCCCTCCCTTACCTTTAGGTCCTTCAACTTGAAATAATAAATGAATTTGAACTGGAGTGAGTTTAGCAATAATTTCATCTAACTCCTTATTTCTAGCCATTTCCTTTTTTTCACTTTCTGTGATAACAGGAAATCTATCTTTATATTTTTCAATTAAAACAGGGTCAGTTATTTTAGTAACTTTATCATTAGCTATATTGGCTTGAAATCTATTTTTATCATTCCAAACAAAAACTTGTTTATTACCATGAGGAGCTTTTACCCTACCAATAGCCATGTTACCATAAACATCTTTAAAATGAACTAAATCACCTTGAGTAAAAGTATTTTCTTCTTTTTTAGCAATAGCTGCTTTTTCTTTTTCAGTAAGAACTTGTTCCCATTCATTAGCACTAATTTTTCTCCATTTGGTACCATCAGAACGAGTACTAATATAACCTATTGGGTAGCCATAAACTTTACCTGAAATAGATTTTTGAATATTTACACTTACTGGATTTTCACCTATATTAGAAAAATATTCTGCCATTTTATAAATTAGTTAAGGTTAAAGGTAAAATTCTCAAATAGATGCTGATTTTGCCTCCTGTGAGGTTATTTTTAGTAAATTTAGCCCCAAAATAACCACAAACTAAGGGAGTGGTTTTTTCAACTATATCAGTAGCATTAGCTGCATCCAAAGTAACAGAAAAACTAGATATATCAACAAAAGAACTATTATCTTCTAAATGAATAGTCTGTTGCCCTTTCACAGTACCATTAAGGGTACCAGTTAAGCCCTTAGCCACCACCTGCATAGTAACATAACCATTATAGTTAAGTTGTTGAGCAAACAACTTACTACCCTGAGTTACATCATAATCTACAACAAGCGGTATTGTAATTGCACTAATCATAATAGTTTAATTTTACATAAAAATATGAAATCTTTCAAAAAAAGACAAGCTAAGAAACTTTGTTTTAAACTTCATAGGTTTCATTACCCATTTTTATAATTACCTTAGATTTTCGAGCCACCTTAGGTTTCCATTTAGTACTAGGTTGAGTAAATCCTCCTGTCTTAGGGTCCCATTCATAATCTTCAGGTACTTCTTGTAAAGTACATCTACACCAAGGGTGAGTAGGCCCAATTACTGGTAACCAATCCTTAGCTTTTCTTCCAATGTTATTACCATTAGATTCAATTTTTTCTAATTGAAATATAACTGGTTCTGAGCCAACCCCACCTGTTGTATATAATCTAATACATTCTTTACAAGCTCCTGGAAAAACATCCTTATAAACTAAAGTTTTTCCACCATATTTTTGTTTAAGAACTTCAGCCCTACCAGCATCAAAAGCTGAATGCATAATAAAGTCTGCTATCCTACCAAAGTCTCTATTCCATTCTTGTGTAGCATTGCCTAATCTAGAAACTAAATCACTTATAGATTCTCTTGCTTTAATTGTAGCTTCAGCATTTGTTTGGATAAGTTTTTCATATTCTGCTCTTTTTTTCTGGTCTTCTTCTATAACAACTTGGCCAAATTTTTGTTTGTACCTAGCTCCCAATCCTTTTATATCAGAATAAGCATGATGTTTTAAGTGGTTTAAAGCTTCTTTTTCAGTAGAACTTAAAGGCATAAACTGAGCTTTCAATAAATACTTCTTAAATTGAGCAAAAGTCATATTTTTGGCTTGAGCTTCCTTTAAAGTAACAGATAAAACCCCAAATTTATAAGCCTGTTCTATAGGTAAAATACCTTTTCCAACTTTTCCAATGTCAAATCCATATGTTTTAAGTAAGGACTTGTCAGTTTGAGTTAAAAAATCAGACCCAATGTTTTCACTAATAAAGATTATATGGTAGTAATCAATAATAGCTAATATTTCTTCAATTTGTTGTGGTGAGAAAATCATTTACAATTTTTTTAGTCTTCTTTTGCTGTGATAATTTTTCTAGGTACAGTTTTAGTAAATCTAAATTTTTCTATTGTATCCCAACCAGCATCAGCTCCTGAACCCCTATTTCTTTGAAAAAACAAAACATAATGAGTATCATAATCAACTACCTTAGCATCATCAATACCCAAAGGAGCTAAATTATACAATCTACCTAAACCAGCTTCAGTTTCATAATCAAAAGTATGGTTATTAATTGAATCTACATTAGTAGTTACCCACTTGGCCAAATCATCAAAACTTCTAATAGGTTTTGGCATATCTGGTGGATAATAAATATCTTCTTTCTTTTTAGCTGGTGTAATGGCTTCTTTTTTATCAATTAAATCTTGAATATCATCCAAAATAGTTTTATGTTCTTCTGTTAAAGCCTTATTTCCTTTCTTTGTTTTAACAACTGACTCAATATGTTCTTGGAGAGATTTTAAAGCTTTAACATCTAACTTTGCTAATTTTTGTTTATTGGCAGCTGCTTTAGAATAGGTTTGAATAAAATTTTCAATAACATCCCCTGTTAGTTTATCTTCCTTTAAAGGCACCCATTTATCATGGTCTATTTTTTCATACTTTTTCCCACCATAGACTTTAATAGTACCTATAGGATAACCATAGGTTTTACCAGAGTCTTTAGCTTTTTCAAAACCTTCACCTATATTACAAACAAGGTCTGTTTGCCTTTGGTGAATACCCAATTTAATTAAATCATTCTGTTCCATTATCTTCTTTTTTACTAAAATACTCATCTTTATTTTTAAGCATGTGATTCAAAGCAGAAGCAGCTATTTTTCTTAAACCTTCAACATTGTCTCTAGTTTTTTCTATTTTAGCTGTTTCTTTCTTATCAAAAACACCCCCTGTAGTGTGACCCGTTTTAGTATCAGCTACAAAAACAAAATATTTATCACCACTAGAAGTAGCAGCTACTTTCAAATCTACTCTATAATTACCTTTAGTAAAGGAATAAATATTTTTTGGGATAATAACTTTTTTTTCTTCTTCTTTCTTAGCTGCTTCTTCCATATGCTTCTTTTCATATTTATCTGGTGGACTTGAATAAGCTTCTTCTTTAGAAACTTCTTTATCATCCATCCTCAAATCAGCAATAGCAGCTAAACCATAACCTTCAATAAAAACTTGTTTTACATTTGGTTTAACATACTTAACTACACCAGAAGCATGAGCAAATCCAGTACCAGTATCAACTCGAACATTAACTTTTTTCCCAACTAAATTTTCAGGGTTTTTCTTTTCTTCAGAACTTAAAGGTCTAGTTTTAATATATTTCTCTACACCTCCACCCCCTTTTGGTGATGTAGGTTTAGGTTCTTCTTTACCTGCTGCTTCTGGTCCCTTTTTACCTTCTTCACCACCTCCTGGTTTAGATGGACCTTTATATGGAACCCATTTACCAGCTGCTATTTTAACATATTGACCTCCCTTAAAGGTTTTAACTGTCCCTATAGGGTCACCATAAACTTTACCACTCTCAGCCTTCTTCAACTCATTCTTAAGTTCCTCTTCTTGGTCTTCAGCTTCTTTTTTCTGTTCTTCCTTAGAACCTGATTTAAGAGTTTTAACTAATTTTTTGTGTTCATCAACAAATTCCTTATTAGGAATAATAACACTTTTTTTAATATTTTCTTTTCTGGCTTCCCCACAAGCCTTAATAAGTTTTTCAAATTCTTCCATTTTATTTAAAGCTTTTTTTAATATGATTAGTAGTATCTTCTCTCATCTTAGCTATATTTTGAACAGCTACATTGTTTTTCTGATATTCAGCATTATTTTTTAAAGCATTTGCTTTTCTTCTATCCCACTCTTCCTGAAAATAATGACTAGCAGAATGAGTCTCAACAGCTTTAACTTTAGTAATTTGTTTATCAATAAAATCTACTAAATCAGAAGTATCTTCTGGAGAAAATTTAGTTTTATCCTTTAAAACTGATTCCTTAAAAACAGTAAGTGATTTAATTGTTAATTCTTTAAACTGATTAAGATGAACCTTATTATTAACAAATCTATCAGCTTCATTTTCTACAACACCTCTAATAAACTTAAGTTGTTTAGATTTATTCTCAGCCTCAGTTTTTTCTTTAATACCTTTGTTTTCTCCCTCATAAGGCACCCAACCTTCAGCTGTCTTAATCCACTGTTTACCTTGCCCCCAAGTTTTAACAGTGCCTATAGGCATTCCACCTTTAACTAAGTCTGTCATCTTTCTTAATATTTTCTTTAACTAATTCAACCATTTTTCTGCTAATAGCAGTAGCCATATGAGCAAGATTTTTACTAAAATTATTTTTGAAGTCAGCTTCATATTCCAAAATAACCTTGTATCGTGGTAAATCCTTATACTGTGGCTTAAGTTTACCTTGCCTGGTTTGGGCATGAAAATGGGATTGGTGGTTTTCATTTTTTTCCATGTTTTTAAATTTACAATTCAGTTTCTTCAATAGCTTTAACAATTTCTGGATGTAACCAAATATTATCTCTTAAATGTCTTAATACAACTTCATTTTTCAAAATAACACTTTTATCTACTTGACTATCTCTATAAATTAAACCTGGATAAGCAGTAGCATTTTTATTATTAATTATAGTTCCTAAAATACCTTTATAGTTCAAATGTTTATCATCTCCTGTATCTAACCACTTATCAATTTGTTTTCTATTTAAAGTATAAAAAGAATAATATTCAGCTAAAGCTTCTTCTGGTGATTTATTAGCATATTCTGTTAATAAAGGTCTATCTTGATTTCTACCTAACCTTTTTAAATCAGGTTGACCAGCAGTAATAGTTTTTCTTTCTTTAATTTCAGGCTGCCTATTATCCCAACCACATAACATTGTAAACATTTTCCACTCCCAATTATCTTTTTTTCTCAATTTTTTAGACATAGCATGTCCAATTTCATGAGTAATAACAGAATTAAATTCATCAGGCTCAGTTAAATTACCATAAGCTGAAGCAGAATCCATAGCTAAACTGGAAATAGATATCTTTTTATATTTTGGGTTATAAAAAGCATAGCCTTCTCTATCAGCTTTTTGACCATTATAATTAAAATTTTCTATCTCAACTAAATCTTCATTAGTTAAGACATGCCCCATTGGAAGAACATTAGTTATAAAATTCTCAAAATTCCTAAGAGCTGCTACTGCTGCTTCTGTTCCCCAATCTGAACTTAATTTAATCCCATGAGCTCTAAATCTCTTAATTAAATATTCTTGTACCCTTTCTCCCTTATAAAAACCACCAAATACTTTCTTATAGATTTCTTTGAATTTATCTTTTGGAGTAATACCTAAGGCATTTTCTTGTCTATCTCCCTCATCAATAATAATTTTCTCCCTAAATTTTTCTCTATACCTTTGATATTTTTCCTTTATTTTTAGTTCAAGAGCTTTTTTAATAATAAAGTTGTCTTTGAACCTATTATCTTTTAATTCATGAGCTTCCTTAACAATATCTAAAACAATAGGTAATTGTTTATATTCACCATCTAAAGCTAATAATTTAGCCCAAATAGTATCAAAAACTTGTTCATCTTCCCCCTCTAAACCACCTTTACCTTTTCTCATCAAATCAGCAAACAACTCTAAATCTGTAACAAAGACCTTTAAGTCTTCTGGTGTAATTAAAGGAGCATCTTGTAACCACTTATTAATCCAAAGATATTTTACTCCATCTTCAAACCTATAATGTCTAGTTCCAACTTTGTCCAAATAACTAACAAAATCTTTCTCAGTATAAGTAAAATGTTTATCAGTTAAATGTTCAAAAACCATTTTAGCAGCTATAAGGTCCTGATTTGAATATTCAATAGTAGTTTGTAAATTACCTACTTTTTTAGCTAATCTAGCTATTTCATCAGGTACTTTTATAATCTGCCACTTTCCATTCTTTTTTACAGCTGTTCCATATTTCCATTCTCTAATGGTCCCTTCAGGAAAAGGCCCTGTCCAACCCCCACCTTCAGAGGTATCTACATAGCCTTCAGCTTTGGCAAAAGAAGTAATTATATTATTCTTGGGAAACTCCATGTTTCCTAGCTTTTATTTCGTTTAAAACTTGGTCTTTTTCTTCCTTACTAGCTGATGAATAACATAAATTTTGATATAAGTCATCCAGTTCTTCTATTGTTAAATCTTCTAACATAGGAGACTTAAAACTATCAAAAGCTTCTTGATTAAATTCTTTAGGTGTTGTTTTTTCCATTTTAAGTAAATTTTATCTAAAACCTCTGTTAATATCCCACATAATATCTGACTTAAAGTTTTTAACTTTTTGTCTAATTTCTGGGTCATCAACATCTATACCTTTTTTCTTTAGTTCTTTCAAAACATCTTTCAAAGGTGGAAAAGCAGTATCAAAATCTGACTGAATTTCCATCATAGTATCTTTAACTAACTGTTCAGTTAATTTAGGAGCAGATTTTGTTTTTTCTTTATTTTCTGCTATTTTCTTCTCTAAATATTGTTCTTTCAAATATTCAATAGCTTGCTTTTTAGTCATTCCACTAGATTGCATAGCACTTGCTACATCAGGTAAAATATATCTACTCATTTCTTCAGAAGAAATTCTACCAGTTGGTTTATCTAGGTCTTTTGTTTTTTCTTCTTTCTTAATACCTTTAAGTTCACTAGCAAAACCCCACCCAACATGTTCTAAAAAAATCCTCTTACTTTCCTTATCTATTTTGAAAACTTTAGCCCAACGAGAATGTGGATTATCTGGGTGGTCAAAAGTAGCTGTCTTACCTCTTAATTCATTTAAGTTTTTAGGTATTTCAGTAGTATAGGTTTTCTCAGCTGTAGCCTTATAGGGAATCCAATTACCCGGTCCTTTCTTTATATATTTGACTCCCTTAAATTCCTTAATTGTTCCTATAGGGTCACCATACTGTTTACCACTTGGACTCTGAGCTTTCTCAAAAGAATTCTCAATATGTTGAGTAATGGCTTTTTGATGAGCCTGAATACCTATTTGTAAGATTTTATTTTCGTCCATTTTAGATTAAATTTTGGCAGATTTGAAATCACTAACTATATAATAACTATCTCCTTGTTCAGGAGCTGTTAAATAAACACTACTCCAATTGGTTCCACTTGAATGACTTAATATACTTTTCCCTACTCCAGGTACTTCGAATGAAAATTTAGATAAAAGTTTTTCAGCTGATTTCAAAATAGCTTCCCTATGTTTAGAATCTAAGGCTCCTCCAACTTTAACTTGTACTAAAAAGGGAGTAGACCCTTCATAATAACCACCATGGTGAACACTATTAAATTCTACATCAAAAGGGTTTCCTGATTTACTACTTCTCATAGTAACTGAATTAGCTCCAGAAAAACCACCTGCTCCTACACTAGAATCAGCTACTTTATATTTTTCAACAACCTTTTTTAATTTTTTTAACCCATAAAGTAATCTAGCTGGGGCTGAAAAATCAGTTCTTAAACTACTTCCCTTTATATCTTCAATTCCACTATTTTTTATAATAGAAGCAGTAAGACTTTCAACAGTTTCTTCTTTTGGTTTAGTTGGCTTTTTATTTTCTTCTTTAGCTAAATCCCACCAACTTTCCCAAGGTTCTTTAGTTGGGGGATTAGTATCTAACTTTAATCCCATTGAAGTTTCTTTATAAATTGGGTCCCAACCTATTCTAGCTACTTCAGTTCCCATTCCTTCACCAAAACTTTTCCAAACTCCCTTAAACCCCATAGCTTTTAAGGAATTATATAAATCATTTACCTTATCTACATCCATCCCATAAAATTCCATTTCATTATGGTTTCCACTCATTTTGTGTATATCCATATGTCCTGGTGAAACTAATTTCCCATTTTCCCATTTAGCTACTGGAAAAGCATTAGTATGCATCTTAGCTAAAACATAAACAAAACCACTCTTAATTCTTTTTTGGTCTCTTTCTAACTCATTTTTATAAGCTACTAATTCTTGAACCTTAGAATGATTTTTCTTAGCATAATTATTAAGAATATTATCCTGAGTTTCTCGTAATTTTTTGTTGTTGTAATCAAAATTTCTCTGGTCTCTACCAGTTTCAAATTTTAGAGGAATTTTGGTAGTTTTAACTGTAGGACCTGAAGTACCTCTATAAGGTACCCATTTCCCAGCAGCTATTTTGACATACTTACCATTCTTAAATTCCTTTATTGTTCCAATTGGGTCACCATACACCTTACCACTCTCAGCCTTCTCAAATGATTCCCCTATATTTTTAGGAACAATAGTATTATGTTCCAAAATACTTTTTCTAATTAAATCGTTATCGTTCATTGTAATTAAGATTGTATAATGTTAAGAGCTGCTTCTTCCCAAGTTAAACCATCATATAAATGTGGGTTCTCAAATACTTCTTTTTTAATTAAAGCAATACTACCCATTGTCCTAGCATTAATATTACCAACATCTACAACATGTTTATATTTATCAATAAAATTAATAGCTGCTTCTCTTTCTTCTGTAGTAACAAAAATTTCTTCACCATTATGGTCTTGGAAGGGGATTTTATCCCTAATATATCTTAACCTAGCTACTGTTTCTTCTGCTGTCATTGTTAAATCAATAGATAAAGACCTAGTAACTACAGGTTGAGCTTTTGATTCCAATAAGGTTTGTTTAGGAATATTTGAAATAAAAATTACCCTACCTCTAAATTTAAACCTTTGAGGTACTTTTTCTCCATGTGAATCTTTAGGCGGTGAAGCTGAACCCCAAGTAATTGTACCATCTCCTGATGTATCTAAGGCTCCTTTCAATATCATAATAGCATTTTCATCTGTCAATACTGAATCACAATCATCAAATATAACAATTTTCTTATTGTGTTCATATAATGAAGCATACATAGCTACAGCAGTACTCTTACCAGTTATTTTAATATAATCATATTCACTTGGTTCAGGGTCTAATTCCTCATCATATTCTCTTAAACCACTTTCTTTAAGTAACTCATTAATTGTATAAGTTTTACCAACACCACCTGTACCATAGGCCAATAAACCTTTTCTCTGCCCTTTTATAACCATCCTACCCATCAATTCATATGATTTCCACCTTGCTTCTACACTTGGTTTTGGTAATTCAACAACATCATTGGTATTTTTGATAAGAGCTTGAGCTACTTTATTCCCATCACTACTCTTATCTCCAGATAATTTTTTATCTACTAAAACAGAAGCCTTTTCCCCTGTTAAAGTAACCAATTTATCAATGTCAGTTACTCCCATTTTAACTAAAGCATCTACTTTACCTTGAATAGATAAATTAGTATCTTTACAAACATTAACCATATCTTGAGATAACTGAGATAAATGTTGTATTTTATCAGGGAGTTTTTTCCAGTTATTTTCTCCTAATTTTACATATTTACCATCTTTGAACTGTTTGATAGTACCAATAGGGTCACCACCTTTCTCAAACTGTCCCTTTATATGACCATGTAAATTAGGTCTTAAAGTATCAAAACTAGTTTTCTTTTCCATTATTATATTTAGTTTTAATCAAATTATCAATAGGTCCTAAAAGTTTATTATTTTTATCTTCTCTAACCAAGTTCAAATAAAATATATCTAATTGTTTAACAGATAAATCAGTTATTTTTTTATTAAAAATTTGTACTTTTCTATCTTTTACCTCTTCTTCTGTTAAATCAAATGTAAATCTATTCAAAACTGGAAAAGTGAAATCAACTTTACTTGGTTCCTCAATTAAAATCAAACTTTTTTCATAAAGATAAAATTTAGGTATATCTCTATCTTCTAATCCAACCCCATACCCAACTTGTCTTTTAGTTAAAAAATTATATAACAAATAACTATAATCAGAATTGTTGAGTAAGTAATCTGGTTTATAACCTAAAATTATATTTTTATCTTTATTTTGATATACTTTGTCATATAAGTCCAAAGGAAACCTTATTGAACCAATATCAATAAACTTGTCTCCATACTTTTTTATAAATTCTTTTAACCCATTTATATTAGAGTCATTGGAAAACAATATATTAGATATCGTCCCGTTTAAGATAAATGATAATAAAATTTCGAAAAAATGGTATCTACTATCAACATCTATTTTAATTGGTTTTAATCTCTCAATACCAACAAGTGTTTTTTCTTCCTTAAATAAAAGATTAGCTAAGGCTGAGTTATCAATTCCAGTTAAATTAACTAAGTCTTTTTTATTCTTAATCCCATTATTAATTAAGATTTTTAACTTTTGAAATTTATTCAACTGAGAATCATTAATAACTCTCTGTAAATCAATTTTTGTTGTAATTGGTAAAGTAACAGTTTCCATTTCTTAATCCTCATTAATTAACTTTTCAGTTTCTTGAATAAGGGCTTTTGTAAATGGGTTGTCTTTACCCTCTTCATCTTTTTCACTTAAAGTAAATGGATTTACTTCATCTACTTCACCTTCCCCTCCCAATTCTTGTTCTCCTGTATAAGGGTTTTGTTCTGTCCCAAATAGATTAGCCAAAGCATCATTACTTCCTTGACCTCCCATCATTTTCTGTTGATTCCAAAATTGAAACCAAATCCCATTTAATATAATATCATCCTTAGCTAATTCTGGAGGTAAATTTCTTCTTTTTCTTACTTCTTTAAGTCCTTCAAAATTAGTTACTTTCTTAATATCAGCTTCAAGTATTTTTTGTTCATCTTCCAAATCTATACCAACCCAAACAAACTCAAATTCTGGATTAATTGGATTGATAATATACTTGTTGATTTTTCTCATTAAAAATCTAAGTAAAGGTTTTAAGCCTTTTTCTTGAGAATATTCTAATCTAACTTGATTACTTCCTTCAAATAAACTTTGTCCTTGTGTAGCAGAACCACCTAATGGAAACCCAATTTCAGCTGGGTCCATTTTATAAATAGCACAGGTAAGTTTAATTAAGTATTCATTCCATCTCGAAAACTCCATATCCCTATTAGATTTTTGTAAATCTATCCACTCCATTTTATCAGCCTCTAACACGGGAGTTTTCCAAGCATTCATTACACCAGCTACTTGAGCTTGCCATTGTTGTTTAAATTCAAGTACCCTATTTTCATTAACATTACCAGAAAGTTTCAAAATACCTTTTGGAGCTGCTCCTTGACTAAAAAATTTACCATTATAAGTATCTCCATACAACATCCAGGTAACTATTTTAATTAAATCTTCTAATTCACTTCTACCATAACCATTTTTATAAATATTAGTAGAAGGATTTCTTATACCAAAACATAATTCCCAGGGATAAAAATCATTCCTGGGAGTTTGTTCAACAACTTGTACATAAGTTGGGTAATAGCCATTAATTTCTATTTTATTTGGATCTTGTTTAATTTTAGATTGGTCTAAAACTCTAAAAGTAGCCCCATCAGTAGCAAAAAATTCAAGTGGTTGACCAATTCTGTTCCTAATAATTTCAAAAGTCATTTGGTCTAATATCATACTATCAGGAACAATTTTTCTTAAAAAAGTATCAAAATCATCAGCATGCCAATTACTACTTGAAACCCCACCATTCATCATAAAATATGTTAAGGATTCAGCTGTTTTTTGGTCAGCTATTGTCATTTTATAATCTTTCTGAAACAATCCCTTCCTTTTCCTTATCATCCAACCAACTGCCTGTTCATTATCTTGAGCTGTAGAAAAATAAGCTACTTGTTCTATTCTAGTTCCAATAATGGCTCTAATAATTGGAGCAGCAGCCATATTTCTTAAAGTAGAATAAGAAATACCAGTTGGTCTTTCCTTATAACCTAAAGATTGATAAATAGAAAAAGGATCAACTAATAAAGATTTACTATCTATTCTCCCCCTTGGTTGAACATCAGCCCAATATTGTTGAGCTTTAAGAAGAGTAGTAGGGTCATTACTAGAAAAAGCCTTCTCTAATAACTGTCTCTCTGCTAACTGTAAACCTATTTTATCAACTTTTAGTTTATCAAGTGCTTCACCAAAAGTGATTTCAGGTTTACTTGCTTGACCATTTTTTTTACTCATGGTTTACAGTTTTAGAATTTCAATAAAGAAGCTTGATGAACTGTAAGTTTGTAATTCCTATTATCATCAAGATTATTTAACAGGGTATTTAATTTTACTATCTCTACCTGTGAATCAACATATTTTTTAACACACCTGTTATATTTCTGAGCTAACTTTGTTTGTTCTGAAGTAAACTTACCTTGTTTAACCTCCTGTTTCTTTTCACTTTCACCTGCCCCTGAATTTAATAAAGTAGTTGGACTTTCAACTAACTTATCTTCACCATAAGTAAATGTATCATAACCAAATAATTTAGGTATATCAGTGATAGAACTTTTTACACCTCTAAAGGTATACTCATATACCTCTTCAGTAGGTTCTAAAGGTAATTGAGTTTTATATTGGGTAAGTTCAGTTAATTGTTTAGTGGCTTCTGTTTGTTCTTCCTCAATTATTCCCACTATTTTTTCTTTTATTTCTTTGCCTGTTTTAGAAATAAAGTTATCAGCTGAATCAAAAGCCTCCCAAACATGTGACTTAACAATATCTTCTGTATTTGTTTCAAATGGATTTATACTAAAAAATTCATCTAATTCTTCTGATTTCTTAATATCTTTGCCAGGAGACCATTTAATAGTACCATTTTTACTGGTATATTCTCTTGAACCATCTGAGTTTTCACGATAACCTAATTCTTTTTTAGGTTTTTCTTCATTTTTCTTTTTTGGCTTAAATGGTTCAAAAGCATCAATACCATGTTCAAATTTACCATTTTGAACAGCCATAGCTAAATTACTATGTTCTTTATAAGTAAATTTACCATTACTTCCAAGTAAACCTCTACTTTCAAGTTCTTCACCTAAAATATCAGCTTCCTCTTCAGATGTTTCACTATCATCAGCATACCATCTAACTAATGGTTCATCTGTCCATGTTTTAATAGAATCTTTAGTAATTTTTGGTTTTCTTTGAGCTTGAGAATCATATTTTTGATTAGCATCTTTTTCATCAAAAGTCATAGTAAAACCAGTACTACTTTCAGCAAAATCACCCTTAGGATACATTTCCTGAACAAATTCCATTACTTGTGATTTGTCTCTATTTTTCTTTACAAAAACTTCATAAGTAACTTTTCCACCTTTAGTAGGTTTCTTTATAACATCTTCTATACTCATAATTTTATGTAAAGAAAACTGAGTATCATCTCCATAGGGGCCTTCTTTCTCTGTTTTTTCTCCACCTCCTTTATAAGGTACCCATTTCTTACCTACTTTTTGGTATTTGATACCTTTCCATTCTTTAATTGTACCTTCTGGGTCTCCCCACATACCAGGTCCACCTTTACCTTTTTCTAAAAACTCATTCTCAGCTTTCTCAATAGATTCTAAACTTCTCACAGCTTTTTGTATAACAACACCACCTTCTAAAACTGGAAATAAAGTAATTGAGTTTAACATAACACTAGTTTCAAAAAACTCATTATATACATCAGGGGAAAGACCTTCATCAGGGTTTTCTCCTTTCTCTAATAGTAGCTCAGCATTTTGTCCTAATATTTCTTTATGTTTTTCAATTACACTTAAAAGTTCAGCTTTTTCTAAAACTTCCAAGTCATAATCTGATACCATTTTATTAAATTGGTCAGGTGTTAAAAATTTACCCTTAGAAAAACAATCTAAGTTAAGAAAATGTCCAATTGGTCTCATGATTCTTTAATATTTGTAGTTTTTTTACTAAGTTTAATGATGTTAATTTTGAAAGCAAGGCTTATAATTATTCCTACAAGTATACCTTCAAAAAATATGTGGTTATGTAAGGCTCCTATTAGACTAACTAAAATATAAATGAATAAGACTTGAAGGAGAGTGTTAATGAGTGTTTCAAGAAATTCCATAGTAGGTTTAAAGTGAAGGGAAATTTTCATTTTATATTTGTTTATAAAAATAAAAAAACTACTATCAAGACCAACCTAATAGTAGTTCACAATGAAAATAGAATATTGTTATGTCAAAAATAAACCTATTCTAGTAGACAGTTTGTTTTGAGTACAATTAAAAAATGTTCCAATTTCAATTTAACTTACATAAAATTAAGATAAGGGTCTCCTTTTTCCAAATTACCTCTTTACTATTAAAAAACTTAAGAAATTAAAAAGCTCTGTGACTATCTAAATTTTTCATCTGAGCTTTAATAACCCCAACCTTTAATTTTTCTAATGGTGAAATGAAATTATATAGTTCTTGTAATTCATGAACATGAGATAATGGAAACACCTTATGAGTTTCTAAAATTTTATTATCAGGCTTTTTAATAAATTCTAAATACACATTTTGTGTATAACCATTTTCTCCCTCTATTAACCCTAAAAATTGATATTGACGTAATGTAGTAAGAAAAGTTACCTCTTCACAATCTAAACTCCAAACATTATTAGGTTTTCTCACAAATCCCATTTGGGATAAAAGATTTTTAGTTAACTTCAAAGGTAAAACATCAAAAAAAGATAACTTTAACTTTTTCTGAGTAAAAATATTAATACACTTAACATGAGCCTTACCCCAAATAGTGGAATAAGTTTTAATATCTTTAACCAATAAAATTTGACCTTTTTTATCAGTCACATAATATCCAACTTTAATTTGATTAATTTCCATAATCTTTACAACTTAATTTGTTAAATGAACTTTCATTGTTTTTATATAAATAACCAGCTGACTTCTTCAAATAAATCCACCCAATAAAACTAGATATAATACAAAAACAACAAAATTTGATTAAACTCCATTCTGCTAAGTTTTCATACCTCCTAACACCTTTTTTACAATATCTAGTTATTATAAATAAATAGTGGGTTAAACCTATTATTACCCAAACCAATACAAAAAGAATCCAAAGTGTTTTCATAATTTCAATTTTTATTATTGTTGAACAATTTCATTCTCAGCTATAAATTTTTGAAGATATCCCAAATAAAAAAATATAGCTTTAGTTACAACTAAAGGTTGTTTATCATCTTGTTTTACTATAAACTCTTCAGTTATTTCCAACCCTGGTGTTAAACCTCTCCTGTAAGTAATATATTCCTTATCTAAATCAACACCAGTTAAAAATATGTTATTACCACCCTGTACTGGGATAAGTTGAATTATTATACCCATATTTCATAAAAATTTTGTTCCATTTGAGCAATCAACAATTTACACTTTGATTTAATCAAGTGTTCAAATTCCCTACCTTTACCTTTTTTCCACTCATTACCCCCAATTGTTACTTCATAAGTTGGCTTTCTATCAACCTTAATTTTAGCTCTAAATTTTCTATTTGCTGTAATAAATACAGTAATTTTTGGTTTATTTGCTTCCATTCTTGTTTTTTGTAATAGGAACAATAGTTTTTGGTCTATTTTTATCATTTTTATTTAGTATAATGGAGACACTTTTCAATTCAAATTTAGTTATAACATTACCTGTTTTTTCTTCAACAACACCACTAATTCCAACTTCAGATAAAACAGTAACATCTTTACCATGAGACCAATCCATATTTTGTATTTTTTTCATGGCTCCTTCATTTTACCACATTTACCACAAAATACAATACCATCAGCCTCATTATCACTAAATGGTGAGAACAAACCCAACCCAATAAGTTCTTCAGATATTAAATTAAATGTAGACACCTTAATAGAAAATTTTCTCTCAAACACAAATGCCTTACTATAATATCTTACAAAACTAGCATGTCTACCTTCAACATAATCAACCATTATATTTCTAATCAATTGGTCATTTTCTGGTGTGTCTGGTATTAATTGTCTTACTTTAAATAACAATGCCTTTTCATTCCCCTCTTCTTGAATTAACTTAACTGTTGTTCTACTTATAAAACCACCTACTGATTTTGTCTTAAAGGACTTAATCCACAATACCTTTATATCTGTGTCCATTTTTACCGTATTACAAATTGATTACCGATTCTAATTAAAACTATCCCCAAACTTATCACAACTAACCCCTTACTCAACACTACCCCCATACTTTGGAATTGGACAAAAAGCTACAACATTAGTAACTCCACCCAACCACACTTCATAATAACCACAAATAACTTCCCTAACTTTACCTTCCCCTAAATCAATTCTAACTATATAATTTTGATTTTTGGGTTTATTAGCGGGGTAATCCAACCATTGATTTTGTTCATGCTCAATAATTGTTTGAGCTTCATACTCAATAAGTTTTTCCTCATTAAATGCATAAACCTTAACATCTTCATAAGGTTTTACTAATGCTTTATTCTTAAGGTCTTCTTTTTTCATAACTTAAGCTACATTAGTTTCATATATTCTTTTATCTTCTCAACTTGACTAACTAACTCATTATGTTTCTGAACTAATTCTTTCACTAACTTAACTACCTCAATTGTCAAATCATCAACAACAGGCAAATTATCTACTTCTGGTATTCTATCAATTACTTTCAAACTTCTCATAAGTCTCCCTTTACTATTTTTCTCAACCTATTTTTCCAAAACTCAATTGAGGGAATATATGGATTAACATAACTAAATAAAATCCACAACAGATGCAATCCAACTATATATCCTATAGCTTCCCAAAAGTCTTTTCTAAACAATGCTCTAATGATTAGCATAACCATTTTATTCTTTCTTTCAAACACTCATTATAAGTAGTCATTGCTCCTTCTTGTATTTTGAGGAGAGATTTTTGTATGGGGTCAATTGTGTTAACTTTATCACTTGCATTGAAGGCAATTAGCTTATTCCAACTTTTCTTCAAACTGAGCTTGTTCTTCTATTAAAAGTGTTTTGAAATCACTCATAACTTATTTTTATTTAATTATCTAAAAATTCATCAATTGCTGTCTTGGCTGCTTCTGTGGCTTCTGTTTCATCATCCCATTCTTTATAATCATCTTCTATCTCCTTTACTTTACTTCCATCTTCTCTAGTGACAATAAAATAATAGTCTCCACAGATTTCTTTCACCGCAATCCAAAAACCTTTATATTTTATTTTCATTCTCAATAATTTTTTAGTTGTTTTAACCACTCAATTGTTGTTTCATTACAAATAGTTCTTTGCTTCTGCCAATCAAGAAATTTATCCATAAGTTCCTGTTTATCTGTTTCAGCAATAAGCAAAATCAAATCAGCTTCAAATTTGTTCAATTTCTCAACATTAGCCTTATTATCAAACTTAATATCTTTGGCTGCAGTAGCTATTTCTTCAAACTCTATAAAACTCTCAATATCTTCTGTTGAGAAAGTAGCTCTTAAAAAAGATATCTTAGCTTTATCTGGAATGATAGCTTTTAAATAAACTGTTTCCATAACTAATTTAAAAATTGAGTTAATTGTTCTATTTCAGCTTTATTAATTGGGTGTAAGGGAGAATCTATCCCACCTTTGTAAAAATAAACAACATGTATCATAGCTATTAACATAGCTATAAAAATTAGACCAGCTACAAAAATAAACCACCTTAAGGGATATTTGTACATCATATTAATAATGATACTTTTTACAATTGTCCAAATAACATAAATTACAATTACAAATACTACAATTGTTACTAACTTTTCCACTTTATTTAAGTTTTAAGATATTCTATCAATCTCAGCTGCTATTAAAGCACCTGCTGTAATTAAACGTTCCTTATATGATTTCTCACACATTTTTTTCCAAATTGTTCTATTCCACATTGGAGGACAATTATTAATTTTGTATTCTAAATTTTCACCACCAATTAATATTCTAGCTGCAAAAGATAGTTCTCCACTAAAATTATTTTCTTTATCCCACTCAACTGTTCTATTGTGTTTTTTCAATTATTTCCTGTCTTTCTTCAGCAATCAATTCAACACCTGTTTTTTTCTCTAACCAAATCTCATTAATTAATGACATAACTGCTGGTTGGATTTGATTAAAAAGGTCTCTTTTTCTTTCTACAATATCTTCAGTTTGTAAAGTAATAAATTGAAATGCTAGTGGTGGCATGTCCAATATTTTACAAATTGAGGCTATTGAATCTTCTGAGGGAGTTACTATATCTTCTTCTATTTCTTGCATAGTAAGAAGAGTTATTCCCAATAAATTTGCTAATTCTTTTTGAGTAAGATTTCTTTTCTCTCTCAAATATTTAATTGCTTCTCCAGTCTTCATGTTTTCAAATTTTTAGTTATTATTCCAAATATTTTGTTGTTGTTCTTCTTCAGTTAATTTTTCCCATTCTTCAAAAGTAAAAACTTCACCAGTTTTACCTATTATACAATTTTTAGTTATGTAAATTGCTTCAACATCTTCTGGTTTAAGTGTCATAGCTAATTGATTTGGGTTTGGGTCATGAACAATATTCAAATCTAAATCAACTATAACAGCATGTCCTACTCCATCAAATGTTTGTGAAGGTACACCTGCATAAATATAACCATTTACCCCACCATCTAATTTAGCTACTTTTCTTAACAATTCTGTTCCTTTCCCTAAATCATCTCTTTTATTAATACAACACAAATCAGAATAACCTCTACTTCTATAAAACTTCATCATTTCCATAAAATAATTGGTTTTACCATCATCAGATATAGCTTTAAAATTAGGAACTTCTTCAAGTGGTAAATCAAATAATGAAGATATTACTGCTTGCATACAATTACCATGGTCTTTATCAACTATTGTTTGAAATACTGGTGTCATATTAATCTTTAGGTAATTTAAACCAACTAATTATATCAGTTAAATCTGAATTATGGTCTGCTATAAAAAACCCATATGGTGTTTTGACAACAGCTTCTTCTCCAGGAGCTAAAATAAGTGGAGATTTTTTCCATTGTTCTTCTTCAAATTCAGTCATAGCTATAATCAACAATTTATTCAAGTCACTTTCTAATAAAGCATAAGGACTTCTTGTTGAAATAGCTGTTTTTATACTTTGAAGTAGAAATTTCTTAAATTCTTCTGTTTGTTTCATTTTAATTTAGATTTTTTAACTTCTTCACTTAATTCTGAAATTTGGTTTATATTAACTCCTACTCCAACACACTTAATACCACCTCCATTTAAGTGTGACATTAAACAACCTTTATCAGAAATAGCTACTTTTTTGCTACACCAAGGACATTTAACTAAGGCTTCCATATCTATTCAATTCATCTTTAATTTCATCAATTTGTTTTTGAATAAAACTTATTTTTTGTTTATATTCTTTCTCAAGTAATTCTATTTCTCTTTCAAGTTGTCTTAACTTCAAAATTTTATTATTAATTTTAGTCAAATCTTCATATGTAGAAACCATTTTCACTTAATTTTAAAAGTTTTATAATAACCAACAAATTCTAGTAGATTTTGTATCCATTGGGGAACATTTTCTTTTGCTTTTTTAAAATTTAACCAACCTTCATCTTCATTAGGTTCCCACATAGCATAATGAGGGGTGATTTTAACATCTAGTGTTTTAGTTTCACCTTCTTTAATAATTTCAATATCTCTTAATAGTTGTTTTAACTTATTTTTCATAACAACCCTAATTGTTTACCTGCTTCTATTAACCACTTATCAACTAACCATTCTGGTACTTTAACTGTTTTTTCTTCTTCATTTAGCTCACAAACAAATTTTGGGTACCACCTTTTTGCTCCTCCACTCATTAATAAATACCAAGCCTTTGTAGTTTGAGTTAAAATTTGTTTATATTCAAATAAACTATACTTATCTCTTTCCTTATCAGAACTAAGTACAAAGGTTGTATGAGAAAAACTGCCTTCATCAATAAATTGATGCAAACAACTATCAATATAATCTCTAGCAAAATCTCCCATTTAATTATAACTCTGCATTAACCAAGGCACTAATTTAACTTCAAGTTTTTCCTTTACTGAATAATCAATTACAAAATGTTTTCTAAAAAAATCATAAGCTGTTTTTGGAGTAGAGAAAAATATTTTCATTTGAAATAACATTTCTGCAGCTGTTGATGTACCAACTATGTAATTTTTATAACAAAAACCCATAGGTATATCTAAACCCATCCTTTCAGCTTTAGCTACTAATTCAGGTACTTTAGAATATTTTACTTTACCTTGCCTCAAGTAACAAACAATCATTTTGCTTTTTTTAATTCAGTATAATAAAAACCTTGTCCAGCTACCCAACTACCCATATAACATCTACCATCCATTGAATTAAGCAAAGTAAAATTAAATGAATAGCTTTGATAACCAAACATATTGATTAATGTCATATTATCAGGTTCTCCATAAAAACTAACTATACCAATTTGGTCACTACTTCCTCCATTATTAAATGAAGTAAGCAAAAATAATCCAACAATAAGTAATAATTTTTTCATATATATTAAGATTTACAATCCCTATCCCATTCTTTCCTTAATTCTTTTACCTTTTTTTCTATTTGTTTTCCAGTTTGTTTTGAAAGTTTACCTCTTAAATCAGATAACTTAAAATTTTTACCAAAAGGAGTAAAGTTTAAAGAAGTAAAACGAAGATTAAAATGATATTTAAACAATCTAAGTTCTTTTTCTGATAACTTATATAGGGCCAGTCTTAATTCATCATAATCTGACTCTACTTGAATAGATAGATTATTGAGAATATCATTAACAAGTAATGTTTTTTTACTAGGTTTAGTATCAGCTCCCAATTTACTCATTTTTCTTATTTCTTAAATTTTGTAAAAGTAAACATCTCTCATTATATTCATCTAACCATTCAGTAGGAATTTTTTTATTTTGTGTCATATACCTACTAATAGCTGCTTGAATCTCTTCTAATCTTTCTTCCTCAACTAAAAATCTAGCCTTCAATCCTAAAGGAGGTTTAGTTGGAATAACTAAATTATCTGCTTTAATATAATCAAAATAAGCTTCACTTTTACCTGCTATATAAGATTTAAAAATTTTCATAGCATCTTCAAACTCAACACAAGCAGCTATTGTTACTTTAGCTTCTGCTAATTTATTAAATTCTCTTTTCAAATCTTCAATAGTAAAAGCTCCATCATCTCCATAATAGAAAGTAAAACTACAAACTATATAAGCATTTTTTAAAAAATATGGAGCTAAATTTTTGTTATCAAACCAAAAATTAGTATCAACTATAGCAAACCACTTATCAGTAGTTCCTACTGTAATAGTTTCTTTGCTAGTAACATAAATTTGTCTTTTTTCCATTGTCTTATAAGTTTATCAATATTTTAAACAATTTATCTTCTAATTTACAATCTATAACTCTCTTTTCCCCCCTTTCAAACAAAATCAGAATCCCATTTGGAGGCAAAGTAATATTTGTTTCAATAGGTATATTATAACCAAATAAATTAATAGTTGTAAAGTTAAGATTCCTACCAGCAAAAAAAGTAAATTTTGTTGGCCCCATTCTATAATCTAAAGCCTTACAAAGTAAATTATATCCTATTGGTCCACAAACTATTTTCTCTGGCCCATTCATATCCATTAACATATCAGCTGTTATTTTCTCTATATTTTTAGTTAAATCTAAAAGAAATTGCTGAATTTTATCTATAGAATTTTGACTTAAAGTTGTTTCCATAAAGTTTTTTTTGATATGTAGCTGGGAAGGGAATCGAACCCTCACTCCTGCAATAGGAACTAGATTTTAAGTCTAGCGTGTCTACCTATTTCACCACCCAGCCATTTGAGTAGGAATTCAATTTTCCTATCTTTGGCTAATTCAAGTCTGCGCATCAACCTTTTTCACTTACTCAACAAGAACCAAAAGAACTCCTACTCCGAATTTTTGTTTTATCTACTATTATTCAATATAACAAAATAAATTAATAACTGCCTCAATAGTCATCCCACTCCAACCAAACTTTAATTCTTTTACCTTGTTGATGACAACAAGGTTTAAGAACTGCCTCTTCTTTTAGTTGGAACCAGGGAATATTAGGAGGCGGTAAGGAAAATAGTAGAGAACAATAAATAATAATATCAAAATAAAGTCCAGTAAGCATAAAAATTTACTTCAAATTAATTAACCCAGAAATCATAATTGTGAACATTTTCTAAATTTTCAGGCTCAAAAATATCTTCAATAAAGCCATTAGAATAAAGTAAATTAATCCCTAAATTTTCAGATACTTCAAGGACAGCTTTTTCCCAATTATTGGCAACTGGGTCATAAACTTTAACTGGTACTGGAGATTTGGGAGTGGGATTCAAAGTAGTGATAACCAATCCATTTTCACTTACTAAATCAATAAAAACACCATCTTTTAATACTTTCACAGTTGTTGTCATTTTTTTCCAATTTTTAATTTAACAAAAAACCTATCCAAAGTCCCAAACAATAGGTTTCTTACACTATTATTAATTAAATCCTGATATGAATAAGAATAGGACAAACATTATCGAGCAAATACTTACTCTTTAAATTGAAAGAACGTAATGGAACTTTTATCTTGATATTTCTCAACATAAATTCTGTTTTATTTGGTCTAAAATAGAATAAGTTTTTAACAACTCAACTATATCTTCTATCCCTTTATCATATTCTATTTTATCAATAACTGGAAAATGGTTAGCAATAGGACCATTTTCATATTGTTTTTTTATTTCCAACAAACTTTGACTTAAATTAGTCTTAAAATGAATTTCAAAACTAATTAAAAGTCTAATTATATCTTTTTTTAACTGGTCTTCAAAATGAAATTGACCTGGCTCAATTCCTTCCATTCTTCTATTACCATAAATCTCAATTAATTCTTTAATTTGAGTAATAAAAGGGGCTTCAATTTCTATTTGGTTTTCCATTAATTAATAGTTGGATGTTCATTTAAGAATTGAAAATCACACTTCTCAATATGACCAGCAAAGTCTGTTAAAAATTTCTTAATTTTAGTTTCAGCTTCTTCTTGAGTTTCAGCTTGAGCTGAAAAGAAATTAACAGTAGCTGTATCTGCTAAAACCATTCTAACTCTAAATACAAATGTTTTCATTACAATCCAATATTAGATTTTTTCTTTATTTCCAAACATTCAAATTGGCACAAACAACTTCTTACCACTATATATTCTGCATAACAAATAGAATATTGGTGAGTAAGAAGTTTATGAGTAGGATTTTTAACAAGATATTCATTGATTTTTTCAGGTAAAGAAGTTACATTATCTCTAACTACAAATTCTACAAAAATAATCTTATTAGGCATCTCTTTACTCATAAATTAAAATTTTCAATTAAAAATAACTGTAACATCGTGATTTGGTGGCCCATCAGCATATTTGCTGAGGCCTTATATACACCGGGAAAACCAAGGGCTTATTAGCTCGAGGTATGGATGTGTTCCGGTAGTTGGATATCATCACAAACTTATTCTTGTCTTTAGCTAGCATAATCAACAAGAACTAAAGTCAGACATTTTCAAAGCCTTACGGGGCTTCTTATAGCCTATTTTTCCTTCAATGCTACAGTATGTCAAAGAACTTATTCAATTCAATTAAAATTCGTCATCTTCATTTTGTTGATAATCAACATCGCCATCTAAATCCCCTTCATTCTGACTTTCATATTCATCAAATAACTGGTCTATGTCTGATATAAAATCATCAACACTATCTGGATTAGAAACATTAAGTACTTTAGCCCTAATGACATCAACTTTTTCAAAAAAATCTTTAGGTTTAATAATCAAATTGGCCATATATTGGTTAATTTTTAATAATCCTTGTTAGCTTCTTTCATCCATTTCTTAAATGATTTCTTCATTTGAGCCATCAACTTAGGGTGGTTTTTATCAATCCATTCCCCTAAATCCCAATCTGTTCTTTCTCTAGTAACATTTAACTGAGAATAAACATCATACCCATAATCTACACTACCAACAAAATCTTGGCTCAATAAAAACCCAATAGCATCCTTAATAGAATCTCCACTTTCTATATAGTTAGATTCCATTCTATCCCAAATCATCCCATCTTCTATACTATAATAATCACTTAGTACATCAGGGTCCATAAGTTGTTCATCTAAAGAATCATAAACTTCTTGAGCTGAGTTTTTAGGTAAATAAACATTATCTTTGTAAGCATCTTGGATAGCTTTTATTTTATCATAACCTTTAGTTCCTTCAGCATAAAAATCTCCATTTATATCAACATACATGGGTTTATTGTCCTTATCATTGCCAAGAAACTTATATCTCATTCCATCAGTATCTTCCATCATCATACCTGGTACTCCTAAATCAAATGTTCTAATGGTATATTGGTCACCATTTTCATTTGCATTAGGTGGACTAAATACTTCCTTTACAAATCTCTCTACTGCTTTTGGGTGGGCTCCTTCAATTTGAGAAGCATCTTTAATATCTTCACCTTGGTTTTTATCCCACTTTTTAAGACCATTTAAAATTACTGCATCAGCTGATGCCTTATCAGTAATTTTCCCCATATTATTAAGAATTTCATCAGTCATAAACTGTTTTTTATCTCTCCCCATATGAGGTAAATTATCTAAAGTTTTCTTGGCATAATCAACATGTTTTTGTTGTTTTTCCCTATTAAACTTAGCTTCTTCTTTAATATTTTCAGAAGTAGATTTATTTTCATCAAACTTATAACCATCACCATCTTTTTTACCTTCTTCTTTAGTTTGATGACTTTCTCCCCCCATTCTATTTTTTAATTCAGCCTCAGCTATTTTTTTCAAATTAGGGTCAGCATCTGGTTTTTCAATATATTTCTTTAAATCTTCAGTTGAAGTATGTTGAGCATGGTCTTGTGGAGTTTTAGTTCCTCCACCTACTTTAGAAGTATCTCCTTTTTTATTAGGTTTTCTATCAATTAAACCCTTAATAGGAACAGTAACTTTTTTACCCGCACTATTTTCAACAATAGCCATTTGTTGTTTGTCTTTGCTTAAAGTAAAACCTTTTATTGTTCCCATTTTAACTCCTGTAATACCATATTTGGGAGTTAACTCAACCATTTCACCAACAGAAAAACCTTCTACTTCTTCATTTTTTCCTTTACCTTTTTCCCCTTTGATTTCTTCAGGTTTCTTGCCTTTTTCACCCTTAATTTCTTCTGGTTGTTTACCTTTACTACCTCCAGTATAAGGTACCCATTTACCTCCTTGTTTTATAAACTTTCCACCTTTCCATTCTTTAATTGTACCCTCAGGTAAGCCACCAGGCAATTGAGGAGTTCCTTTTGGTTGTTTAGCTGCACCAAAAGCCTTAGCTATATTTTGTTTCTTAATTTCTTCCAAATCTAAGAAAACATTATTTTCAAATTCATTCATATTACTGTAGATGAGAATTAATTTATTTCATCAGTTAAATGGTTACAACTTCTCACAAGATGTCTTTTAGTAACAAAATTTTTAGTTATTTTATCACTATTTTTTCTTTGTTGTTTTTCATCTTCTTTTTGAAGAATAAGTTTACCTTGAAAAATTGTTCCCTCTATTGAATTTGCTTCTTCAAAACCCAAATCTGATTTTTTTAATGCCAATTCTAATTTGTCCAATAAATTTTTAAAATAAGTCCTATCTATTTCCATTTTATAAATTATGAGCTAGTTCTTCATCTTTAGTTTCTTCTTCTTTTTCTGTTTTTTCTGGTTCATTACCATTTTCATCAGGTGCTTTTTGAATACCTGGAGGTGGATTAGTAAATTGTTCTAGTAAATAAGCTTTTTGTAACTCATTATGAGTATGAATTTCTTCTTGTGATTTCATTTTATACTGATATCAAAAGTTATTTTAGCTTTACCATCTGCAGTATTATATCTACCTTTAAAAGGAAAACCTTTTTCTTCTAATTCCATAACAAAATCTTGAACTTTAGCTTCATTTGCCCTATCCTTATTTTTTAGTTTTCCTTTCTCATCAAGTTCTTCGCTAACAAATGGATTAGAAACATCAAATTTAAGTTCATTTTTATAAAAAACAAAATTATTTAAAAACAAATCTTTATTTTTTATAGGTAATTGCTGAATTTGATAATTAACTAAAGGTTTTAAAACTTTATGTAATTGTTCTTCCCCAAAAGGATTTAATTCTTTATTCCTTAATTGGTTAATATTAAAAATGTCTTCAGTAGAATACAAATTAACATCTTTAGTTAAATTATAAAATTTTCTACCTTCACTATCCATACTTTGTGCAAGAAATAAGTGAGGGTAATAATTGGTAAATTTAACCATATGTTCTGAAGAAAATCCTTTAACACCTGAAGCAATTGATTGACCTACTTTAAATTTATGGTGAATTTCATCTTTTGGTGTTGCTTTACCTAAAATAAAATTCATTTGAAACTCATATCCAGGAGTAAATATTTTATAAAGTTTGTCAATATTTTTGGTTTCAACATTAATAATGTCAAGAACTTTAACAGTAGTTGTATGTTTGCTACCTCCTAATCTAACTTCAACATCATTCTCATCATAAGGGTGACCTGCAATAGGCTTAAATTCAAAATTCTTTGTTTGATCAATATAAACAGCTTTGGCATTGTAATTACCTCTATTAACAATAACAATAGACCCTCTTTCTATTTGGTCTAAAATAGCTTTTTCTTCTTCAACTAAAGGTTTAGGCTGATAAGTTTGAATTGGAAGGACCTTATCATGTTCAGAAACTTTTCTCAAAGCATCAGTTTCTAAATCATTTTGAGTAAGGGTAAAAAGAAAATTATTTTCATTAATAAAATGAAAATTGGTATTGTGAAAACCAACATATTTAACTTTAATAAATTCTTCAAAGCCTTCAACAGGTCTAAGTAAATATTGTTCTCCTACTTTAAGGTTTTGGATTTCAGATTTTGTTAGTTTTTCACTTTTAGTAAAAATTTGGGCTCTTTTCAAAGAATGTTTGTACCCTTTTGGGTAAACTGGAGTATATTTGACCCATTTACCCTCATCAATTTTTTGATAAAGACCATTTTGCCATTCCTTAATGGTCCCTATAGGAATATGAAGACTTTTAACTAAATCTACATCTCTAATACTTATCTCATCAACATTTACCATAACTAAACATTTTTATAAAAATAATAAAAAAAATCTTAAATTACAAATTTGATTAAAGTGAAGTACAATTAACAGTATCTAAAAAAGTTTGAATATCACTTGCTTTACCAGTAATAGTTATAACATTTTCCCCTATATTTTTAGCTTCATTTTCTGTAGTAGTATAGAAAATATTAACTGGTTTTATTTTATCAACTGGTATAAAAAGAGTTGTAACAGATTCAAAATAATTAATTAAGTCCCCATAAAGTAATTTACCTTGATATCTCTTAAACTTTTCTTCAATTATTAAATCTGAATAATTATTTTTTAAAAATTTATAAACCTTTAATAAAGTATGAGGTTTTAAGAGTTGACCTTTTTTATTAAGAAAAGTACTACTCTTACTAAAAAGTTTATAAAGATTCTTAATAAGTTCAAATTTTTCCTCAACTTCTAAAAACTGAGCTTTCCCATCTATAATATCCTCCCATTGATTGTTAAACAACAAAACAAAATCTGTTTTATTTATATAATCTTCAACTTTATTAACTCTTATAAAAATATTAAGTTGTCTATAATCAAAATAATTTTTACACAGTTCTTCCCAAACATTAACTAACTTAACTCCTTTTTTCTTCCAATTAAGCTTAACCTTTAACTCAAAAATCAATTTAGAAGAAATATAAACATTAACTAAACTGGTAATATCTAAATAAAATATATCTTGATTCTGCTTCTTTAATATATCAAATCTAACATCACCATCAATTATATAATATAACCCATCTTTCTTAATTACAATAATGGGTACAACATTCCCAACAAAATTTAGTAAATAAATAAAGTTTTTAACTGTAGATAAATTAGTTGATTTAACAGGTCTAACAACAACAAATTTTTCATATTCTGATGTTACCCCTAAAATTAACCCATTAAATTCTTTAGTTATTTCCTTATTTACCTCACAAACTATTTGGTAAGGAAGAGGTAATGGAGAAAAGTAAGAAAGAAACTTCTCTGTATTTGAAAAAGCTTCAATATATTCATACTCTTCTCCATATTTTGACTCTAAAAGAAACCAAAAATGTTGCTTTATTAGGTTAGATTTATAGTCTTTTATTTTAAGAGCCTTTCCTTTCAAAAGAGAAAAACTCAAAAACCCCAAAGCTTTAACCTCATCTATTTTGTTGGTTAAAGCTAACATTACTTTTTCCTCATCACTTAATAACTTCATCTTATCTCACTAGCTTAAAAGATTAATGTGTCATCAAATGTTCAAAAACTCTCCTGTCCATATTTGCCTTTTGGTCAACTTTAGCTTGAACAGTATGGTTTATTTCATAATTAAAAGCATTATAAATTAACCAATAAGTAAAAATGGTTAATCCCAATTTTTTAGCTTCTGTCCTAACTATGCTCTCTATATCTTCCACTTTTGTTTTAAGCAAATTAGTTGTTTCTGAAGTATCTGTTATAAATTGTAACAAATTATCTTCTTCCACTTCCTTTTTCCCCAATTTTTGATAAGTCTCAGTAAGATTTGTAAAGTTAGCTTTAAAATCTTGACAAAACATTTCAGCTACCTTTTTAATTTCTTCCAAATTTCTCACATAATGGAAATATTTGGCTGTAGATTCATCAAAAGCTAACCCCCAAAGACCATTTCCACAAATTTGTCTCCATATAGCAAATAAAGCCTTAGGGGTAACAGCTCCACTATATGAATTTTGAACCTGAAAAAATGGATAAACAATATCTGTTCCAGTATAAATTGCCAACTCAACATCTTTAATAATATAGGTGGCATAAAATTTATCTACATTATATTGAGCATAGCTAATTTCAACTTTAGAAAAGTTTTTCTTAACTATGCTCTCAAAGGTAGAAAATAAATCACTAGAAGGAATAATGTTAGTACTCCCAGCACAAAATCTGTTTATCAAAGTTCCACTAGGAGTTTCCACAGTCACAGCATACTCATTTGTTGTGAGAAAGCTGTTTTCAGGTAACAAATCTTTACTTGCTACCTTTTTTACAGGGTAATAAAATTCTTTTCCAATTTTTTCTTGAGTTTCCATATTAATAAATTTAATGAGGTATCAACCTCGTTTAACTGATTCAACCATTGGTAATTTCTTATTATTCATTGTAGGAATTTTAGATTTGTCTATAAGCCCCTTTTGTCTACCTTCTTCAAAGGCAGCTATATTTTCATAATTAGAAAATAGAGAAAAGTGATTGTTGTTTACATTGGGGCCATAAAAGCCACAATCATAACCTTTCTGACGAGCTTCCTCAACAGATATACTCGGAAATCTGGTTACCTCTGTCATTTTTTTACATAGATTTAATGATAAAAAACTAAAAATATTTGAGAATTGCTCCCTAAAACCTTCTAAGAGCTTACTTCTGGTATCTTGCAACCTAGAATAAGAACTTAAATCGTTAGCCGTTGCCTTCCACTCAATTCTCAAACTAAAAATCATTTCTTGCTTCAATAGTCTTTAAAGCAACAAAGATAGAACTAACTCCTCTTTTAACAACCTTTTTTCTTCTGTTATAAATGGAGAAAGTTTTCCCATGTTGTCTAACCAAAAAACCTTGCGATTCAGCAAGTACCCTAGGTAATCTTTTTTGTTTTGCCATTATGCTTTACTTTTTTCTAAATAAGACATACATTCATCTTTAGCTACTGTAATAGCAATAAAATCTTCATGTTTTCCACCTTTATCTGGGTGATGTTGCATTGCAAGACTTCTATAAGCCTTTTTAATATCATCAACAGTTACATCTTCAACATTTGTTTTAAAACCTAGTAAATTAAAACTTTTAGTAGGGATAAAAACATAATTTTCATAAAACAAGTTAAAGAAATTATTAAAGGCCCCATTACCAAAACCAAAAAATCTATCAAAAAAGTCTTCAAAGTTTTGGTGACCTTTATTACTTCTATAAGATTCAAACCTTCTCCATTGCTCTTCTGCTCTTTCCCTTGCCTTTCTTTCAGATTCTTCTCTTTTAGCTTTAATTTTACCTAAAATAGATTTTAATCTACCTATATAAACACTTAAAGCATATTTAACAACTTCATATTCCATCTCTACTTCATCAAACCCAGCTAAATAGTTTTGAGCATGTCTCAAATCCATTTCACTTACATAATCAAACCTACCTATACCATGTACAGGTACCCCATTATCTCTTAAATACTCAACTAATTCTGGGTTTGAAAAATGAAAAATAATATCTTTTTGTTTTTTAACTTCAGGAAATAACTCATCTTTTTTCTTTGAAATCACTTGAGCATAAAAATAATTCCAAAGTTTTTCAGGTAAATTCCCTATAGTTTTATTGTTAATTGAATCCCATTTTTTCTTAATTTCCTTAACACAATAATTAAATTGTCTCAAGTCAAAATCTGACATCCTCTTCATTTCTTCAATTAAGCCAATAAAGTCTTCTTCTAACCACTCAGCAAAAATTGAATGAGAAAAGCTATTATCAGATTTATCTAACTCAAATCTCTTAACATAAGCTTTTGTTGATTTCATACATTTTAATTTTAACAATTTTATTTTAATTGCTAATTTACAATTTCTCCAGTTGTTTCGAACCACTTTTCTTTCCATTTGTCACCATAAATTATTTTAAACCAATCATATTTTTTTTCTCTTATTTACAATTAGCAAAACTAAGTTGCATTTATCACCATAAGGTAAAATGTTTTCTGTTTTACAAATTTCTTTCAATTGTTTTATTGTCAATTTACTCAATTCAGGGTAGCTATCTAATACTTTTTTAGAAGCTTCTCTTTTTTCAGCTAGCCATTCTTTATGTTGAATATCTCTAATGGCCCTTTCAGTAAAACTCATATTATCTCTCTTACTCATACCTTGAAGGAGGACCCATAGGGTCTTGAAATTCAAACAAATTTTCTTGACTAAGTTTTTCCAATTCTTCAATAATATCCATACTAAATTTTTCTAAACCAAAAAAAGCAGCAATTACTTTAACTACATCTTCTGGTTTATCTATTGTATTAGAATCAGTTGGATTAACTTGGTAATGAAGGGAATTATATTTACTATGAATAACCCTATCTTCAAAAGAAATCAATAAACAACCATACCTTTCTTTAATAATAAGGCTTCTTTTGTTTTCTTTATCTGTAAGGGAATAATCTGTACCTGCAGTAGGGTCACTAGAATTAAAAGTAACTCTTTTTTGGCTGAAAACCAATTTATCTAAACCAGGATAGTTTAGATTAAGAAAATATCTTTGAGCTTTATTAAGCTCTTTAAATAAAAGGTAACCAATTCTTTCAATTTCTCCTTCTAACCAAAAACCTGCTTTCTTAACAACATCTGGAGAATAAAGAGAAGTAAGTTTTTCTTCTTCTTCTTTAGTTAACTCTTCATCATTATAAATATTTTTTTCAAGAATATCTCCACAATCTTTGAGTAGATAAAATCTCTTCTTAAGTAAGGGAGATTTTTCTGTTGAGTGGATAGATAGGTTAAAAATTGATTCAAACGATAAGATTTGTTGTAGCTTTGGTTTCATAACTTAACATTTTTTAACTTAATTTAACACAATTTATATTATTTCCCAATTAAAAACCTAAAACAATTGTAAAAACCCTATTTCATAATAAACAAATTTAAAGTTAGCATGCCCTATAGACATCTTAAATGTGGCTTAAAATTAAGAAAAATCTTTTCCTTCTCCAAATTTTTTCTTCATTTGGAACCATTCCAAATAATTAATCCTTTTCAATATTTATACTTAAATCATCATTAATTTCTTTTCTTTTAGCTAAAATTTTCCTAATAAGAAAACTTTTAACATCAGTTAAATCCTCTTCTTGTTCTATAGGTAAAGCTGGAGGTAAAGATTTAAGTTCTCTTTCTTCTCTCTTCTTTTGTAAAAACTTAGGTGTTATTTCATCAAAATTTAACAATAACTGAGATGGGTAGGAAATAACTTTAGTAGCTAAATCTTCATCTGTTTGTACCATTCCTGTAAATTGAGCATAAATACTATGAGTAAGTCTTGACATTAAATAAATTGGATTTTGATTTAATTTAGCAGCTACCATAGCTACAATTAAAGCTTTTATAGGAATAGTTTTAACAACTTCAGATTGAATATAAAGGTTAAATCTTCTTTCTTCTTCAAATTTAACTCTACCTTCAATTAATAATTTATCTCCTTCAACTTCTTTTCTAATTTGGTCTATAGTTTGAAGAAGAAGTCTATAGTCTTCTTTATTTTTTGAATCTTCATAAATATCTTTCCTATTAATATAAAGATGACTCAATTCCATTAATCTACTTTTCTTGTGAGTTAATCTAACATCACTAAAATCAGATTTAAACCTTTCTTGAGCTAATAAAATTTCTTCAGAATAATTAATTTTGAAATTAGTAATAGTACTTTTGCTTAAAGTCAATCCCCACTTCGAAGTAGCTATTTTATGAACTTCTGCAATGCTAAAATATCTCCCAAATAAATCAATCAGCTCTAATTTATAGTTATCTAAAGAAGTTGAAGTAGAAGGAGTTATAAGTTTGCCATCCTTTTCTCTTTTTGTTCCAAATGCTTTTCTTTTTAAAGAAGCTAATTTTCCTCTTAATTTATCTACCTCAGCAGCTTCTGCTAAAATCTTATCTTGTTCAGCTTGAGGTAGATGAATAATTTTAGCTTTAATATAATGACTAGCAATAGCCTTCCTTATTTTTAATTTTTTATCACTTGTTTGAAAATAGGAAGTTCTATAGATATCAAATTGTTTATCTAACTTGACATATTCTTCATAGGCAACTTTATCAGTAACCCCTTTTGGTATGGTATTTTCTTGAGACATTAAAAAGTAATTATTCTTTTTTGGATTGCCTTTATTAAATGTGGAGGTAGAGTCAACTTAAATTCTTCTTGTGAAGAAGTATCTTTAATAATTAATTGATTAGTAGAGGTATCTATGTATTGAATAAGCGGGCTTTCTTCTGATTTTTCTAATGAAGTACTTTCTCCTTTAGTCAATATCCCTCTGAACCCAAGTTCTAAAGTTAAACCTTTAGAAAAATCAACATCCTTTTTCAATATATGGTTATCTTCATATATATCTAAAGTATGAGCCCCTGGTTTAATGATAATTTTTTTAGTACTACTATTCACAATTTTGATGTGTTGCTTTAAAAGCTGTTATAATTGATTGTTTCTTATATTGTAATTGAATATCACTAGGAAAAGGATTAGTAGCATGACATTTATTACAAATAATAATATTTTTTGATAAATCTATTGTAAATCTACTTACATCAGGTTTAATTATTTTTGGTTTTTGATTACTCCTTAGTCCTTCAGAAACTAAGCTTTTTAACAAACTAGGTGAGGTGTTCTTCATTTTCTGTAATTGTTTCTGGAATAGTATCTGTTATAATTGGTTCTTCTTTTTTTATCAAACCAGTTTCAATCAAAATAGTATTAATTAAATCAATTCTAGCCTGAAAGGTTTTAACTTGGTTTTGAAGATAGGCTTTTTGATTAAGTAAATTTTCTTGTTGGCCTGAATTGGAAATGGTGATAAAGTGCTTATATTTACCATCTTTAGATTCAGTTTTAACTAATCCCATTATTGTAAGTTGTTCAATAACCAATTCTGCTTGTTCAAAACTATAAGTAGTCTTTTGAGCTAATTGCGTTGTAGTAAACCAACCCATATGAAGAATATCATTAATTCTTCTAGCCAGTTTCTTTAATTCTTCATTTCTCTGTTCCCAATTAATTTCTTGAGTTGTATTAGGTTCCATAATTTATAAATTGTGTTTGATTATTTTTTTACTCTCAAAAGTTTCAGATTCAGGTCTATTATCTACAAAAATGATAATATCAGCTTCTACTAAAGCTTTTTTATCTACAGCTTCTAAAGTAAGTTGAGCTAGACCAATTTTAGCAAAAGGCATCTCTTTAAATACCTCAATAACATCATTAAAACTAAGATAAACTACTTTACATCCATTATATATTAACATAGTTTTTTTTAACTACATTCACTATATGTACAATTCATACATTTAACACAACCTTCAGCATAAATTAATTGAGGCTCTTTACAACTCGGACAAATATTTCTTTTCAAAGGAATATTGTCAGGAATATATCTTTTCATAATTCTAGTAACTCCAGCCTTCCAAGTATTTAAAGTATCTTCCTTTAAATCTAAGCTTTTTATCATTTCTACTACATGTTGTATAGGCATCCCATGTCTTAAAACACCAGAAATAAGTTTAGCATAGTTCCAAAATTCTGGATTAAATGACCTAGATAAACCTTCAATTATAACTGGATAACCTGTAGGGTCTAAAAATTTAAAATCATATCTTGTTTTTTCTCTTATTTTTGTTCTAATAACAAATCCTTTAGTAACATAAGGAGGTAAAACAAAACCATCAGCTTTACCAGTAAATAATTCATAAGGTCTTTTATTTAATAAGCCAACAACAGCTATCCACTCTTCCTTATCATTAATAAATCTAATCACTTCTCCTTCTAAAACTTTAGGTCTTTTAGGAGCATTAACATCTTCTAATATATCAGGAACTGAATTACCATTATGATTAGAATTTGTTTTAACAGCAGATAAAACAGCAGTCATAGTACCTGCTCTATATGTAGCTACTCCTTTTATTGTTCCTGTTTCCCAAGCTGTTAAATAAACTTTCTTAAAATCTTCATAGGGATAATTATTAGGCAAATTAACTGTTTTTGACATTGAAGAATCAATATATTTAGCAAAAACAGCCATAGTATCAATGTGATTGGCTATAGTTAATTTATCTGTAGTAGCTGCCCAATCCATCTTTTCATCCCAAATACCTTTTTCTTTTAATATTTTAACAGCATAATCTTCAATTAATAAAGTTTTAGTTAATCCTCTATTTTTATCAAATTTATATAAAATACCATCTGTAAAGTGATTAACTACAATATCTTCATCTCCTTCTTTTACCCAACCCCAACCATTAGCCTTTCCTTTAGTAATTTTCTTCCCCTCCCAATTAATAACAGGTACTTCTAGTTTTTCTGGGGGGATATCTAAAATAAAAGTTCTATTGTATTCAGGTAAAAAAACAGGTTCTAAACCACCACTTACATTATTTGCTAAAATGGCAGTATGACCTGTTGGTTGAATAGATAATAAATGAGAATTTCTTATACCTTGATTTTTGATTTTTTGAATTACATCAGGTCTCAAAACCCTTTTGATAAATTCACTAGCTAAATAATTTTCCTTAAAAACATCAGAATCAGAAAATAAAGGGAAAGACCCTTTTTCTACTGCTAAATCAGAAGAGGCTGAATAAGCTTCATTAACTAAAAAATTCATCAATTCATGTGTAAGAATTAAAGCTTTTTCACTTCCATAAGGTATTTGCATTAACATTAAAGCACTACCATATCCCATAACACCCAACCCAATTCTTCTTTTAGACTTAGCTTCTTTTTCTTGTTCAGGCAAAGGATAATGAGTAAGTTCTATAACATTATCCATAAATCTAACAATAGTTGGAATAAGAAGCCTTAATAAATCATAATTCCAACCATCCAAAGTTTCATTAATAAATTTAGTTAAATTTAAACTAGTTAATAAACAACTTCCAAATTTAGGCAAAAGTTGTTCTCCACAAGGGTTTGTGGCATGGATAAATTCACAATGCCACAAATTATTTTTACTATTAATCCTATCTACAAAAAGAACTCCAGGCTCATTTCTATTATAAGTAGAAGTCATAATTATATCCCATAGTTCACTTGCTTTTTCAAACTTTTGATAGATTTTTGTTGAAAAACCTAAACTTTTCCATTTATTCAAATTGCCATCCCAAAATTTCTTATAATCTGCCTTATGTTTTTCATAATCTGGAAATTCTAAAATCCAAGATTTATCTTTCATTACTGCTGTTATAAAACCATCTGTAATATTAACAGACATATTAAATTTGGTTAAAACCCCAGGTTGTTGCTTAGCAGTAATAAATTCAATAATTGAGGGATGCCAACAACTCATTGTAACCATTTGAGCCCCTTTTCTAATACCCTTTTTTACCCTTTTATCTTGTTTTTTTCTTCCACTTCCTTTGGTAATGACATTTGATTGAGTATCCCACATATTTAACATTTCAACAGGACCTGGACTTTCTGCAGCTATCCCAGAAATAAAGGCTCCTCTTGGTCTTAATATATCAACACAAAAACCATAGCCTCCTTCAGACTTCAAAATTAAACCTTGTCTCCTTAAAGCAGCAAAAATACCTTCCATTGAATCTTGGTCTTCCCCATCAAATCCATCAACAAAACAATTAATTAAAGTAGTTCCCTTTAACCCACTTCCAGCATTTGAAACAATCCTCCCCCCAGGTATTACTTTAAAATCACTTAACATAAATTCAAATCTTTCTTTCCAATAAGCTACCTTACTGTCTTCTTCAATTTCAGCTAAAGCTTTAGCATTCCTAGCAAAAGTGTCTTTTAATCCCTTATCAAAATGTAGTTGGTATTTTAACCGATAAATTTCTTCACTTAAAGAATTAGTAAAGTTTAAATTAGTTATCATAGATAAATTAATTAAATTAAGCTCTTTTTAATTGTTCTTCCTTAATATTAAGATAAGGAGCTACATATTCAAATAATCCCATATCAATAGGTAAATTTCTTTTTTGATGTAATAACTTAGCCAGTTTTAATAAAGATTTAATATCTCTACCTGAAATAGTGGGAAAACGATTAGCTAAATCTTCTTTCAATTGAAGAGGTATATCAAACTTGAATTGTTCAGCTAATATACCAAAAATAGCTACTTTTTCTTCAAAACCCGGTTTAGTATAAACAATATGTGCTGTGGCTCTTGACATAATAGCATCATCTATTATATCTCCTCTATTAGAGGTCATAAATAAAATACCTCTATAATATTCTAAAACTCTTAAAAATACTCCAACTACAGCATTTTGGTGTAAGTCATTACCTCTTTGATGAATATAAACATCAGCTTCATCTATCAATAAAATAGCCTTCCATCTAGCAGCTCTTTTCAAAACTTCTTTAAGTTTACCTTCTAAAGATTCTAAATCAACCCCTAATTGTGAAGATTGAACAACATATAAAGGTTTTTCTACAACTTCAGAATAAACTTCTGCTGTTAAAGTTTTACCTGTCCCTGGTTCTCCTGTAGCTGCTATTATAATTCCTCCTGTTTTCCCAGTTATAATGTCTTCCATTAAATTTGTCTGACCTTCTACCAATATATCAATCAAATTTGAATGAGCTTTTGGTAAAATTAGTTTTCTTCTTAAATCTGGATTGTAAATATAGGGAGTTAAATTATTAATGTGAACTCTATAGAAAGAATGGTCTCTTAAATTAAAAACATACAAATAAGGATGTTCTGGAGAAGGAATTGAAGTTTGAGTTTCTTTTTCTTTATTTTTCCAAAATAAACTATTAGTAACATATGAAGTAGCTTTAAGTTCTTTAATATCTACTATTAATTTATCTGGTATACCTTCTTCTTGTAAACGAGAAACATCTGACCCTCTCCAACTTCTTCCCCCTTCTTCTATCCCTAAACCTTTCCCAATAAATTGTTTACCAACATTTTTTCTTTCTCTCCTAACATTTTCAAGAGCCTTAACATAGTCATCAAACAACTCTTTTGTTTCTAAAATATAACCTTGTTTAAATAAAAGAGTTTTAACATCACTACCTTTAATTAAATCATGAGCATAAAAAGAAATAGAATCAGTACGAGCTTCATTAAAAATAGAAAAAGATAAACTAATTTGAGTAAAAGCTGGTGTTCTTCCTCCACCATAACCACTTGTGGCTGCATGATATTGAACACCAGTTACTAAATAAGGTAACCAATTACCATCTTCTCTTTGTTGAAATAAAAAGTGATTAATAGAAGGAGAAATATAAGATTCAATAACTGTAGCTAAACTTTTTAAATCTTTAACTATAACATCTGTAATAATTTTATTTTGAAGTTCTAAGAAAGTTTCTATTTGAACCCTTAAATTATAACTTCCAGTTACTCCTTTACTTTCCCTACAAAGTTTAGCTAAAATAGGCAAATATTTGATATCAATTTTTTCAATATCTATCTTAAGTGTAGAATCCTCTTCAGAATAACTACGATATCTATCAATCTCTTTAAGATAATTGTTTAAAATTTCATCTTCAGGAAATTGTTCTTTCAATAGAACCAATAAAGATTTTGGGATTGAGATGTCCATTTTTATAAAGTTTTACAGTTTAATTAGTCCAAGTTTTAAATTCCATAGCCCACTTATAAAACAAATCATCCATTTCTTTATCAGTTATAGATAATTCTGTTTTTTTCTTAATAACAAAATAAACAAAAGATTTAAGGTCCTTATCAACAAAATTAATTTGGCTTAAAATTAATGAAATTTTCTCTTTTAACAAATCTAAGTCTTTATATTTGAGTAGAGAAGGTTTCACTTTCTTTCCTTCTATTTCTATTATTTCATCAGTTTTAATTTTAACCCAAATTGACCCAAAGTTTTCTTCTTCTTGTCCACCAATTTTATTAGTAATAAGACCTTCTTCCAATAAATCATCACAAAGGTCTTTAGCATTAATAATACCAAAATGTTTACAAACTTCTACAAATTGCTCTGTAGTAAAACTATCAGGTAAAAGTTCATACACTTTACTTTTAAAAGAATTTCTAGCCCCATCTGTTCTCATATAAAAACCTCTTCTTATTCTTTTTACTTTCCCTTCATTAATTAAGGTATCTAAATAAAAAGAAACCTTAGTCTTAGGAAAAGATAATTCAACAGCTTTTTCAATAGCTATTTGAGAAGTGAATTTAAAAGGAAGAGAACTAAAATAAAGACTTAAATCAACAATCTTTTGAGTTTGTTCAGTTAATTCTTTTTTCTTATTATTCTCTTTTTCAATATAATGAAAAATTCTTTCAGTCCAATTCATATTTGGTTTAAGTTCTGGATTTCCCCATTTATACTCTAAACCAAATCTTTTAGAACCTCTTTTTAACAAAATACCTCTTTTAATAATAACATTAGAAATACTTTTGTTAACAACTATATGTTGATTTTTCATTTCTTCAATCAAAGAAAAACCAATCCATTGCTGAGTATTGTGATATAAATAAAGAAAGAAATTATTTAGTTTCTCTATTTGGTCTTTTTTAATAGTTCCCATTTTACTGAAATTGTCCAATTAATTACATTCTTTTAATCATCTTATCCTTAATCTCATCAACATCAATATAATATATTTTAGCCTCTACCCAATCAATGGGCATAGCAACAGTAACCTCATCTAAAGGAACTTCAGATAAAGGCATACTAGAAAAAGTTTCTTCTGAAGAATAAAAATATTCTCCATATTCCTCAGTTATTTCATAAACTTCAGAGTCAACATAGGCAGTGTCCTTAATTAAGATAATATAATTATTATCAAAATATTCCATCAATTTTTGAGCTTGTTCTCGTGTCATAACTTAACAGTTTTATAAATTAATAATTACTATGGTCTCCTTCATATTCAGCATCTGCTTGCCTTTGAGCCACATTATCAAAATCTGGCTCTGGATTAAAAGAAATTTCTTTATAAATAAGCTTTACAGTATCTCTTCTCATTGTAAGAGGCAAAATATAACCTAAATGTAAATTCAAAATAGCCATGGCTGAGAAAATACCATTTTTTTCATATGCTATAGCTATTTCTAGCTTTTGGTCATCAGTTAGTGGTAACATACTTAACCTTATTTAATGTTAAAGTTTCTCTGTAAAGTTCTACTCTCCATTTTGTATTACATTCAGGGCACTCTAAAATTTCCCCTATATTTTGAACAGTTAAAATAAAATGATGAGTAAAACAACTTAAACAAAAAGCTTCCTTTTTGAAATCTTGGTTATCTGGATAAGACTTAATTTCTTCAGTTGTCATTGGAATACATTTATAATGTCCATGAGGGTCTGATTGACTAGAAATAAAGGCATGACATTCTTTAAGAGTGCCAACTAAAACATCTCTCCCCAATTCACTTTCTTCATATAATAAATCAACAATTTTTTGAGTTTTCATAATATACAATCCGCTTTAATATTAATACTTTCATATTCATTAGAAAAAGTTAAATGACCTTCTATTAAATTAACTTCCTTTATTTCAGACCAATTTAATAAAGACATTCTAACTTGGTCATTCTCATCAATCTTAAATATTCCTTTAGCTCTCCAATAAGGCATATGTCTTTTAGTATTAGCTAAAGTCATTGTTCTATAATAAACTCTAGCTGAAAACATACTTTCAGGAACACCTGGGGTTGGAGTAGCAATACCAATTTCTAAACAACCTTTTTCTTTGTAAAGTTCTGTTCCTACTCCCCCCAATTGGTGTCTAGCCAAAGTACCTCCCATATATTTAGCCATCATATTAATAATAAAATCATAAGAAGCATTTGGATAGAGCTTTTGATATTTAAGTTCATAATAAGTTCTCATTTCTAAAGGAATTAATCCCTTCCACCCAATTTCTTTTAATCTCTTATATTCCCACATATCTTCAGTAGGTTCTTTGCCAAATGGAGTAGCTTTTAAATAAGCCAAAATAACTTCAGCATTTTCATGAGCCTTATTTCTAAAAATATCTGGTTTAATCCAAGCAGACTCTCTATAAAGAACAATTTCCTTCTCTACTCCCAAAATAGAAACTAAAAGATAAAAATCTCTAATATAATTATCCATTGAAGAAGTAACTTCTATAGTATTACCTTCTAACCAATTACCTGTATTGTCCTCCAGTCTAACTATAAAAATAAAACCAGGCCCATATACAGCTTTAGCTGTTTTGTTTAAACACATTAAAATTTTAATTATGCTTAATTCAGCTAAATCTATGCTTTCCCCATTTTTTGTTTTCTTAGGTCCTGAAGGAATTAAAACAGGAATAGGTTCATTTGCCATCACATAATTCCTAATAGTTTTCAAAATATTAGCTTGTTGTTCAATTCCTGGTTGGGGACCTTGTCTAACATTTCTACTATTAAAAAATAACTTAGACAAATAATTTATTTTTTCTTCTAAACTCTCTATCCCCATTACTAATTCAAATTTAGTAAGTTGTTCTAAAAGAGAACTATAATGAGAAAGGGTTTGGTCTGGACTTTGAAATAAAATTTTTAACATAACTCCAATTAATTTAATTGTTTTGTAGTAGTGACATGACCAGTAACCCCTTTATTTAATTTAATTTGTTTACCTTGGTCATAACCATTATTATAACCTGAATTACTGCCTGCTTGTTGTTGGGAAAAATGGCCTAGCTTCTTAAAATTCTGTTTTATGAATAAATCAACTTCAACACTTGAAACTTTAACTAAAGCAGTTAATTTATTTCCCAATTCCACATTTTCTTCTTTCATTTTTCTTGTTTCTTCCCATAACTTTGAATCCAACCCATTAACTGCTCCTAAAAGAAAACTTCTTATATAAACACCTCTTTCAGCAAACAAATTTATTTTACTCAAACTCTTTATATAATAGTTTTGATATTTGTCAGCCATATTTTGGGCATATGATTCAGGCATTACTTCATCAATAAAAGGTTTAAAACCATATTTTGACCTAAATAAAATACAAGCTTCTTCTCTTGATGAAGCAAAAACAGGGTATTGTTTTCTCTTAGCTTCTACAGCTTGAGCATAATCTTTGCTAGACAAATTCAAAATAATTTCTCTAGCTAAAGTAAAGAAATATTTTACAATTTCAATGTTTGAAGGGGTCCCAATAATTGTTGCTGAAGGGTAAATACCTTTAAAGTCTCCTTTTGGTAAAGCTCTTTTGCTTCTAAAAATAGCATGGCAAAAATTATGATTACATAAAACAACAATAAGGTCCCTTTCCCAAAATCCTTCATTGGGTCTGAGACCATAGATAATCCCATTTTCTCTAAAACCTGATTGAATAACTTGTTCCTTAGCTTTTTTACCTGGAGTAAAATTATCAATTGTACTCATTTCCAATTGATATTTTTTCAAAAGTTCATTTACTTTGGCAAAAAAGGCTTCAGCTTCTTCTAAATTACCAAGTTCCTGGGTATTCCTAGCTTTTTCATAAAGATTTTTAATTTTTTCAAAAATCTTATTTTGGTCTTGATTTATTGTTTCCATACTTAAATAGTTTTTTTAATTAATAATCAATATGAAAACCAAAATCAAGGCCTTCTTCTGCTTCTCCTGGGTCTTCACAATGTGCCATCAAAGTAACAAGTAGGTTATTATAATCCCCACTCATACACTCATCACACACTTTATCAATTTCTTCTTTTGTCCAACCTTGCCTTTGAGCAGCCTGACTAAAAGCCCCCATTAAAAAGAAAGCATTTCCATCAAGCCCAACTAGTTGTAACTTTACCTTTTTTCCATCAATTAAATTTTCCAATGACATAGTTTTACAATTTTAAAGTTTAACTTATTTTGAATTTTCAAATCTTGCTTTACAATCTGGACATCTATCAAATAACATTTGTTGACTCCTTTTTCTATTTATAGTATGAATAAGATACTTAAATGGTAAATATTTAACTATCTTATATAATTGATTCCAAGTTCTAGGTAAATTCCAAGATTTATGAGAATTACCACTTTTACTTCTTCTATTCAACTCAGCTGCCAATTTCTTATGTCTCCCTATTATACTTATTATTTCAAGGCAATCTTCTTCAATAAACCCATCCATTCTTTTTTGTTTCTTAAGAGCTCCAATAAACATATGGATTTCAGCATGTTCTCCTCTTAAATGAGCACCACACATATACTTTGGTTTAACCATCCACATTCTCATAACTTATAATTTTATAATTGTTTCTTCTCCTTTTATAACTATTCTAAATCTCTTTTCAAAATCACAATAAAACCCTTTCTGAAAATCCCAACACATCCAATGATTTTCTATATCCCACCAGAAATTGTTGGCATATCTGGTATCATCAAATTTACCAGGATTAACAAACCATTTAAGGTCACAATACTCTTTCAATAAAATTCTCTTTGGTGCTTCTGCATAACAAATATCCATTAAAAATTTTTCAATCTGTGCTCTATGTTCTTTTCTACAAAAAATAACTATTGGAAAAAATTCTCTAGAAGCTGTAGGCAGATTATAAAGAAAATAGTCAAATTTATCTAAATGTTCCCTAATGTGTTGCAATGAACTAGGTAAGGCTCCAAATTCAAATTCAGCACTTCCCATATAATCCATCTGTAATACTTGGTCAATCCCATTCTTGTTGAGATTACTGATATCTCTAATCTTTGCTCTTTGAATAAGATAGGGCTGTCTAAATTCTTTATACCAACGAGTTTCCATTTTTATTCTCCTTTGTACCTAAATTCTAAACCTCCAAAATATTTTGTAGCTGCATCAATAATTTGATGTTGATATTCAGCTACTGTAATAAAACCATATTCATACTCACCCAAAATCTCTTGAATTTTATCATGAAGCTTAGGTTCTACTTTAGCAAGCTTTTTAATAGCAAAAATCACAATATCATTAAATTTGTCTTTTGCCATTTTTTTAGCTTCCTTACTAGTTAAAGGCAAAGGTAAAATTTCAGGCTGGTAAGAATTATCACAGTTTTCACATAATCCATTATTTGGATTAATTTCAGTTTCAATATGGCAATGACCACAACTGATTCCCAAATCATGAACATATTCAACAAGGGGATTTTTCATAGCTCAGTTCCTTTCCGCTAATTTTACAATATTTATTAAAGTTCCATTATTTTTATCTTGTTGAAAAGCAACAGCCCTAATTGGTTTTTGGTTATTTTCTACAATAAGGGTATGAAGGGCATTTGACATAGCACTTCTGGAAAGGATAGAATTTTCAGGTCTTGATTCAATTTCCAAAATTTGTCCATTGTTTTGATAAATTACAATTGTTTCCATTTTTAGCTTTTTAATAATCCAACTTGAACTACTTGAGCACTAAAATTATAGGTTTTACCATCTTTAATTGATTTACCTATAGCAGGCAATCTGGTTCCATATTTTTTTATTCCAATAATTTTGAATCTTTCTCCCTTATACAAAAACACTTCTCCAAACCAATCCTTCTTCATATCAAACTTACCACAATAAGCATCCCATTCAGCTTTTTCTGGAGAAAGTCCATCATCAGCAATATAAGCTGATAGAGTAGTAGTAAAATTTGTAGACCTATAAGTAATATTACCTAAAGTAAATTTTACTCCATGCTTTTCAGTTACAGCTTTAAGAGCTTCTTTTATCTCAGCCCTCAAAACATCTAAATTATCACTATTAAAAGTTCTCATAACTTAACAAATTAAAAATATTTATCTAAAACTGATTTAACCAAATAAATTGTTTCTGCTGAGCTATTAAGTATCCCCTTAAATAAATCAACATTCCCTTTTAGTTGTAAGGTTTGAACAATTTCTTCAGCTACAGCAATTTTGCTTATATTTCCCATTGGACCAAACAAAGGCATAACCTCATTTAGAACTTCAACTTTTTTAACTTGATTACTACCATAACCTGTCATAAGAATAGTTCTAATAGTAAAATCCAATTTCTCAGTAGTTTCAAACAATTTTGGGTCTAAAGGTAATGAACCAACTTTATCAGCCTTTAATCCAAGATTACTAACAGCAAAAGCTGTTCCACTATTTTGCCATCCTCCAAATAAAGAATAACAAAATATATTATCTTCCCTCAAAGAAACAGTTAAAGTTTGAGGGTTTCCATTTTCCCCATAAGCTGGGTTATACAATCTGTAAACAAGTAATAATTTAGTTTTCATAACTTAATCTATTAAAATTTTGTAACTTAAAAATAAATCAATTATCCTTTGTAAAAACTTATCTTCCTCTTCATCAATTTCTTCTGGTTCAATATATGTTTTATCAGCTTCTTCTTCACTATCCAACATTATAACACCTGGTAAAGCTTCATAAGAATCATAAACTAAAGAAATCCCAATACAATTATTGGGTCTATCTGAATCATTCAAAGCTACCAAATTAGCCTTAAATGGCTTAGCTATTTCCTTCATTCTTTTGGGTTCAATTTCATCACTGAACTTAATTGTAGCTACTTCAAATCTTTTCCACTCACTTATTGGCTGGTCTTTTACCCAATTTTGAATTTTTTCAATAATTGCCTTAACAGCTTCAACTGATACTTCTTCTGGGTTTTCAATTACCCGGTAAAGAATTTCACTATCTTCTTCTTCCTCAACAAACTCAAGCAAATCACTCATCCCCCCATCCATTACTTCCCAAACTTCATCTAAAGTCCAATAAGCAACTGATTCCTTCTCTCCAATCCTAAACCCAACAACTTCATCTGACTCCAGGTCCCCTTCAGAAAAATAACTATCTTCTACAACTATAGCTGTCATCATTTCACCATTGAGATAGTTTCTAACTTCAAATTCATCTCCTTTTTTAATTCTTGATTTCATAACTTAACAATTTAAGGGTTATTTTTTAATAGTTTTCTGCCTTAGTTTAGCCAAATGTTTGGCATAATGTGGTTTTGGTTGATAAAATATAATAGAACCAACTTTATCACTCACATCAAAATTTTTATCTAACCACTTCTGGTCTTTTTCTGTTATTGTTGACATGACTTTAATTTTTAGAAGTGAAATAATTACAATCAATAACTGTTGGATTACATTGAACCATTATGTAAAACAAAACTTCATCTATTGTTTTACATAATCTATGTTCACCAAATTCAGTTACCAAAAATCCTTCACCTATTAAATAGGTAAAATGATGACCATTAAAATTCAATTGAAATGGAGTACCTTTATGGGCTTTCTCAAAATCAACTTCTGTTTCAGGGTCAGAACTCAAAACATAAAATAACTTTTCCATTTTTTAATTTTTACAATTATTATTTACTTAACAATCTTGCTACCAATTCATTTACAATCTTAACATCTTCACCTTCAAATTTACCAGCATTAACACCTTCAGTAACAACTCTTTTATTAGCAATCAACTCATCAATATCTATATCAATTGTATTTTTACCTAATAAATACCATGCTGTTACTGCATTCTTTTGACCAATTCTATGCAACCTATCCTCTGCCTGGTCTAAATCTGTTGGGGTCCAAGGTAATTCTATTATTGCTACATTTGATGCTGCTGTTAAAGTAATTCCAACTCCACCTGCCTTAATATTCAAAACAATCAATTTAGTATTTGGGTTGTCTTGAAAATCATCAACAGCTGCCTGCCTATCTTCAACCTTCACAGCTCCAGTTATCATTTTACATTTATAATAACTAGCTAATTCCTCAGCCATAAAGGTATGATTAACAAATACAACCAATTTTTCCCCACTCTCAATAAAATCATCAATCCATTCCTTAACAGCTTCCAATTTACCTTTAGCTACCAATTGTTTTAAGGTATTAATTCTAACTAAATGCTCAGCAGCCTCTGCTGAATCAACTCTCTTAGCTATATAATTAATCCTCAATTGTAACATTTGACCTTCATCCAAATCACTAAAAGATATAACTTCTTCCTTATCCTTAGTAATTTGTTTGTAATAATTTTCCAATTTTTCCAAAGAAATAGTTTCCCCTTTCAAGTAATTAATAAGGTCCTGCTCAGCTTTCCTGTATTCAGTCCTATTATTAATATCAACTTCAACTACTGTTCTTTGTTTATCAGGTAATTCACTCAAAACATCCTTTTTATTTCTCCTGATATAACAAATAGACCTCAACTGAGTATGTAATTCAGGTATATTACTAGCTCCACTAATATCTAATCCCCATTGTCCCCTCTTAGCAGCACAATACCTATTTACAAAATTCCAAAAACCACCAAAATCATCTAGCCTTTCCAAAATATTTAACTGGGCTATTAATTCACTGGGTTTATTGGTAATGGCTGTACCTGTTAAAGCAATCCTTAAAATTGGCTTTGTAGCTTTAACTACTTTACTTACAGCATCTGCTCTATTTGTTTTAGCATTTTTTAAATAATGGCTTTCATCCATTACCACTGCATTCCATTGCCTTGTCTTCAAAATGCTTACATATTTAGCTATAGTATTATAATTCCCAATTAAAACACTATACTCAAATATTTTCATTTTTGCTTCTTCTTCACTATCATCAGAATTAATAATCTCAACCCAGGCACCTGTCCACTTTTCCCATTCCCTTTTCCAATTATATTTTAAACTATTTGGACAACAAATTAATGCTGGATAGGCTCCTTTATGATGTACTGCAGCAATAGCTTCAATTGTTTTTCCCAACCCCATTTCATCACCTACAATCAACCTCTCATTTTTAATTATATATTCAACCCCAGCCTTTTGAAATGGTCTCAAAGTACCTTTAAGTCCTTTAACTTCTAAAGTACTATCAAAAGAACTTGAGGTAGTAAGGTTTTCCTTTTTCTTTTCTTCTATATTTTGATTTTCCAAATATATTCTATTCAAAAAATCACTAGTTTCTTTGCTTGCACAAATAAACCCAAACTCCTTTTTCAAACTAATAATAAAACCAATATTCCTTACATTTGGAATTAATAACCAATATTTATCCCTAACTGAATAATTCCTGTCCTGGTAAGGTAATTCTTGAATTTTATTTATAATATTTTTATTATAAGGAAACAAAACCTTTAATTTAATAGCTCCATTAACTTCATAAAGCCCCAAAATGTGGTCCGGATTAGAACCAGTGATTTCCTTCTTTTCTTTTTGTTCCTTGATAAGTTTCTTTAATAGTTCGCTCATTTCTTCAGAAAAATCAAATTCATATTTATCTACTAAGGTTTGAACCTTATTTTCCAAATCTACCTCAGTTATTCCAACAACCCATTCAGTAGTATTGTTATCAAAATGTTTTTCCTTAAACAATTCCTTAACAATACCAATTAATCTTGGGTTATAATCAAACTTCACCCTTAACTGATTATCTACAATTGTGAGCCTCCTCTTGCTAGTTTCAACTGGGGGCTCAATTTTCTCAATTTGAGTTTCAAAATCAATACTATAAAGATTCATCAATTGACCTTTGTAGTACCTTAAAGTCTTCCACAAAAAATACTTTTGCTTGTGTGAAAGGGACCCATCTCTAGAGAGCATGTCTCTAACAATAGGTCCATGAATTTTATTAAAACCAACTCCATTAATCTCCCTAGCCATATCAGGGTCATAATTAAGAATTAATTTACACCCTTCTTCAATTGACAATAACTTAACAGGTTCCATTTTTTTAAACTTAACAATTAATAATTGAGTTCCAATTAGTCTTCACAACAAGGTTTTTGTCTTAATCTATCTTCTTGTCTCAACTTAGGCAAATAAATTTTCTCAACTGTCCCTTCATTAAATTTACAAAAAACACAAGTTTCATTTATTTTAACTCCAGTTCTAAAAACCCCACATTCAATATAATCTGAATCCCTCTCAGCTGCTGCCTTAACCGGGTCTACCTTAGAATTTTGTCTACTTAATTCCAAAGGGCTAAATCTAACATTTCCAGTTTCCATAACTTAACAATTTATTAATTTAACCAAATAATAGTTTGTCCAACATTCAAATGCAACTTATTAGCAATCCCAACAACAAAATATATCATCTCTACATTATTCTTCTCCATATATTTTGTTAACTCAAAATATAATTCTTCAGCCAACAAATTTGCAGGCACAACAGGAAATTGTTTGACTACTACTAAATTCATTATGTAGTCAAACTCTTCTCTATTTAAACAATTCAAATTAATACTATAACTTAACCTTGCCATAACTATATATTATTTGTATTAGTTCCAATCCTCGATTCTCAGAATCTGCGATAAAGATATGAATCCTTTCCGAAATTTCCAAATTTTTTTCGAGAAATTTTCGAAAATTTTCGTAATTTGGAACTTTTCCAAATGATTTTTTCAAAATCTACTTTAAAGAAATAGTATGGTTTTATTATGATAACCTTCTTTGGCTAGCATATCTGCTATTTGGTTACCTTCGTATAGTTCATCCTCTATTAGGTTTTCATGTCCCTTAACCCATTCAAAATTAATTTTTCCGCTTTGAAACTTTTCATATTCTTTTATGAATAGTTTCCACAAAAATCCATTAATTCTAGCAGTTAAATCCCATTGCCAAACCCATTTTTCTTTTATGCTTTTTACTACATATTGGCTATCTGAATAGATTACAACTTTAGCTTGATGAGCTGGTTTTAACAGTTGTAGGGCCCTAATTACAGCCCAAAGTTCCATTTGATTATTAGTGGTATTATGGTAACACCCAAAACTATGTTTTACTTCATATTCTTTATATTTCAAATAAATCCCAATCCCACCCCTTTTAGTCTTCCAATTAGATGACCCATCAGTCCAACACTTGACTATATCTTGATTATCATTACTCATTCATTCTTTCAACTTTTAATATTGATTTATTTAATAATATGATTAAAGTAAAACCAATTGATTGGGTAAAAAATAATACAATCTACCATTATTCAAAACATAATTTTTTATGCTTCTAACTTTCTCATATAATTGAGAAGCAAATAAAGGATTAGTTTCAATCAAGATTTTTCTTGTTTTAATACTAATCAATCCCAATTTCTTTAATTTTTGTTCCAATTTATAACCACTTGCAGCAGATTTAAAACCTAATAATTTAGCTAAACCATTACAAGATAAAGTTACATCTATATTACTCTGAGTTGAATAATAAGATTCTCCATTTTTAGCTTCTAAGTAAGATATTTGTTTAGCTTTAAAACTTTTCTCTACTAAATTATTGATATTAAGTAAATTTTTAATTAAATCTAGTGATTCCAAATCTACCAAATTTACCTTCAATTTGTTTTTCGGTATCAATTTTAGCAAATACTCATCTTGTTTTAAAGTTTGACTAATCTTATATAGTTGCCTTTGATAATTCAATTCAATTTCTTTTCTAGCTATATTCTCAAGGAAACTTTTTAACTTATCAACAGCTATTTGCCATATCTTAAAGTTTCCTTTTCTTCTTAACTTTTTATCACCTTTATAGTAAATTTTTTCTTCCAACGAATATCCAAGTATGAAGAATAAACTATCGTAACTACAAAGTTTATAAAAATTTTCTGTTTTTATTAATAAACCTAAATTAATTAATCTTTTTATTTTTCTCCAAATACTTGGCCTAGTCAAATTAAATCTATCAATTAAAATAGGTTCAATTTCTCCTTTCTTTAAGACACCCTCTACATTAAGAGACTTAAGTTGATAATAAAATAATACATCAACCCAAATCCCAAGCTGATTAGCTTTTTGAACTATCCCTTCAGGCACCTTTAAAGAAACTGTTGGATTCATTAAATAACAGCAAAATTAATATAAGAAAAATCTTCAGAATATCTGTAAGTTTGAGATTTCATAGTTAATATCTTATTAAACATTTCTTGTCTTTGTATAGACATAGTGCTTAAATGTTGAAGTAGAGAAATATCACTAAAAAAAACATCAATATTTTTACCTTTTATGACAATTTCTCTGTTATATTGGCTTATAGGCTCAAAAGAATCATAAGCAAAAAAACCTACATAATCAATTTTAGCATGAAAGATAAAAATAATTTTCAGCCCATGTTCTCTCAAAGCCTCAATTACTTCAATTTGTTTTTTATCTAATTTTATTTCCATATTAATCAGGGATTTTTTCTCTACCAGTATAATTTTTATCCATCCAATCTTTCCTTTGTTTTATATTTTTTTCAAAGTGGTCATGGCTTCTTTTTTTCATCACTTTTCTTTTTTCTTCAGTAGATAAATTACTAAATTTACCTATATTAAATAAAGGTTTTTCTTCTTCAAATACTTCTCTTAAAGGATGAAAACATTCAGTACACCCTGGTTCAGATACTCTATCTGACCAAACATACATTTTTTTAGAACTACCTTTAGTTGGGCAATTAGGGTTATCACAAACAAACCGACCATTATAGTAAGTACTACGACTCATCTTAATATAAATAAGTTATAAAATTAATAATAAAATTACAACTAACAAAGCTAACAGTTTTATAATAAACTGGAGATAGGGTAGCTTTCTAAAGATTTTATCTAAAAAAGCAGTATTACCAACATAAAATAATTCTAACCCCCTATAATGATTTAACCACATATCAAACCAAATCCACCTAATAATTAAACCAAACAAAGCAAATTTAATAGCAAACCAAAAATCAATATGACCTGCTCCCAAAGTAACAAATAATCCTACTATAAAACAAACTAAACCTTTTATAATAGAATCTACCACATGAAATATTTTACTTAATTTAGTTCTTTCATCTTGGTTAATAGCTGCATCCCATTGAATAAAGGCAGCATCATGAATAGCATCTAACCAAAAATAAATCAAAAAGAAAATAAACCCTGCTAAATAAATAATCCAAGTTGCCATAGTAGTAAATTTTTTAATATTAATATTTTTTATCTTTACCTAAACAATGGTCACAAAATGTAGAACGACCACTTCTAGGTATAAATTCATTCCCACAATTAACACATTTTTTAGGTTTATAATTAGCTGGGCCTTCTTGTTGTCTTTTCTTTCTTGGTCCTCTAGGTCTCATGTCAACAAGACCTTCTTTCAAAGGTTCTTTTCTGCTTCCTCCTGGCCCTCCAGGTAATTTCTCTTCCCTAATTTGAGCTAAAAGAGCTTCTTTTGCTTTAGTTTTTATTTCATCTAATTCTTCTTTAATAAAATGCATCAAAGCTTCAGTAAACTCAATAAAAACTGTTCCATAAGTTATAGCAGCTGCTACTGTTAAGCTTTTTTCAGGCAAAGTAGCATTATCATAAACTTTATAAGTTTTCTTTTCATAGTCTATATCAACATAAACTTGAATTTGCCCATAGACAAAAAAATAAGTTGTTTTTAATTTTTTTATTCCTGCTTTACTCATATAGAAATATCTGCTTTTATTGTTGGATAAGGATTATAATTAGATAATTGAAAATCATCAAATTGAAATTTGAAAATGTCATTAACAAAAGGATTTAATAACATGGTAGGAAGAGGTTTAGGTGTTCTGCTTAATTGTAACTTAACTTGGTCAATGTGATTTTTATAAATATGAACATCCCCTCCAACCCAAATAAATTCCCCAGGTACCATATTTGTTACTTGAGCTAACATAAGCAAAAGTAAAGAATAAGAAGCTATATTAAAAGGAACTCCTAAAAAAACATCACAACTTCTTTGATAAAGTTCTAAATCTAAATGATATTTTGGTACACTCATTTCATCAAACCAATCTGCCCAATCTTCTTCTTTCATAGGACCAACTTTTCTATATTCTTCTTCTAACCCCATTTTCCAACAAATATCTGTTCTTTCTATAGGGTCAATTAATCTAGTATGACATTGAAAAAGAATATGACAAGGTGGTAAAGCCATATTAGATAATTCTTTGGGATTCCAAGCTGTTACTATATGTCTTCTAGAATCAGGATTATTTGTAAGAGAAAATACTAACTGAGCAATTTGGTCAACACCTTTATCTCCCTTAATAATATTAAATTGTTCAGCAAACCTCCTCCATTGAGCCCCATAAATTCTACCCAGTTCTCCATTAGCATCTGCCCATTCATCCCAAATAGTAACCCCTTTTTCTTGTAAAGCCTTAATATTGGTATCACCACTTAACATCCACAAAAGTTCATAAATAATTGATTTTAAGTGAATTTTTTTAGTAGTCATTAAAGGGAAACCATCTTTAAGTGGAAATCTCATCAAATAACCATTCACACCAATAGTCCCAGTCCCTGTTCTATCTTTTTTTTCATAACCATTTTCTAAAATATGGTTAAGAAGGTCTAAATACTGTTTCATGCTGCAGATAATTTTCTATGTTTTTTCCTTAAGAAAAACCCATGAGTTTTTCTATTAAAATGTTTAGCTTTACAACTTACACTATGAGCCACTCTAGGGATACCCCAAGAACCTCCTGTCATCATACTCATTACAGTACCTGACCTCATATTTTTTGATTGACCACCATATTTCTTATTACTCTTACCTTTCCTTCTTACAACCTTTTGTAGTCTAACTCTTTGTTTTTGTGAATCTGCCATTGTTATATATTTTTTTAGTGAGTATTAAAATAAGTTCTTCTTGTATATTCAGCAATTAAAACAGCATCTGCTTGATATAAATAAATTTTATCCTTGGGAAATAGCCTTTGAGCTACTTTTAATAAATCATTTTTCCATTCAGTCATACTTTGATTAGGCCCCTTTTTCATACCATATGATTTCATCCATCTTTGTGGAGTAACTAAATCATAAGGTATTTTATTAGCTTCTAGAGCTGTTTTAGTAATACCATTTATTTCCCCAAAAGAAAAAGCTACTTTATGAGAATTACCTGGAAAAGAGTGAACATTCTCAACTAAACAAAAAATACTTTCTTTCCCCCATTTATTTAAAAAATAAAGAAAATCTTGAATAGTAGGTGGAGTTTTGATGATTTCTATAAGTAAACCTTCTCTATCTACAATAGCTATAGCCCCTCCAGAGCCAATATCAATCCCCATAAAATATGCTGCCATCTGGTAAATTATTTTTAAGTTTAGTTAAAGTTTGAATAGCCTTATTTTTAAATATATTTATTTTTTCACTTAAACTAGGACCATTATTATCATCAAGCAATACAGCTTCTAAATGAGTAATAGGACATTGAGTAAGAAAAGTATTATGCCTAACTAAATTAAAATAAGTTTTCTCATCAATATATGAAAGAAAATAGATATCATCAGGTCTATTATCTAAATTAAAAAAATCTAAATCAGCCTTTTGACACTTCTTAACATCCAAAATAGTTTCTGGTATAATTAATATTCTATGCATTTTTATTAAGATTCATTTACTAATAAAGTTGCTTCAGAACTATCTTTAATTACAGTAATTAAATTAGGAAAAGTTTTTTCATGACTAGCATGAGTAATAAGCAAAATAGTCTTTTCCAAATTATTAAGATTAAAACAAATATTTTCAATACCCTTTTTATCAACACTTTCTAAAATCTCATCAATAAATAATAAATCCAATCCACCTGTTTCACAATTGATATTGATTAAGTGTTGTAAAGCTAAAATAGTAGCTACTTCTACTCTAGCTTTTTCCCCTTCTGAATACTTATCAAAAGGTCCTTCTTCAATCCCATTTCTTATTATAGTAGCATCTATTCTTTCCCTAATTTCTTTATTAGCCAATACAGTAAAACCATCTAAATATAAACTCAAATCCATTTTAGCTCTTTGCATAAATTGATTAGCCAACCCAGATATTTGAGATAAAGATTCATTAGCTAAATAAGAAGAAAACATAATAAAATTATATTTCCATTGGTCAATATCAAATATTTGGTTATCTAAGCTTAATTTAGTTTTTTCTAAATTAGATTTTTTAATTGTGGCTAAATCAATTTTATCCTGTAGTTGTTTAATATTGTCCTCAATAGAATCTAATTTGACATCTTTTTTACTTTGTTCTAAATCTAAATTTAATTTTTCAATATGTTCTATGTGAGATTGGTTAGTTTTAATTAAAGCCTCATCTAAACTTTTGTCAGTTTTTAATTTATTAAGTTGTTTTTGAAGTAAAGATTGAGAATTAACTTTTTCTTTTTTAGACTTATTATGAAGAGTAATTGTAGTTCTAGCTTTAGTTTGAGCTTGTTGTTGTTCTATTATCAATTTTTCATTAGTTAAAATAGAAGTAGATAATTCTTTAATAGCTTCTTCTATTTCAGGGATAACTTTTCTAGCTTCTTCAATATCTAAATTTTCATCAGTCACAGAAAATTCATATTGACAATTAGGACATTTAACAACAGAAATTAAACCTTTTTCAGCTTCAAGCTTAAGTAATTCAAGTTCTCTTTTTTGATTAAAAATATCAATATTAGCAGAAGAAATAGATTTAATAGAAATTGTACAATTATTATCTATTTTTTCATAGCTACTAATAGCCTCATCTAACTTTCCTATTTCCTCATCTATATTCTTAATGTCTTTACCAATTTTTTCAATGCTAGGTTGATAAGTGGAAATTCTTTGAGTAAGATTATGAATAACTACTTGATTTTCTTGAATTAAAGTATTATTAGTAGTGATTTGGTCATCAATACCTTTAATAATAGCAGCCTTTTCCTTTTTTAAGTCTCTTTTCTTTTGGTCTTCTATACTTTCTTTATAAAGTTCAATTTTAACAGTCAAAGAACTAATATTATTGTTACAAGTTGTTTGCTCTTCAACTAATTTTTCAACTTCTTCATCAACCAATTTATCAATCCCTTTAATTAAATCAGCCCCAGAAAACCTACTAATGATATCCTTCTTTTCAGTATCTGATGAATAATAAAAAGAAATTGCTCTTTTCTTAGATAAAACAAAATAATTAAGCAAATCTTTTTTATTTATTCCAATTAGTTTAAGTAAAAATTCATTCCCTAAACCAATTGAACTAAATTTATCTTGCTGGTCTTTACCATCTAAAACTATTTTAAGTTTAGAAGATTTAGTAAGAAAAAGTTGTCTCTCTATTTGTAAGGTTTGATTAGACCTAGAATTATAAAGTAAAAAATTAATAGAGGCATTATCTTGATAATCTCTAATCATGACAATATCTCTAATATTTTTTAAGAATTGGCCTGTTAAAGCATAAGCTATTCCCTCAATCAAAAAACTTTTCCCACTACCATTTGATTCTTGGTCAAGACTATCATTATTTTGACCTTGAATCAAACAAGTTTTTTCATTTAAAAAATCAAATGTAAGGTCTTTATAAGGGCCAAAATTGATAAATTGAATTTGTTTAGGAATCCACATAATTAATTTTCTACTCCCAATTTTTCATTAACTGCTTTAATTTCCTTAGATAACTGATAAAGGGTTAAAGGTTTGTAATAATCTATCTTTTCTTTAAAAGTAGGTTCAACTTCTTTTAAGAAAGGTTCCAAAGGTAATTTGTATTTATCACAAGCTTGTTTTACTTTATCAGCAAATTTATTCCATTTTCTTGAATATTCTTCTAATTCAAATTGTTTCTTTTCTTCTTCAGTTAACTCAATTAATCCCAATTTAGCTTTAACTTTTCTTTCAACTTCCTCAATTAATTCAGGATTATCTGCAAAAACACCAATAGCAGCACTTTCACTTTCTCCCAAAATAGTTTCTTGATATAAAAACTTAGCTCCATCCTTAAAAATGATTTTATGTTTTAAAGCTAACATAAATATGTCATCAATATAAGAAACTCCTTCTCCATAAATAATAACTAATTCAGCTTCTCTAAAGGGAGGAGCAACTTTATTTTTAACTACTTTAACCTTAACCACATTGCCAATAAGCTCTTTAGCTTCCTCTTCATCCCCCCCTGTTTCACTTTTAATAGCACTTATTTTTCTGATATCTATTCTAATAGTAGCATAAAATTTAAGAGCTTTTCCACCAGTAGTTACACTAGGGTCACCAAAAAATACCCCAATTCTATCTCTTAATTGATTAGTAAAAATAACTAAACAACCACTTTTACTTAATTTACCTACTATTTTTCTCATAGCTTGTGACATCAACCTAGCTTGTAACCCTACTTTTTGTTCTCCCATTTCCCCATCTATCTCAGCCTTTGGTGTCAAAGCAGCTACTGAATCAACTATAATTAAACTTAGCTCATTTGTTCCCAATAATTTATCTAATATTTCTAAAGCTTGTTCCCCATTATCTGGTTGAGAAATAATAAGGTCATTAATTTTTACTCCTAATTTTTCAGCATAATTAGCATCAAAAGCATGCTCTGAATCAATAAAAGCACAAATACCTTCTTTCTTTTGAGCTTCTGCAATAGCATGTAAAGTAAGAGTAGTTTTACCACTTGATTCAGGACCAAATATTTCAACAATTCTACCTTTTGGATAACCACCTACTCCTAAAGCAGCATCTAAACTAATGCTCCCACTAGAAATAACTTCAGGTAAAACTTTTACCTCATCATTCAATCTCATTACTGTACCTTGACCATAGGTTTTATTTAATTGGTCTAATACTTGGTCTAATATCTTTCCCATTGTTCTAATTGTTTTGGTAAATTATTAATTGTTTGTTGTAAAGCCATAATAACATTATTTTTCCCCAAAGCTTCTACTTGAGTTAAAATAAAATCAAAATCTAAAGGTTCTCTTTTTTCAATAGTAATTTGAGCTAAACCTTTAGCATTAGCATCAAAACCTATCCTTAAAGCTTTGTCAAAACCCACAATAGCTTGTGCTAAATAAGAAGAAGAAGTTACTTTCCACTTAAATTTTATATGAGTTACCTTAAAATCAATAAAATATTTCATATAAAAAGAAAGTACTTCTAATTGGTCTTCAGGAGACATGGAACTTATCAACATAATCTTCCCAATTTATCACCAATTCTTCTTCATCAGAAGCATTCATTTGTTCCAAAGTCAAATAATGAACTTTAAGTTTTCCTTCTTTATTACCAACTAAAATTAACCCACATCCTTCACAAATTCCAACATTAATGAAGTGGTTTTCTTTTAACTTAGCAAATTCTGCATAAACATCAATATCTGGTTTACAATCCTCACCAAACATATGCCCTGTACAAATATTACAAAAATCAGCCATTTTATTTCAAATTAAGAATGTAAGTGATTAATTTCCCAATATTCAAATAATCTTTTTTTCTTCCCATCTTTAAACGAGCAGAAATAATTTTATTTACAGGGTTAACCAAAATAGAGTGATTAGTAAAAGCTTTTGGATACCAAAAGAAAGTCTCTTCAGAAACACTTTCTTCAAAAATATCAATGGCCCATCCCTTAAAAATAAATTGATATTTGACTAACCAACCATATTTCTCATTAAATTGATAAAGTGGATTAGCTGCAGCTAAAGTAGCTAAAGTTTGCCTATCTTTTTGGGAAAGGTTTGAAGAAACTACAAGGTCAACTTCATCTTTAACAGTAGGTAAAGGCTCTAAACCATGTAAAAACATAGCCCAAGACCCTCCAATAACTAATTTAGCTTCTAAAAAACTATTAAGCTCAGTAACAATAAGTTTAAGTTGTCCAAGTCTTGATTCAATAGATATCATTTGACTATCCATATTACAATTTTATTTGTTTAGTTAAAAATTCCAGTCCTTTTTGTTCATTTAATTTATTTTTCTTACAAAACTCCTTAAACTTACTAAGAATAAGATTCTTATCAAGTTTAGTAAAATTTTGAGTAGAAACTTCTTTAATAGTGTCAGCAATTTTGGGATTCTTAAATTTAATATCAATCCCATATAAAAGAAAAACTCCTTTATCAAGGGCTTTTAAACTACTTTCCTTCCCAGAAAAAACAAATCTATATCTATGAAGAGAAGTTTGTTTTTCTTTAGCTATTTGAATGACCTTATCTAATTCAATTTCATCTAAATTAAATTCTAAAGTATGAAATTGAACAAATTCTCTTAAAATAAAATCAATAGTTCCATCATCATATAAAATAGTAAAACCTTTATCATTATCTTCACCAAAATTAGTTGGGTAAGGGGAACCAATATAAACAACATTAGCTCCCACATTAGATTTATTGTGATAATGACCTACAAAAACAGTTTCAAAAGGTGAAAATAATTTAGCATTAAGGTCATTTTCAACTAAATTATAATCATTATTTCTCACTCCATTTACAGCTATATGAGTAAAAAGAATGTGTCTCTCAGTTGGATAAGTTTTATTTAAATCTTTGATATTAGATAAACACTCTTTTAAATATGTAGAATAAGTTGTTTTCTCATCAAAATAAGGAATAAAATGAAAGGTTAATCCCTTCATATTTTCAACATGAAAAAAGGCATATTGTCTAAATATCTTAACATTTGGATGAAATTTATATTCATCTAAATAGCTATTTTCACTCTTATAATCTACCTTATCATGATTACCAGGAATGATAATAACTTCCAAAGATATTTTCTCTAAAATAGCCCCAAAAGTATTTAAAACAGCCAAAGGCTGAGCATTTCTAGATTCAAAAATGTCTCCTAACACAATGATTCTAGAAATGCCCAATTCTTTAGCTTTTTGCTCAGCTTCTAAAAAGAGTTTTTCAACAACTCTAATATTAGAAGGAGTTAAATGTGGGTCTGTGAATAATAAACTAATAGGTTTTTTCACTTACTTATTCTCTTTCTTACTTAATCTATCTCTGAATTTTGAAATTGTGGCTGGAGAGCTTTTCTCCACTTTAACAACAACTGGTTTAACTGCTGATTCCTCTTCTGGTTCAGGGTCAAGTTCAGGTTCAGGCTCAGGCTCAGGTTCAGGCTCAGGTTCTATCCCTAAAACTTCCCTAATTTTATCCCTTACCTGGTCATCTGAATCTGTTTTATAAACAACAACATTAAGAGCAGAATTTTTAATATACCTCTTAAGTTTTTCCCTATCCATTTTATCAAATTCATCTCCCTTCTCAAAAGGTAAATCATCTTCCTCTTTACCCTTTTCTTCTTCCTTTTCCTTCTCTTCCTCTTTATCTTCAGGGTAATAAGCAGCAATTTCTTCACAAATAGTTAACCACTCATCATCTGCAAAAGCTCCAAAACCTTTTTCTTCATCTAATCTTTTTAAACCTTCTACTTGTTTATCAAAATCAGATGTTTTAAAAGTACCCTCAAACAATGATTCTAAAGAATCCAAAGCAAAGAATTCCATAAGTTCTTCATCAGTTAACTTATAGTTCCCTCTCCATTCAATATTACAAGAATAAACATCTTTCTTATCTTTAGCTTTGGGTTTATATTCAATAATGACAGCCTTGCCATCATCTGGGTCTGAAAAAGGGTCAACTTGAATAGGTTCATTACCTTTTTCAGTAATAGACAGTTTATTAAGCTGTTTTTTCACTCCATCACTTATTTCAAGTAAACCAAATTCATTACCCTTTTCTGAAATTCTCTTAGCATAAACAACCCATGAAGTTTTGGGTCTTTGACCATCTCTCCAATCCAAAACATCCTTCATCAATTTTTTAACTTCTTTTTCTGGGTCTTCTACACCTTCTTCAGTTTTCTCTGCAGTTAATTTTTCCTCAACATACTTAAGGTATTCCTCTACCAAATCTTTTGGTGTACTACCATGAACCCTTGAATTGAAAATGGGTTTCCTTTTAACTTCTTTTGTCTTTTCTCCATCTTCATCAGTTACTTCCACTTCCAAATTAAGCCAGCTAACAACTTTTGGATAAATATAACTTTTACAATTAGGATGAGCTGGGAAAATCCTAATTTTATTTGTTCCAGGTTTCAAAGAAAGAAAATCAGCCCTGTTACCTTTTTGGTGGGATTTGACTAATTTCTCTACAACCTCTTCTTGTTCCTGTAAGTCTACTATTGGAGTAGCTTTAAACTTACTTCTGTCAAACTTTGCCATGATTTTTTTAAGTTTTATTGTTTTGTACCTATTGGATTGAATTTTTTAACTAGCATATCATTTATCTTACCTTCAATAATCTCATGCTCAAACTCTTCAGGTTTTAAGAATTGAGAAAGGTTGTCCAATTTTTTATCTTTACTCTGTAAAGCCCAATATAAAGAATCAATTAAAGATTTATTATAAGCTAATTTATCCATTTTTCTTCTATGAGCAAGATAAACTTCATCTTGAACTAAAGCAGAATCAATTTGAGCTATAGTGGGAGATTTTCCTAAAACTTTAGTAAGTTCCTCTCTATGAGAATCAGTTAACTTAGCAGCTAAAACATCAAAATCAAGTTTAGCTCCATTTATTTCATTCTCTAATTCAGCCTTCAAATTACCTACTCTATTTAATAAAGTAGAAATTGTTACTATTTCTCCATAAATATTCTCATAATGAATTTTAGTTAAATCATCAACATCAATTTCATCAAAATCCCTATAAGAAATAGTAATAATTTTAGACCCTAAGTCAATTTTTACTACCTTTAGTGTAGTTTCTTCTGTTGTCATAATAATATCAAGTTTTTCTGAATTTTATATACGATTTTTAATCCTTTTCAATAAAATTAATAAAAGCCGAAAACCTTTCCAAGTATAAAGTTTAGAAAAGAGCACTTTATAAAATAGTTAACTTTGAATATTTATCAGTTTGTAAAACCATTTGTAGTTGAAAATCATTGTAAGTAATTTTACCACTAATAAATATAACCTTACCTAAAGCATTTAAAGCCATTTCTTTATATTTAGGAAATATTTCTTGCCACCACAAATAAGCAATAGTTAATTCTTCATTAGTATTAATAGTTAATTCAGCAAAAGGACCCTTTGTTTTACTAGACCTTTCTATAATATCAACAACTACTCCAGCCAAAATTACATCTTTACCTGAATTTTTTCTTTTCTTAAAATGTAAAGGGTCTATTAATTCTGTTTTTAATCCCTTAAACAAAGCAATATCTTCCAAAACTAAATTATAATCAATGTGACTAAGACCAGAAACTTCTTTTTGTTTTAATTGCCAATAATATATTTTATTTATTTGAGCTAAATCAACAATATCTTTAAGAGATTCCTTAGGAATAATAGCAATATCATAATATTGTTGAAGTAATTTATATCTTTCTGTTGGAGAAGTAAGCTCTTCTAATTTATCAAAAGCTCCTGCTATAATAAGATTTTCAACTATTCTTTTAGTAACTTTAACATCATTATCAACCATTCTTTTGTAAAATTCCTCAAAAGAAAAATATTGACCATGATTATTAAAATCTTCCATTAATGAAGCAGCAGCAACTGGTCCCAACCCCTTTATTCCTAATAAAGACCAATACATTGTTTTATTTTCAAAATCCATAAAAAAATAGTCTTTTGAAAAATTAATATCAATAGAAGCTATTTTAATTTCTGGATTTATTCTTCTCATTTCAGATAAAAACAAAGGTATTTGGTCATCATCTTTTCTAAATTGAAAAGCTATAGTCCAAAATTGCATGGGATAATAAACCTTTAACCACTGCCCTATATAACCCATTAAAGTATAAGCAGCAGCATGAGATTTATTAAAACCATAACTGGCAAATCTTCTTAATTTATCCCAAATCTTTTCAGCCTCATCAATAGAACAACCTTTCCTATGAGCACTATTAATAAATTGGTCTTTATAAGAATCCAACAATTCTTGTTTCATTCTACCCATTGCTTTTCTAATATCATCTGCTTCAGCTAAGGTAAAATCTCCTAAAACTTGAACTGCTTGCATTACTTGTTCTTGATAAATATAAAGCCCATAAGTTTCTTTAGTTACTTCTTTTAATCCAAAATCATATTCAGGCTTCTTTCTACCAAACTTAATTTCAACATAATCTTCATTAGCTCCTGATTGTAAACCACCAGGTCTAATTAAAGCAATCATAGCTATAAGTTCATTTATATCATTTGGTTGGATTTCTCTTGACATTTTTTTCAAACCTTCTGAACCAAAATGAAATATATCTGAATTGTAACCTTTTCTAAATAAAGCTAAAACTTTTTCATCATTAAGAGGTAAATTATAAATATCAATCTTATCTCCTGTTGTTTTTTCAATCAAATTCAAAATAGCCTTAAATTTGTCTAACATTTTTAAACCTAAAATATCTTCTTTCAAAAATCCAGCATCAGATAATTCTGTTCCTTCCCATTCAGAAACTAAAACATTTTCTTCTTTTCTTACTGGTATCCAACTATAAATATCTTTATATTCTTTTGTTGAATCTATCTTAGGTAAAATTAAAGTAGCACAAGCATGAATAGAAGCAGATTTAGGTTGACCCAATATTAAATGAATATCATTAACAATTTCAACATGTTCTTTCAAAAAGTTTTTAACCGCCCCATTTATAACAGCATTTCTAAACAAATCTTTCCAATCATCTTCAAAATCTCTTAAAATAGTAGTAATAAAATTAACTTTAGAAAATTCTACTCCAGCATTTCTAGATAAATCTTTTAAAGCCTGTTTAATTTGAAATGTAGTATAAGTACCAACAGAACAAACATAATCTTCACCATATTTAGATTCCATATATCTCTTAATATCTTCCCTTCTTTCCCCTTCAAAATCTAAATCTATGTCTGGTAAGCTTTTCCCAATTCTACCTTCATTCAAAAATCTTTCAAACAATAATCCATAATCTAAAGGATTAAGTTTAATTATGCCTAATAAATAAGAAACTAAACTTCCTCCAGCACTTCCTCTACCAACACCTACTAAAATGTTGTTTTCATCACAATATCTAATAATGTCCCACAGAATTAAAAAATAATCAATAAATTCCCCTTTCTTTATAATCTCAATTTCCTTATCTAATCTATTATACCAAATTTCTGCTTCTTTATCTGTCCCTTTAAATTTTGTTTTAAATCCCTTTTCTAATAAATAATAAAATAAATCTTCATTGCTTTCCAATTGAAGATATTCTCCTCCTAAAGTAGATTTATCAAAATTTGGTAAATTAAAGTGAACAGTATCAATTAAAAACTGAGAAAGATGATTTAATAAAGCAGCATTACTAATAGCCTTATCCAAAAAATCAAAAAACTTATCTTTATCTGGAAATAAAGAATCAAAAATAACAAAATTCTCATCTAAAGATTTAAAATGTTGGCTCTCAGCTTCATTATAGTGACCTTCTTTGCCAATTTCTTTTAATTTTTTCCTAATATAAGCATCTTCTTTATCTAAATAATAAGCATCATTAATAAGAATAGGCTCTAATTGAGAAGAAAAATGATTAAAATAATGTTTAAGGGCTAAAAGATAATCCATATCTTTCTTATCATTTTTATACTCAACAGTATCTATTTGGTAAAACACTAAATCAAATATTTGTTTAAAAGCTAAAATTTTAGTTTCTGTTAAAGGATATTCACTATTAATAATAAAAGCCAATCCTTCCCCATAAGAAACAAGTTCTGGTTCTTCTATATATTTTTCCTTTCTATCAACATTAACTTTTTTATTAAGGGCTAACAAGTTTTTCCAACCTATTTTATTCAAAACATAAAATTTACAATCAAAAAGTTTATCCTTAACTTTAATTGAATAAGTAGCCCCTAAAATGGATTTAATAGCTTGAGATTTACAATCTAACTGAAATTTAAGTGTACCAGCCAAAGTATTTTTTTCACAAATCCCTAGTGTTTTAATTTCTAAAAATTTAGCTTTTGTTATCCAATCCAAATAATCTCTTGACCCACTTAATAACTCATATTTTCCATGTATCCCTAAAAAAGGATAATCTTCAATATAAATTTCTTGTTTTAATTTACCTAAGTGTTTAAAGAGATTAAATTGAATGTGCTCTTCTGTTCCCATAGAAGAATAATAAAAGAGCCCCCCAAATTCAAATAAATAATGAGTAGGCTTATATTTTTTAATAGCTTCAAGCTCATTATTAGATAAAGTTAAATTGAATTTTTTATCAAATAATTTATCTTCTTTTGCTTTAATATGAATAAAGATACCTACTTCTTCTACTCTAATAATATTAGGGCCTAAAATACTAATAGGCAACTGATATTTTTCAATCCAAGTTAAAAGAGATTTATCTAAAGTTTTATCAATCGTCAAGTGTTCCATTAATCCATTTATTTTTTACACTTTCATAATAAGATGTAGTGACAGGTAAACGACCTAAAAGTAAATTTTCTGGAAATTCATTAGTTAAAAAGAAAACTACCATATCTTTTTTAGTCTTAAACCCTTTCTTTAAAGCAAATTCAATCCTTTGAATAAAATCTTCTTCAGTAGGTGAATAATTATTAAAAGAAATTTCTTTTTTTAATTTAGCTAAATCCTCTACAGATAATTTAGAAGTAGTTTCATTTCTCCAATCATAATCAAAGGTTTTTATACCTCTTCTAATAGACAGATAAAATTCTTCTACTTCTTCTTTAGGTACACCAAAAAGTTTTCCATAAACTGTCACCATCTCAGAAAGAGACATATAAACACAATCTTTCTTAACTTGAAGATGGTTCCAATCTATTGTAGTAGTGACCATTATTTTTTACTATCAAGTATTTCTTTAACAGAAGCTACAATTTCTTCCCAAGGTTTAATATAAGGAACTGGGTCCTTTATTCCTACTTCAATAAAAGCCTCTACTCTTTCAACACAAGAACCACATTTTCCACAACTTTGACCCAACAAATTGGGATTATAACAAGTATTAGTATTTCTCAATACAGTCATAAGACTAATATTAAGAATAGCACAATTTTTAATTAAATCTTGTAAAATAGTAATTTTGTTAAGTTTCAAATAAGGTAAATATAACTTAACTTTTTGACTATCCCAATTTCCACTAGCAAAAGCTGCATAAATTTGATTATAAAATTGTGGAGTACAATCAGGATAAATAGCATGGTCTCCTGAATGAACTCCTAAACTTAACTTAACAGAATTAGTAATATGAAACTTATTAGCTAAAGATAAAGCATAACCATATAAAATAGAAGAAAATATAGCATTTCTATTAGGGACTACTGTTTGTTTCATATTTTCTTCTTGATAATGACCTTCTGGGATAGCTTCTCCTCCCTTTAATAAATTAGAATGAAATAGGTCAGCTATAAAAGATAAATCTAATTTCTTAAAAAAGAATTGACCATTGGTAGGGAGATGGGCTGCTAACATATCCAAATTTTTACTTAATCTAACTAATTCAACATTATGCTTCTGACCATAATCAAAACTAACAGCATAAGTCTTATAACCTTTAGTTAATAAGTGAATAAAAAGAGAAGTAGAATCTAATCCACCAGATAAACTAAGTACAGCAAATTTTTGTTCAGTAGACATATCTATTTATTTTTAAGTTCAACTAATTTACTTTGACAAACTATAGAAAAATCAGTTAATCTTTCAGCCACAGTCCCTTTCAAAGTAATAAAAGGAACCTTAAACATATCAGTCAAATACCAATAAATAATTTCATCTATCTTTTGTCTATATTCAGCATTTTCACTTCTTACTCCATCCCCAACCAACTCAATATCAGAAGCAGGAAAATAAAAAATTAAGTCATATTTTTTTATATAACGTAAAGTAAGAAAAATTTGCTGAGAAAGAATAAATTTTTCATTCTCAGCAAAATTTCCATTGTGATAAGCCCAATGAGTATAAGAAAGAGCATCTATTAATCCCCTATCTGTAACAAAATCTTCTACTAAAAGTAAATTTTTAACAATCTCATTAAAAATAAGGATTTGAGAATCAAAATTAGTTTTTTCATTAATGGCTACATTTTGTCTATTAAATCCTCTGACTAATTCAGTAAGAAAAGAATGGTTTTTAAGAAAGTTCAAATCTTTATCCCCCATACTTTCAGAGTGTCCTTTTATAGCCTCTAATAAAGTAGATTTCCCTGTAGATTGAGTGCCAGTAAAACAAATTTTCATAAAGTAAATTTTTCAGTTGCAATTAAACCAGAAACTGCACTAGGTACTATTCCTCTAGTCCCCACACAACTATCTCCTACCCAAGTAACATTAGGAAATTGACCACTTTTCAAAGTAAAATCTTCTTTAACATCTAAAACTCCCAAACTTACCTTCACTTCAGGGAACCAAATCATGTAGTTATTATCTAATTCTAAAATTTTATTCAATTCATCAACAAAAGTATTAAAAGTTTCCCTTAAAGGAGTAGGGAAAGGATTTTTTCCACATAAAACTTTAGGAATACTTTTATCTAAAGGAATATTTTCTCCAGTTAACTTTAAACTAGAAAAGAAATGATAGTTATTACCAAAATAAACACTATTTTTAGCTAAATCTAAATATTTTTGTTGTTCTAATTCTAAATTATCAACATAAAAGCTAGCTAAAACTCCAAAATTAGACAAATTGTTAGTCATTTGGGGTGTTTGTTCAGAATAACCATGGCCATTATATTGGACCCTCCCATCAACATATTCTTGTACTACATAAGCTCTTTTATTGTTAGCACAAAAAGTCCTCATTTCAATAGGACCATATTGTTTAACAAACTTAAAATCATGTTGAATAGCAGCAATTTCTTCAATTTTTGGAGTTAAGATAGTTTCAAATCTCCCTCCTATATGAAGTTTATTAGGCAAAAGATTAAAATTATATAAAGTAGAAAGTTTTTTAACAGTATTAGCACCAGCTTTACCTAACCCTATTTGAAGATAATCATAATCAAGTTTCTCACCTGTTTCTGTAACTAAAAAATTGTTTTCTAAATCAAAATGAACAACTTTAGTATTAAACTTAAATTTAACCCCATATTGAGAAAGGTAGTTATAAATAGCTATACCTAAACCTTTATTATTATCAGACCCAATATGAACAATATGAGATTGTCTTAAAGGTAAACCAAAATTAGCTTCTTTATTAATAGGAAACTCTTTAATATATTCAGGTGAAGGATGAAATGTTTTAAGAATACCTAAAATAAAATCATGATATTTAGTTTTGTCTTTTGGATAAGGTTGAACAATATCTGGATAGTTAGAAAAAACATATTTACCATCACTCCAAAAACCTGCCCCCCCAAACCCATATAAAAGGTTATCTTCTTTTCTTGCTTCAGGGTCAGGTCCTTGGTCAACAACAAGAATATCATCAAGAAAAATGTCACAACTAATCAAACTAAGAGCTGCAAACAAATTACTAGGACCAAAACCAACTAAAATAATTTTTTTACTCATTTAATATTTTTCGAAATTTAGCAATGTTAAATAATATTTTTTGAATAAGAATAGAATCCTTATTAAATTGTAAATGCATCATATCATCAAGTAAAAGATTAGGTTTATCTTGAATAACTTCAAAAGAAATTTCTTTTTCAAAGTAACCTAATTTTACAGGTAAAGAAGTATCAAAAGATTTTATATAAGAAAAATTCTTATTATTATACCAAACAAATTCTTGAGCTCCTCCTCCCCCTAACAAATGTAAAGGAATATCTGGATTAAAAAAAGGTAAATTAACTAATTTAGTAATTAAATTATATCTACCTAACATTTGATTAAAAGAAGGATAAGGACTTAAAGCTCCTTTTTGAAAGAAATTATAACCAAAAGAAATAGCTATTTTACCTAAAGGATAATTTCTATGGAAAAGAGCATAAGATAAATAACAATATTCAAACTCAGATAAAGTATCACCTTGTAAAACAACTATAGGTTTAGCTTTAATTTTTTCTTTTTTAATTATTTCTACCCACTCATAGAAGCTTTCTAATGTTTTGTTTGAATCACACCAAACATCAGGAACAACAAAATAAGTAGGGTTAAGGTCTTTAATATATTTGATAAATTTTTCTGTATCAAAAGCTGCTTTAAGTTCAAATAAAGAGTTATCTAAAATAACTTCTCTACCAGCACTTACCATTCTTTTAAAAAAATCATAATAAGTAGGGTAAGATTCAAATAAATGAACTAAAGCATAATCATAATCATTAAAAGAAATACTAGTCTCCAATAAACAAGGAGGTACTTCATGGCTTATACTCAAATGTGTCATAAATCAAATTTTTAGTACATTCTATCAACAGCAAATTTAGCTCCCTTACTTCTATATTTCTTTTCTGTTACAACTTCAATTGGGTAGTTATATTTAAGTTTAAGCAATTCTAAACTTTCAATATAAGGTGAAAATTCAATAAAACTAATAATATGTTCCCATTTCTTACCCTTCAAAAAGTGTTCTAATAATTTATGTACTCTCCAAATATCTGGAACACCAGCAGAATATTTAAGAATTAAGGGATGAGACCAAAACTCTTCAGGTACTATCCCTATATTTGAAACAACAATTTTGTGATAGTCAGGATTGTTAAAATAACTTGAAAAAAGGTCATTTTCTCTAAATTGAAGTTGACCTCCACTATAATAAGGCCTTGTTTTAGTACAAGGTAATAAAATAGCCTTCTTTTTTATTTTTTTATATTTTTGAACCTCAACATTAAACTCTAAAACATAATCTCTACCATAACTTTGCCAAGAGTTTTGATAAATAGGGTTAGAATCTTCTGGGAAAGGGTCTTTTTTAATTTTGCTGTGGTCTATTTGATATAAAACATCAGCAAAATGCATTGAAGCAGAACTAACCATTTCAACAAAATCCCTCAATAAACCTCTTTCCTTAGCCCAAATACACCAATCATTTAACTCATATTGATTAAGCAAAGTTAAAGGATTATCTAATTTAGGAAAGATTATAGATTCTAAATCAACTTTAAACCCCAAATAAATAGCTAAAGGAATTTCATTAAAAGGCAAATTAGTTATAGTATATTCAGAATAATCAGTATCTTTACCTAATTCTTGAAATATCATAAACCAATAAATCCCTAAATTTTTATAGAGATTTTCCCACATACTAGAAATAGCTTTCCCTGTACCTAGGCTGACTTTACCTGTTTGCCCTCCTTTTATAGGGGCATAATCTATAATCTTTCCTGAAATCATAAGTTAAAGAGATTTAACAATTTCATTTATTTCAGACCACTTAACCTCAAAAAGAACAGCAATCTTGTATTGAGGTAATTTAAGTTTAAATAGCTCAACAACTTTTTCTTTATAAGGGAGACTTCCCTCATAAATAGCTTTTTGTTCAGCAGTCAACTCAGTAATAAACTGGTCTTTCTTAATAAAAAATTGTTTAGATTTTTCAGAAGAAGTATAATGTTTAGAAGCCTTAAGCTTAGCTAAAATTTCTTCCGACTTTGGAGTAGCTGAAAAAGTAATGCCTAAATTCTTGGCATAATTTCTCAAATCTTTGTAGGAAAGTTGTTCAACTTCTTCCCACTTAAGAATAGATGTTTCCATGTTGTCAATTTTACAATTAAAATATAATTTACATTAATATAAATTTATGAAATTTTGCAAGAAAAAACAAATTAAAGAACCTCATAAAAAAAACCAACTAAAACAGCCTTTTGAATATTTACCTGTTATCTCCTGACCCCCCAATCTTACCTTCTTCAGCTCTTTTAGCTAACTTTTTAACATTGGTATCAAGAATAAAAGATAAATCGAAATTAAACCAAACAACAATAGTAACAAGAGTTACAAAAATAATTTTAAAATGGCCAAATATTTTTTCTGTTTTTTCTTCTGAAGGTTCAAAACTAATTTCATTCCCTATACCATTGCCATGTTGAGGCAATTCATCTCTTAATATCTTTTTAGTAGTTTCTGAAATTTTACAAGCTTCAATTGATAAAACAAATAAAAGTGTTTCAAGTTCTTCAGGTCTTGTTGGGTCAATTTTAAAAACAAAAGTTTCAGGGTCAAAATTAACTACTTCTTCAAAATCTTTGCCATATTCATCACAAAGACAAGCCAAATACCAAAAAACATCTCCAATTTCTTTAATCAAATCTAGTTCTATTTCTTCTTTACAAGCAAAAGAAAATATAGAATTATCAAAAATAATCTCTTCTGTTTTTTTATATTTAAGAATTTTTTCAATAACTTCCCCCATTTCCCCACTTAAACCTAAGGTAGGATAACTATAACAATGATTAGGAGGGTAAATTTTGGTATGAATAGCTGCTTTTTGATAATCAGATAAGTTCATAAGATTTAATTTTTAATAAGTGTTAGAGATACAATATAAACCACCCCCAAGTTGATAAAGTTTAGATAAAACATCATCTTCCCAAGGAATCAAATTAACATATTCAGGGGTTACTTCTCTTATTTTTTCAAAAGCTAACCAACTTGAAGAAGAAAAAATAGGAAAAATGACATTATTTCCTACTATAATAAAATCTAAAATGTTTCCTGTATAATCTTCCTGCCCACTATAAAGCAGTTTTTTCCCAGAAAGTTCATTAGGTAAACCAACTATTTCTAATCCAATATCATATTTTATTTTATACAAAATATCATAAAGATTTTCATCTACTTTATTATTAAAAATACTATAAAGATAGTACTCATCATAATAATGTCTTAAGAAAATATCAGTATGACCTAAAACAGATCTAGATTTAAGTTGATAAACTAATTTAACCCCAAAAATTTCCTTTAATAAAGAAATAATTTTATCTTCACTATATTTTGGGTTATCGGTAAAAATTTTATCAGTAACAATAATAAATTTATTAGAGTAAAATTCAAAATTCCCTCCATCCAACTTCAAAGGAACTTTATAAACAGGTAATTTTAACTTTTCTTGATAAATGGTTTTTCCACATAAAGAATCATTTACTGAAGCTGTATAATGAAATTGAACTCCAATTTGTTTATATTTAGCTGTTTTAGCTAAAAAAGGTATCCAATCCCCTGCCCAAATATCTGTTACTTTAGGATAAAAGAAGAATTTTTGTTTACGTCTTTTAGCAAAATTTTCTAAAATTTCAGTCCTATATTCTTCTTTTTTAATTATCCAAAAAATTTCAATATCTAAAGGAATAATATAACTATAAGCTTTATAAAAAGCAAGTAAATCCTCAATATATTGTTTTTTGTATTGTAAACCTTTTGGATAAACTAAAAAAATCCCACTAGAAAGAAAATCTTCAGAATAAATTTTAATTGGTAAAGGGACAACCATAAATTAAGCAACAATTTTTACAATAGGATCAATACCAGCTTTAACTACTCTTCCAACTTTTTCACAAAACTCAAATTCAAAATCATCACTTAAAGGCAAAACAAAGCTAACTTGACTTCCATACCTAATTTGCCCTAAGTCTTTATTCTGAATAACATAATCACCTTCTTCAGGGTAATGAACAATATTGCTAACTTCATAATCAGCAATATTAATTAAGTAATATTCATGACCAAAAAGCTTAGGCATTCTAACAGTTATAACTGCTCTTTCATTAGTAAAAGCAAAACCATATTTGTTTAAATCAATAATTCCTTCAATTAAATCATTTTCAGCAAACAACATAGGTCTGTTATTACTTGTAATAGGACCAACTTTATCACAACTTACAATACCACTATAAGGTAATTTGGTATAGTGAATATTATAATAAGTTAAAAAGATATCAACAATCATATAATAATTGCCTTCTCCCTTAAACCAAGGGTCCATAAAAGCATCCTTCAAATTATATTTCATTCCTTTAATTTCCATTAAAGGTTCATCTGCCTTAACAATAGCTTGATTAATGATAACACCATCAGCTGGACTGTAAAAAACATCATCATCAATATAACGAGGTCTTAATTCATTTCTAAAAAAGACCATTTCAGCTATTTCCCTTTTGGAATATTTAGCCTTAATAGGCTGAACTTCCTTTTCTATCCATTCTTGAAGAGATAAAGACATATAATTTCCTCCTTAAACCATATCAAGTTTGAAACTAAAATGATTCAAATTCATAACTAAACAAGACATATCAGCTCCTCCTTTATAAAATTCACTGATATTAACAAAAACAGGTTCTAAATCTAAATGGATACAAATATCCTCTAATAATCTATTCTTTCCCATTTCAATTTCCCAAGATTCACTACCTGGTTCTTCTTCCTGAATACAAGATTCAGCAATTAAACTATCATAGTATCTAACAACACTACAACCACCATATTCAGCATACTTTAGAGGTATTTCAATTAAATTAATATAGCCTTCTAAAGTCTTTATGTCTTCTTTAGAAAAACTAGAAAGACAACACAAAGCATCTTCTCTAGTTACAGGTAAAAAATTAACATCTAAGTGATAAAGATAATTGTTAGTAGGACTAACTTTAATAATTTTAATCCCAAATTTTTCTTCCATCCACTCATATGTTTTGATATCACTTCTTTGTCCATATCCACCAACATAAAGTTTAGGACCTATTTTTTTCAATTCAGCATCTCCTTCAAACTTAAAAGGAGCAACATGGGTTTCAAAACCCAAATTCTCAAAAAACCTTTTTCCTACTTCAGTTTCTCCTTGCCTATTAGGTACAGTAAAGTTAGAAACAACTACAATATCTTTATCAAAATCATCAAGAACCACTCCTAAATTAGAAGTAAAAACTAAATCTTGTAAATATTTTTGTGGAGTAGGGGCTAAATAAACTAAACCCTGAGAAGCAAAAAAGTTATAAAGGGTTAGCCATTGATTCAGAGCTCTTCCCCTATCAACTTCTCTTTCAGCTTCAGTTTGTTTTTCCATTGATAAATTATTGGGAATTTTGGCATCAAACCCAATTGGGGGAGACATAACTATAGCTGGTAAATCCAAGTCTTTAATCAAATACCTGTCTTCTACCAAGGGATTGGATTCATTTTGAGTTGTAAGTAGATTAACCTTTTTCATTTTATAATTAAATTTTAAGTTAGTTTACCAGTTTAATATATAAGCAAACATTAAAGGAGCTACAATAGTAGCATCTGATTCAATAATAAATTTAGGTGAATGTCCACCTAATTTTCCCCAGGTAATTTTTTCATTTGGAACTGCTCCTGAATAAGAACCATAACTTGTAGTAGAATCAGAAATTTGACAAAAATACCCCCACATTGGAACTTCAGTAAATTTGCCTCCACTATAAGGGACTAAATCTTGATTAATACAAGGAACAGAACAAATTGTAAAGTCTCCAGCTATGCCACCCCCTATTTGAAAGAACCCTATTTCAGCAAAATCTTTTGTTTGAGAAGTATACCATTTAAGTAATTCTTCCATATATTCAATCCCACCTTTAACAACATAATTAGCAAAATCTCCATTAACTTTACAAGAAGCATAAATATTACCTAAAGTAGAATCTTCCCATCCTGGAACAAAAATAGGAATACCTTTTTCTTTAGCAGCTACAAGCCAACTATTTTCTAAAGGTATTTCATATTCTTCATTAGGAATAATTTTTTCATCTAACAATTGGTAAAGAAATTCATGAGGAAAGAACTTTTGGTTATTGTCACTTGCCTTTTTCCATAAATCAAGTAAAGCTCTAGAAATCTTAGTCATAGCTTCTTCTTCAGGTATACAAGTATCTGTTACTCTATTTCTTCCAGCCTTAGCTAAAGCTACCTCATCAGCTACTGATAAAGCTCTCCAATCTTTAATTCTGTAGTAATGAGAATGAGCCACTAAATTAAAAATGTCTTCTTCCAAATTAGCTCCAGTACAAGTAATAGCATGAACTTTATCTTGCCTAATCATCTCAGCTAAACTTATACCCAATTCAGCAGTAGACATAGCACCAGCTAAGGTTATTAATATTTTATTATTTTCTGTCTCAATAAATTGCTTATAAGCTTCAGCAGCTTCAACTAAAGTTGCAGCATTAAAGTGAAGAAAATGAGTCACCAAAAAATTACTAATTGGTCTACCTTCAACTATCTTAGTTGAGGGACCTTTGTAAGTAGATTTATTCATTTTTATTTAATTTAGATAACAAAGTATATTCAGACAACAATTGTAAAATCCTAGCTCCTACATTACCATCCCACTCTTCTTCACTTCCAACTTCAACTAAGTCAAAACCAATTATATTAAAATTAATACTTAACTGGTTAAGAATAAATTGAGTTTTACCAAAATTAATCCCACCAGGAACAGGAGTACCTGTACCAGGACATAAAGAAGGGTCTAAAACATCTATATCAAAAGTAATATAAATATTTTTAATCCCTCTTTCTTTAAAAATATAAATAGTTTCACCCAACTTAGAATTAAAGTCTCCTTGTTCAGTAAATAAATCATCATATTCTGGGTGAGTATAAAGGTAAGTTGGAATTAAAGTGGTATGATTTTGAATAAAATCAGATTCTGCTTTATCATAATCCCTAGCTCCTATTTGAAAATAAGCTCCTATTTTGTTTGAAATAACTTCAGACTTAAAAACATTATACATAATTGAAGCATGAGAATAATCAAATTTTAAGTAAGCTTCTCTAGCATCAAAATGAGCATCAAAATGAATTAAACCAAAAGTTTCTTTCTGAAATTTAGCATGAGCTCTTAAAGCTCCAAAAATAACTGAATGGTCTCCTCCAATGATTCCAACTACTTTACCTTTTTCTAAATATGAAGTAACTACATTTTCTACCTCCATATTTATTTCAGAACACCTCTTGTTTAAGTCAAATAAAACTTTTTGGAACTTAGGTAATAAAGGTTTGTCTGGATTATCATAAGACCAAGTTAAATAATGGTCTATTAAAGCTCTCCATCTTTCATTTTCTTCAGCTAACTCAGGTAAATTAGGTAAATCTTCTATCATAAAAACTTTGCCATCTTTAGTAACACTTTTTCCATGAACAGTTTCAAAAAACCCAAAATCTACTTGTTCAGCCATATCAAAAATGTTTTCAGGTCCCATATAGGTACCTGGTTCTCCAGATACTGTTGTATCCCAAGTTACAGGAATTAAAATAATTTCAGCAACTTCTTCAGAAGTTTTAGTAACTCCAAAAATATTATAATCTAATTTCTCCATTTTATTGATGATTTACTGTTTTTATATAATCAAAAAATTCTAATCTAGCTAAATTCTCATTTTCCAAAAAAGCCCCACTAAGCTCAGCTGTTTGAGTCATAGTATTTTGGTTTACTCCTCTCATGAAAATACAAAGGTGTTTAGCTTTAATTACAACAGCTACCCCTCTATTATCTCCAATTAAAGCACTTACATAATCATGAATTTCCTTAGTTAAGTTTTCTTGTACTTGAGGTCTACGAGCAAAATAGTTGACCATTCTATTTAATTTAGAAAGACCAACTATTTTCTTCCCTTTTAAGGGAATATAAGCAACATGTGCTACACCAAAAAATGGCATGTGGTGATGAGCACACATTGATTTTACCTCTATATTACCTTGAAAAACTAATCCATCATAGTTACCTGTATTTTCAAAAACAGTTACTTTAGGAGCAGGCAAATGAAGTCCTTGAAACAATTCTTGAAGAAACATTTTAGCTACTCTTTTGGGAGTATCAACACTATTGGCATCTTCTTTCCATCCTGGACAAACAACATCCATAAACTCAGCATACTTAGTTTCTGCTGCACTTAAAATTAAATCAAAATCCGTCTTTATCATAAGCTAAAATTATGAAAATGGTTAATTAAAAACAAATCTTTTTTTAAAAAGAGTTTAAGCTTCTCTCTTGTTACCATAAGCTATAATATGGACCCGGTCTGAAAAGTTATAACCTTCCCTTATACATAACTCAATTAACCAAGGTCTTCTTTTCTGTAATTGTTCTGGTGTAACCCCTTCAGGCATTAACCAAATCATTTCATTTCTTATCCCCAAAAGAGCTTGAACATTTTTAACTTCTTGAAGTTGTTCTTCTCTAGTAACTACAAATTTTAATTGAGCAGGATAATTAGAAAGGGTTTGAGACATATTATAATAGTTAGTTCTACTTTTCTCATGTTTTTCCCTATCTTTTTCAGTAACTAATCTATTTACAATGCCATCTGTTAATTGAGTACCTACAACAGGAATTGAATTAGTTAATTTGGGACTCATTGAAACTAATCCAATATGAAAACCTTTAGGTATAAGATTAGAACCATTAGTTTCAATTGTAATAAATTGATTAAAAAACTTAGCTAATTTACAAACTTCTCTTAATAAAGGCATATTAGTAGTAGGTTCTCCTCCAGTAATCATAGTATATCTTATTTGAGGATTGGCCTTAAAAATTGCTTCTACATCAGCCAAAGAATATTTACCTTGTTCAGGTTTCCAACTAGCATAAGCTGTATCACAAATCCAATCACTAAATTGACAATTCATATTACAACCAGAGAATCTAATAAGGATATGGGGGACACCCATTAATTTACCTTCTCCTTGGACACAAACATGCAAATCAATAATTGAGACTATTTCTGTTGTTGTTTTCATAAAATTTGTTGTTCAGGTTTATTATAAATAAATTTAACTTTACTTTTTATTTTATCCCACATAAAATAATCTTTCCATTCTTTTTTTACCCCTTCACTAAAAATAATGTGGTTAATTGCTTTTTCTGCTGCTGAAGATTCAATTCCACATTGACAACTTTTCATTATTAATTTATTCAAAACATATAAATCATCACTAGATGCTTCAGCATAACCAGTATCTGTTTCATGTACTCTGACAGCAGTTAAATGAATTTCATCTTCACCATTATTAAATTCAGTATTATCAAGTATTTCATCAATAATAGCATAAAATAAAATAGATAAAGCTTCAGCACTTACATTAACAGGTAATTCTACCCATCTTAAACTGTTTTCTTTAACAAACTTCTTAAAATCTTCAGATTCTAAAGTCCAAAAAGCCCAACTGTGGTCAAAAGAATCAATAAATTCTTTAATTTGATTTTTCAAAACACCAAAATCTAAAACCATATGAGCCTTATCTAAAGAAATAGAAGAAAGAAATATTTCTACAACATAACTATGCCCATGAATAGAATATTTACATCTGTCAGAATAACAATTTCTAACTACATGAGCACCTTCAAATTTAAAAAGTTTTCTAATTATCATAGTTTTAATTTTTATAAGATTCTAGTAATTTTGTTAATAGGATAAGAAAGAGGAGTAGAACTTTTTCCTTGAATTAAAACACTAATTTTCTCATTTATAAAATCTACATCTTTAATAGTACCAATTAAGATTTTATTCCCCTCAAGAATTTTAACTTCACACCCCCTAGCATAATAATATCTCTTATCCAAATATTTTTGTTTTTCAGCTTCTTCTTCATTATCAGGTCTATACCAAATATTAGGAAAACCTTCAATTGGATAAAGCTCATTATATTTTTCTAACTTAACTTCTTTACTATCAAATATAGTAGGAAGGTGATTCTTAGCAGCTATATCAACAATCTTTTCTTTCTTTAATTCCATCACCCCATTCCAATAGTCTTTATCTACCATTGAAGGATAAATTTTTTTCCTAAACTCTGCAATCAAATACTCAATTTGAAGCTGATTTAAGTAATTAAACATACTTAAATGTCTTGTTTTTTCGTGTTGTGATTTTTTATCTGTTGCTTCCATAGCTAATAAGTTCCAATTTAGTTAAAAAATATTCAGAAAAAGAAATTAAGTTTTCTAAAACCATAAAAAGTTCATCTCCAGTTAACTCTCCTGGGTCTTTATTTTCTTCAGTTATAACTCCTATATTAGTATTAAAAGAAGAAGCCAAAGATTGAGCTGCTTTTTTAGTACTCTTAATAGCTTCAGCATCATATAGAAGAATTATATTAGAAACTTTTTTTAATTTTAATTTAATAATTTGTTCATCACTAATTTTACTACCAAAAGTAGCATTACACTTAATTTCCTCTTGATTATCTAAATCAAGTAATTTATCTACATTAAATTTATCAAAAGGCCCTTCTACCAAAATAACAGTAGTAGTATTTACTCCAATTTCATCATACCCCATTAAAAGTTTAGAAAAATCAACTCCCTTAGTGTTCCTATATCTCCTAAGCAAAGGTTTATTTAACAAAACAGCTTTTTCATTATAAGAATCAATTTCTTTTTTTGATTTTTTTAATCTAGCTACATAACCTAAAATTTTCCCATTTTCTTTAATTGGGAAAATAAGGTAGTTATTAAGTAATTTAACAATAGTAGTGATTCCAACTTCATATCTGTCATATTGAGATGAAAGAAAATTCCTATTTTCCAAATATTCATCATACTCTATTCTCTTAAATCCAACAGGTAAAGAAACTTCTTCCAAATCTAAATTAATTTCATCTAATTTGTTTAACTCAGAAAATTTCTTTAAAACCTTATCTTGATAAATAGGAGCTCTATCTTTAAATTGAAATAAATCTAACCTACCAAGATGTTTAAGTAAAGTATATAAACCTCCTCTTTTACCACAATTAGAATGAAAACAATTAAAAGAAGTAACAATCTTTCCTTTATATAAACTATCAAATACTATTCCAAATTTATCAGGTCTACCACAAAAAGGACAAGTCCCCCCAAACCAACCTTTTTGTCCAGTTGGTCTAAGTTTTAATATAGTAACAAGTTCCTTTTGATAGTATTTTAAAGGCATTTTGGGTCAAATTTAGAATAAATTTCTTTTAAAGTAGTAATATACATTTTATAATATTCTTGTAAATCAACAACTCTTTTCTTACCAAATGTCTTAGAATGAATAATGGCTGCAATAACCCCTCTAAAACTACTATGAAAACTAATAGGAGGGTCTTTATAACCTTTCCCAATGTCCTTTAACAAAGTAAATTGATTTTCTTCTACCCTAATATAGAAAGGATGAAGTAAAGGGTCTTTTATCAAATAACTATTTTCAATAACTTTTTTCTCTTTTGAGTTTACAGTTTCCATATTAGTCCGTTTCTATCAAATTTAAAGTTTTTACTCTATCATAAAACCTTTCATGTTCATAATCTTGAGCAATAGTAAATACTTCTTTTGACCTATATTTTCTTACTTTATCAGTATAAAGTCTCATAATACCATTACGATACTCATCTACTGTTTGATTCATTGTAATAAAAAAATTAAAAGGTTTAATAACATTCTTAAACTCAGAAATATCAAACCTAGTCATAACAAAATTTGGGTCATTTAAACTTTTTGGACTTACAGTGCTAGCTTGTATAGGAGTTATTAATCTTGTTTTTAACTCTAAAGCAAAATTCTTCATATCAATTGATAAATCTTCTCTTCTTTGTCTTTCTTCAGAAGCTCTATAAGTTTTATTATTAGCTGGATGGAAAAGTTCAAAATAATCTAATAAAACTAACTCAATATGAGGGTTAGTTTTAGCAATATCAAGATAAACTTCCCTCACATCAAACATTGTAGTATCTTTGCCTAATTTCTCAATAGTATGAACATAAATATCTCCTCCTTCAACTTTTAACTGATTAATGATTTTAACCAATTTTTTGTAAGTACTTTCACTTAAATTAGCCTCTTCAACATCAGCTAATAATTGACCTGTCCAAGTAGCATCATATAAATCTAAAGTTTCTTCAGCTAAACCTTCTCCCTGCACATGTAAAACACTAAAACCTCTTCTAGCAGCCCCAACTCCAATATGTTTTAACAATTTAGTTTTTCCAACACCAGATTGAGCTAAAAATAAAGCTGTATCTCCTTCAATTAAACCCCCTCTTGAAACTTCATCTAAACAATCAATACTAAAAGGAACTTTTTTCTTAATATTACCTTGGTCAGCTTCAAATTTTCTATTCTCAAACCTTTTTTCAAAATCATTAAAAACTCTAGGATAGTAATTAATATTACGAAATAAACTAAAATCAGTTAAATCAACAGCAACTTTTTTAATTAATCCCCTAGCTTCTTCTCTTTGCCCTTGTTGATATAATTCAACAAACTTATCATAAAATTCAATTGATTTACTATCTTTAATAAAATTTTCTAAATTTTCTAAGATAGCTTCCTTATCAGGAATATGCGATAGAGATTTTATTTTAGCTAACTCAACTAAAACATCTCTATCTTTTTTATCACTAGTAGTAAAAATTTGAGAAAGTTGCCCTATAGTAGGGATTTTATTTGAAGTTGTATATTGAGAAGTAATGACTTTCCAAAGACTTTTATGAGCTTCTAAAGGAAAGTAATAAAATTTAAGGTGAGTAATACAAATTTCTAAAAATTCTTTCTTTCTTAAACACCAATAAAAAACCTCCAATAAAAAATCTTCATTTAATACAGACATAATTTTCCCAATTAAACAAACTACAATTTATTTTATAAATCTATAAAAATTTTTCATTTTTTCCAAATTCAAATAAATAAAGACCTCAAATAACTTCTAAATAAAATCCCACTTAAAATCCCCTCCCCTATATTGAGCTGCTCTAACTGCTTGCCATAAAGCCATAGATATGTCTCCATGACCAATTACACTAGTTATTTTATCTTTAGTATCATCAAAAACATAAGAATTTAACTCAACAGCTAAAGCATCTGTCAAATCAATTGATTTTTGGTCTCCTCTTGGTAATTTAATTCTGCCTTGCTCAAAAACTACTCCTAAAGCAGGTAAACCTTCAGTTAAAGAATATTTATCAGTCCCTGTTTGGTGTTTTAAAGCAGGTAAACCAGCATCTACAGCCATTTGATAAAATATTTTCTGCATAGCATTAGTTTCTATCATAATAAAATCAGGTTGAAAATTGAAATTAAGATTTTTCAAAATAGCCATCTGATTATCATAAGAAATACCTTTACCTACATAAATATTAATAACCCAATAAGTATTCATATCAATCCCAAGAGTAACAAAAGCAACTGCATCAGCTCCAGTTTCACTACTAATAGCAAAGTCAGTTCCTACAACAACTTTATTAAATTGTTTTGGGAAAGAATATCTATTAGGAACTAATGTAAACTTATCCATCCCATCATAAGCTCTTTTAATAATATGATAAGGGAAAATAGAAGTTTCTGAACTAATTGGTCTAACTAAAATTTCTCTTGAAAAAATAATAGACCCTAAATCTTTTCTTTTTCTTAATAAAGTTTCAAAATTATGTCTATTTTCCCATAAAATTGTTCCATCTGGGAAAATAGCTGGATATTCAAAAATTCTCCAACTAGGCTTTTTCTTTAAATCAGCATATAAATCTAATTCATGAAAGGGTGTCCCAACAACAACCACTTGTCCACCTGGGACAATCATATTCATAATAACTGCATGAAACAAATCAATATATTTTTGTCTTTGTTCCTTAGAATAAATAACATTATCAGTTAAAAGGTCATCTACAATAATATAAGTTGGGTGAAGACCTCTCATCCTGCTTTCTCCAGATTTAATTCTAAGAGAAGCTCCATTTTTTGTTACAATCTTACTACCTGCCCAACCTTCTGACCTACTACCTGGATAAAGAACTTGATTTAATAAAGGATTATCTTCTATTTCTTCTTTGATAAAGCTTAGTAAAGTTTCACCTAAAGAAAATTCAGAAGTAATTATCATACCTGTTTTAGATAAAAGCAATTCTCTACCTAAATTAGGAATATAATTGGGGTCTCCTTTCTTTCTGTATCTATAAAGTTTCCATAAGGGATAAGCTTTAGAAAAAGTATAAGACTTAGAATGGTCTCTAGCTGCTAAAACACCTAAATAAGGAAAAATCTGAACCAAATTACCCCATTCTATATGATGCCAATTCATTTCAAAATCTGGCAAAGTACTAACAACAAAATAATTAAAAAATAAGATTTTTAATATTTCATCTACATTAGTAGTAAGTTTTTCCAAATTCCCCATTTCTGAAAGTTGAATAGGGATGGAGTGATAAAGAGCTTTTCCTATTTCAACAGAAATATCATCTAAGAGCATATCTGCATCTTTACCAGTCCCTTCCAGTAACTGATTTAAAGCAGGAAGCTCTAAATTAGATATGATTTCCTCAGTTAAAGAATAAACTTCTTTTAACTGGTCAGAAGTATGAACATATTTAAGTAATTCTAGTGACATTAAAACTGAAAAGTATGTCTAAATTTCTTAATTGGAGCTGAAACTAATCCACCTCCATTCCCACTAACAAAAGAATTAATTAGAACTTTAAATAAACCAACATTAGCTTCAACATCATTTAAAGCCCTGTGAGAATCTGAAACACTAACATTAAAAAATTCACAACAAGTAGGTAACTTAAAATCTTTTATTTCTCCTTTATTTCCTAATTTAATTCTCATTAAAGCTAAAGTATCAATTAGAAAAGGGTCAACAAAAGAAAAAATATCTGTTTTTTCAGACTCAAACAAAGTATTTATAAATTCAAAATCAAAAGAAGCTAAATTATGTCCTACTAACCAAGGGGCTTGTCTACTTATTTTAAGTTTCTTAAAATCTTCACACATCATTTTAACTACTTCTTTTGAAGATTGACCTTTAGAAGTTTGTTCTATAGAAATACCATGAATAGCTAAAGCCCTTTCATCATAAAAATTTAAGTTTCCATAAGGCTTAATAAAAGTATCTCTTCTCAAAACTTCATTTAAATCAGCATCTAAGACAATATAAGCCAACTCCATAATTGGAGATTTGTTTGGATAAAGACCACCAGTCTCTACATCAAGTACAATAAAATTACCTTTCCAATACATAAAAAACAATTTTAAATGAATATGATATTATATTTTTTTAATTTTTCTTTAATTTGAGCTAAGGTTTTTTCTCTCTCTTCAAAATTTGAAAAGGCAATAGCAGTATTAGCATATGTCATTATACTAGATTCATCTTCATTTATAAGAATATAATAAACCCAACAATCATCAGTAGTATCAGCTTTCTCATAATCATAATTCTCATAAGTCCCAATTTTTTTTATATATTTAACTTCTAAAGAAACATTCCCAATATCAATAAAGTTCCTTATATAATTATATTTATTTTGATTTACTTTATCAGAAGAATCAAAATTCAAATTATAATCTAATAAAGCATCCCTAATTTCAGAATCAGGTTTAATCTTATAATCATCCAAAATAGCTTTTATCTTAGTAGCATTTAATTTACCCAAAGCCACAATAAGATTATCCATTATCTCAGCATCTAATTCAGATAATAAAGAAACTTGAATTGGTTTAGAAGATTTTTTAATATTTTTTCGTAAAGATTCTTTCATTTAATAAAAGGCTTAATCTTTTCAAACAAAAATTGATAATAAGCAGAATCAGTATCTTTTATATATCTCATTCTTCTATGAATATCTTTAAGCTCCATAAGCTCCTTACCATTCCTACCTTCCCATTTATCATGACAACCTTTGTGGTCACCTATGCTTAAACAATCAAATACAATATTTTCTTTAACAGCCTCTAAATCTTTTCTTTTACTTCTAGGTATTAAATGAGAATGACTTAAAGGATACTCTGAAGAACCACAACCATGACACCAATGAGATCTTTCTGCATCTATTTCAGCATAAACTTGGCTTAAAAGTTGTTTTCTATTAATTTCTTTTTTAGAAACTTGTCTTAGCTTACTAGCAATTTTTTTATTCCAAATTGAGATAGGGTTTAATTTTTTATTTAACCTAATATTATTACAATAATTACACAAATAGAAGTATTTGTTAACAATACGTCTTTTTTGTCCACACTTTTTACACCTATCTATTGTAACCCCTTTTTTCATAAATAAAGGGATAAAGATTTTTGAGTATATTTTGACATTCTATTTTAGATTTACAAGTTAAACATAAAACTGACCTATGATTATATAAATCAGTAGAGATTAAACAATGAGCAAAGCCTTTCTCTTTATTATGAAATCTTTTCTTTTCAATTTCTATATATGAATTTATTAAAACAAAATCCCTTTTTTTAATAAATAGAAAAGAGCTTAATAAATTTTTATCAATCTTATATTCTTTAAGAATACCTTCTTCACAAAAATAAAGGTAATTTTTATTTTTGTTTTTCCACCTATCAAAAGCCTTATTCCCCAAAAACCAACTTAAATAAAAAGATTTAATTTGAGTTTCTTTATCTCTCCAATACTCAAATTGAAAAGCAAAATAATTAAATAAATAATCAAATCCCCAACTACCTTTTCCTACCTCTTTATTTAATTTTTTCTCAAAATTATCAATTAATTTTTTTTCTCTATCTTTAATCTCATAATTGGTTATATGACCAGTTATTCTTTGATAAAAAAAACTATATATTTTTATAATTAAGTCCATAAAAACAAATAAAGCCCAGCACCATTACAGTACTAGGCTTCAAAACCAAAGCAGAAAAACATGAAACAAATTTCACACCAATTTTTCACAATAAGTACAATTTTGAAATTTTCCAATCTCAATCATAAAGATATGAAAAAAGAGATTTTTAACCAAACTAAAACAAAAAAAAGAACTCAAATTACTTCTTATACAGAAGTCCAATTTAATTGAATTTTAAGTGTTTCAATCTTTGATAAAGTTGTCTCAGCATCAAAATTAGCTTTTAAAGCTACACAACTATTAGCATCTGCCATATTTGGTAAATTGAGAGTTCTTTTTAACCAAATCCCTAAATATTCATTCGCCCCTAAATTACCTAGTAATCTTTTATTAGCTTCCCCATTAGCTGTATAAAAAGTAGCATAATAAGGTAAAGACCTACAATTTTGAATTTGTTCCATATAAAATCCAAAATCACTATCTTGATTTAAAGTAACTACAGCTAACTCAAAATCTCCATAATTACCAACTTCATTTTCAAACCAAAAATAGATATTATTAGCAGCTACTCCTAAAGTATTCTTTAAGACAATAGCCTTTACCTCAAATGAATTTTTTTCATAAGTTAATTGAGAAATTTCAGAAAACAAATTAGCTAATTGTCCATTAGGAATAATAGAATTAGAAACATATCCTCCTAAACTATATTGAGGTTTGATTTGTTCTCCTAAATATTTAGTAGCTCCTGTGTAGTAGAATAACATCTTTAAATAGTATTAAAATATGAAATATTATCAAGATAAATCAAAGAATCAACCGGAAAACTTAAAATATTTTGAGGAGTACCCAAAATGTAAATTTGACCTGTTGTATATATTTTTAAAGGAATTGGAATCCAAGCTAAATCTCCTCCTGTAGCTCTATACATGGTCCCCATAACATGAACAATTTCTACTGGCCTATATTTAAGAGCTCCCACATTAACTGGAATAGTAGCTACCAGTTCCTCATTATCAGAATTACCAGCACTTATAACTGAAATACAACCTGATAAATAAGATTTCAACCCTATAATATGTACTTTAGGTTCAGGATTACCAGAAGAAAATTTAGCAGCATAACTAAAACCAATACTATAAGGTTTAAATCCATAATTTTCTGGTGAAGTAAAGTCTTTAATAATCCATTTATAATAAGTATCTACTTTTAAAAACTTAAAAGTATAAATCATTCCCTCATGAAGAGCAAATAAACTAGAAAGATCTAGTTTACCTGATATGCTAGATAAAAGTTCAGAAGGATAAATAAAACTATTATTGCTATCACCTATAGCTTGAATATAAAGAGTTGAATTTGACATCCTCAAAAATCTAACTGTAACTTCCATTCCAATAGGGGGTTCATCAGTATAATATCCTATCAATTTAATCCCTTTAAGAGTAACTGGGTTACTTTGAGCATCAAAAGAAATAGAATTTTGACCTGGTTTTATTAAAATATAATTTTTTCCTCCATCCATATTATCAGTATAATTAAGAATTGGAAGTTGGTCATTCATTGTCCCATGTAATCCTGAACTAGCTGGATTATCTACTAATCTTAATTTAACTCCTGAATCATTATAACTTGTTCTTGAAGGGGAACCAATTAAAGCTCCTTTATAATCATGTTGATCTTCTGCATAATAACCATAAGTAGAATCAGAAGGAAATAGTTGCCAATCTCCATTAACTGTTGTATAAGAACCATTTGTTATATTTCTATATGAAAAATAATAATAAACATCAGTATCTAAAATTATAGGTAACTCACAAAACCCATATATTTTATTAATTGGGAATCTAAAATAACTAATACTGTTTAGATAATGAACAGGTACAGCTGTTTTAGGCCAACATTGAATTTCAATTTCATCAGCATCTGGAGTGAGTAAAACTGAACTAGCATTAGCTAAAGCATCATAATCAAAATCTTCTAAAGTTAAAACAATAGAAGTTCCACCTACTCCCCTTAAACTAGCACTTATCTTCATTGGAATACCTTCTCCTTCTGCATATAATCTCCACCCATCAAAATAATTATCTACAAAATCACCTACAGATTTATATTTTCCTCCAGAACCAACTGTAATAATAACTTTTCTATCAGAAATTGCTAAACTAAAAGCTGTCCCATTAAACCCCCATTCAACTTTAACCAAACTTTTAGAACTATCACTTGACTTATGTGGATAAAGAACTTCAGTAACCCCTATTAAATAATTGAAAGAAGAAAGAACATTTTTCAGATTAAAATCAGTTTTAGTTTCATAAAAGTTATCTCTTCTATAATCTCTAATTTCAACATTTGTTCCATCTGATTTAATAGCAGCAATTACATATTCATTTGCCCCTAAAGTTAAAGCAGTAGGATTACTTCCTGTCCCAGCTGCTACAAAACCCCCCTCATCAGTATTCCAACCAATACAACTATCATACTGAAAAATATTTTTATAATCACTTGGAATACTAAAGCCTGGAGTAAAGGTACCAACTATACTATAATAAAGACCTGTTTCAGCAGTAAAAACCCCTTGTAAAGAAGCTGTAGTATTTCCACCAACTGTTAAAACTTCATAGTCTCCATTGTTAGAAGCTGGAACTCCCTTAGAAGACCAAAGTTTTATTTTAGCTGGAAAATTGGGTTGGCCTCTAAGTACTTCAGTAAATTTAGTATTATAACCAGTTAATACTCCTGCAGCTGAAATGTCTAAAGTTCCTTCTTCAAAAACCCCATATTCATGCTTAGCTATTACCCAATACCAAGTACCAACTGTTACAGCAATATTATCTTCTGCTTTTTTTACAATCAAATTACCAACTGAATTAATAGCATAAGAATCATTAACTATTTTAATAGTACCTGCTATAGTACCTGCTTCTATTTTAAAATTATCCCCACCAGCTAAAGCAACTACCCCAAAAGATTTAGAATTTAATAAAAGAAATCTTCTAAAACCTTCATCATCTAAAAATTGTTTAAATCTTCTTAATTCTGCTACTTCTAAGAAGAGATTTGGGTTAAATTTAAGATAAGACATATTAAACTCCTATATATAAATGTTAGTAAAATTTGAATTATATGGAAAAAGATATTTTCTTATTATATCTGCTTTTTCTTCTGCAGTTAAACTATAGTTGTTATCTTTTACCCAAGTAAAAATAAAATTTTTAACTTGAATAAAACAAGTACTAAAAGGGGTACATAAAGGTCTAACTTTAATGTCCCATAATTTGATCTCATTCCCAGCTGAATTTATCTTCATATCATTTAATATAACTGGAAAGATTTTAACTATATTAGTGCCTTTAAATCTTAAATGGTTACCAAACCCAATATTTAAAGTATAATCATTTGGATCTGTTTTTTGAGGAGCAGTGGCAGCAAATATAATCCCTCTAACAAAATACCATTTATTGATATCAATCAAATTTTGTTGAGTAAAAAAATTATTTTCAGTACTAGGATCCCCTGGAGGGACTGTAACTGATTGAAAATTAATAATATTGTCTCCTCCATCTAATCCTACCACCCCAAAAGTAAAATTGTTATCTTGTTGAATTTGTTTCACCCAAAAAGTAATTTCATAACTTAAATTAGGATTAACTAAAATTGCTTTTAATTTTTCTCCTCCTACAAAAGGAGAAGGTATATTTACACCAGAACTTACACCATCGGGTACTTCTTTAATAGCCATTGGTTTAATTTCTGAAAAAATTTCTAATCCATTTGTAATATAGGTATCCTCTACTAAAGGATAATTAGCCAAGTCTATAACATCTTGAGTATCTTCCCAAGCTTTATTAACAGCTATCTGATTAGTCATCCCTCTCCACATAGGACTAGAATTTTGTAAATTCCACCCTAAATATTGAGATAAGACAATTTGAAAAATAAATTCATCAGTAAGTCCAACACAAAATAATCTTAACAATTCTCCATTCACTTCTTTAGTGTCTCCCCAAGGCAATATTTTTCCCTTCCTATAAGTAACCATTCGAGTCCCTCTATATCTAATTTCCTGATAATAATGCCACATCAAATAAACTAAATCAACTAAATCAGAAGACCCTTCACAAAGAAAAAGATTTCTTTGTTTAAGAAAATCAACAAGAAGATTTTTATTAGAATAAAAAGTTTCAAGTTTTCTAGCAAAAGTAACAAAATAAGCAAAATAACAACTTATAGCTCTCCAAAATTCAATAAAATCTGTATCAGCAAGAGCTCCCTCTCCTCTCTTAATATAAGCAGCTAAGAAACCTTCTTCATAAATTTTATTTAAAACATTGGTACACCAAATAGCTATTTCATCATCATAACACTCAAAATAAATCTTAAAAATGCTTCTATCATAATAAAATCCACACTCTAATTGTCCATAAGTAGCATTTAAAGTAATGTTTACAAACTCAAGATTACCAGTATTGTCTGTTCCAGCTCTAACATATCTATATTCAATTAAAAAAACATCAGAAAGAGAAACAGATACTGCCTGTAAGTTTAAATCAGTTAAAACAACCCAATCAGAATAATGAATCCCATTAGTTGTATAACGAAAAAACTTATTAAAATAGCGAGTACCTGTTTCTCCAACAATGGTATCAGAGTAATCTACAAGAGCTGTTATTCCCAATATTGGAGTACCAGGAACAATTAATAAAACATCTCCTATAGCAGTACAAACATTACCTACAACAGCCATTTAACTTATTTTTTTTCTTTTTTAGATTTAATATCTTCTTCTCCTTCTTCAGAACTTATACCTTTAGAAAAATCAATCATGTGCATAATCACCCTATATTGTTCCATAGAAATATTAGGTGGGACTTGTTTTTCACTAAAAGTATAAAGTTTAATAGCAGCTGGTTCATCAAAATTTTCATTAAACTCTTTAATTTTAGTTTCATGAATATCAAAATGTTCTTTATGTTTCTTTTGAAGAGATTTAACCTCTTCATTAAACTGAAGAACATTAGTATTAATTAAAGGATTTCCTCTCCTATCTCTTAATACATTTTCATTTTCATCTTTATCAGCATACTTTATTTCAAGTTCTGCTAAATCTTTAAGATACCCATTTTTGTATTCTTCAGAAGGTTCAATAGTAGCAGTCAGAGATTTAATATATTTTTCAATCATATCTAAATTTCTGTTAGCTTCTCTTACAAAAATAAATCCAACTAACCCTTTTAACAATCCAAAATTGTCACGAATAAAATAACAATCACGATTAGTAAGAACCAATTCAGAAAAATCTTCTTGAGATGTTTCTTTTTTTACAGTAGTTTGTTTTGTTGTCATAAATTTAAGTTTTAAAGTTTATAAATATTTTTTAAATTGAAAGGTCATTGATTGAATCCCCCATAAGATCAAAAGCTTGTATAGCAGCATTCTCACTTTTAAAAATAATACCACACTGGTCTACCCCTATTTGTTTTTTTATTTCAAAATTTCCAACTTTCCCTGTAATGATATAACCCTCATTTTCATTATCATGATGATACACCCACCTATTTTCAAAAATAAAATTATCAAATTCTATAGCATTAATATTATTAAAATAAAGTGCTAAACCATAAAATTTTACATAAGCCTTAAACTTATCTGTTGTTGGTTTGTTTGCCCCTACAGAAGGTAAGCAAGCTCCAACCTTCCCAAAAAGATAAGCATAAGTCAAAGTAATATTACTAAAAATTTCTATATTATTCCAAACAATATCAGGAATTTCTAATAAAGTTCTTTTCGCTTCAGTAAAAACTTTACCTTCTTTCCAATTTCCTAAATTAACTAATAGTTTTTTCATTTGATTCCTAATAAGTTTTTAAGTTGTTGTTGATAAGTGTAAATTGGAGGGACCATCTCAATAGCATAATTTACTTTTATATCCCAATAAGTAGATAAACTATTATTTGGGATTTCAATTTCAATATTTTTATAACCTTGAATTTTTACTGCCAACCAATAGTCATCCATAACTGGAATCTGTTTTCTTATTCCATCCTGAACTATTTCCCAAGTAAACAAAAATCGAGAAGGAATAGTTTCAACTGTCCAACGATTTTCCTCTTTCCATGTTGTTAAACCCTCTTTTAATGGGTGAGTTTTATTCCAATATAGAATTTGCAAATTAGTATCTGCAATTAAAGAAGGAATAACTAACTCATTAGTTGGGAGCCCTTGAAAAACATAAGTCCCAAACAAATGAAATTTAGCTTTTAAAGCATCTTCATAATCCTGTCTATCTTTTGCTCTCTTAATTTCATTATTGATATAGTCTGGATTATCCACAGTATAAGAATCCGGATCAGTACTAATTTTCCAATGTGTAAACCCCTGAGATAAAGCAATCACATATAACTGAGACAATGAAATTGCATTAGTAAACATATAATTTTTAGTTTCAGGCAAATATTTTCTAAGTATATAAAGATCTGAATCATTTGTTGGCATCACTTCCAAAAAAGCCTTATAATTACTATAAGTATTAGTTGGAGAACCAACATTAGGAGTTAGCTTCGGCAAAGTTGCTACCCAAGGCAAATTTCCATCCGGTCCATAAATTGGATTATTTAAAATAGCATATGCTTCTTCTTTTGTATAATACCCTCCTTCAAGTTTAGGTAATTTCAAAGTAATTGGGGTTTTAGCTGGGAAATTAGGAGCTGGATGGTATTTAGGGAGACCATAAACAGAATCCATAATGACTGGAGAATTTCCATATCCTTTTGATATAGAAACATTTAAACTTACACTTCTTTTATAAAAAACTTGTGTGATTTTATTATCATCACCATCATAATAAATTCCATTAACTGTTCTTGAAGTTGCCATATTTATATTTTTTTAATTGTTAAATATTACTCAATCCATATAACTCCACTCATTAGTACGGAAGAACCACTTACACTCAAAGTTGGTACATCAACTTTTATTTCTAAATATTGCCCAGCAGTAACTGAAATATTTAAACTAGTATTACTAAAAGTTTGTGGAGTATTATAGTTTGCTACAGAACCAACTTGAGTAAAACTATTATTTACTCCTATTGATACTACTAAATTTCCAGATGTATAAGTTCCATTAGTCCTTTGAAACCTTATATAAACCTTTTTAATTGTTCCAGCCTTTGGAACGATTAAACTCTGATAAGTTCCTTGGCCAGTATATTGACCTACTGAAAATTTATCTGCAAAATAATAAGTTGTACCTGAAGAATGTGTTGAAGAAGCTGCTTCACACTGCAAACTATACCCTCTTGAAACAACTGCATTATATATGGCTGCTGACGTAGCAAAAGCATTATCTGAACTTGATAGACCTTCTGATGCATTTTGAATATTGTTTATAGTCTCCCCATTCATTTGAATAACATCCACATAAAGATTATTCCAACTATAACTTGCGGCCCCTAAATCTATTGTTTTATTTCCTCCTGGAGAGACAGCAGAAGCTGTATAACCAAATATAGCACTTGAACCCCTATAAAAAGTTGTTACTCCATTTGCATTTTTTATTATTGTATCTTGCCCAGCAGAAGCTGCTATATCTGTTAATTTTAAATATGGATAATAACCTGACTTTGAAGTAATTTCAATACCACTATCTGCATTAGCTATACCAGCTATATAAATATTATCTGCTATGTAAGCTTTATTCCACCTATTAGATGCCCCACCTAAAACTGCTCCAGCATCAGATGTAGGATAAACAGCTGTAGAACTAAATGAATAAATAGATGTAGTGCCTACCTTAAAATTACCAATACTTGTTAATGCTTCTACAACTATAGAACTTTGGCTAGCTTGAGAAAGTTTTAATTGAGCTGCATATGAAGCATGGGACTTAAATTCAGCATAAGTTATTGCTGTTGTTGAAGTTGCATCTAATTCTAAAACTTGACTACCATAAATTGACCCCCATCTATATGAAGAAGAACCTAATGATGCACCACCAGAAGATGCTGGTTTCCATATTGCTCCATCCCAAATAGCTGAACCTGAGTTTGTAGTAAAATAAATGTCAGTATAACCATAAATATTTAATCTATTAGCTTGAGCTGAATAAATATTACTATTTGTATCCCTAAAATTAGCTGCTTTATTTGTATCAAAAAGAGCATTACTATAAAATCTTATTGAACCTTGAGTAGCATGAGCAGTAGCATAAAAATCTAAATTCTCATTAGCTGCCGAACCACCTTTTAATACTTGTCCTCCTGACCTTCCTGCTAACAAAGCATATTGAGTATGGTCATCATCAGACAAACCCGATAAATTTCCATGATCTTCTGCTGAAATAGCAGCATAAGTAATCTCTCCTGTAGTTGAATTATAGTAAAGAACATTAGTGGTACTTCCAGTCCCAAAACCTCCAGAATCTATAAAGATTTTTCCATCATAAGTTACCCAAAACCTTGCTCTTAAATCTTTAGTATCTGCTGTCCATAACTCAATACCACCACATTTATTATTATAATCAGTATTTCTTCCTACAATAGCAGAATAAGGTGTAGAACCTCCTCCTCCAAAAAATGCTAATGATGAATAATTGTCTGTTGTTTCTGATAAATTATTTAGCACAATATGATTTAATGTCCCATCATATGTTGTATCTGAATTATTAACAATAGTAGATAAAACTGAATCTTGGGTTAGACTAGCTCCTGTTAAAGTAAGAAGTGTTCCAGCATTACTTCCATGGTCTATAGTTTGTACCCCAGCCACTACAAATGTTGACCCAGTCCAAGTAAAATTAGAATCTCCTTCAATGGTGTCTGCATCTGTCCAAACAGCTATTTGGTTATCTACTGGAGTACCTGAAATGGTAACAGTACCAGTATAAGCCGAACCATAAGTTATTTCTCCTGTAGAAGTATTATAATACAAAGCACTACTTGTAATACCATCATTTAACGACCTTACATAGTATTGTATGTCACTACTTCCTCCATTTCTTATTTTTACAGCTTCATAAAGTTGTCCCCCTCCTCCTGTTATCCAAATCCAAAATGAAAGATGACCATTATGACTTGTTCCATTTGAGCCACCTACAATAGCAGCCATTGCTTTATTTTCATATGAATCACCAAAACCTATTGCTGTATAAGTTCCTGCTGAGGCATAACTATTCCACAACGCCAAATTATAAATTGTATTATCAAATGCTGCATTATCATACATTGTTAATCTAGTTATAGCACCTGAAGTAAAAGTATCATCACCTTTTATATCTGCTATTATTCCAGAACTTGCAGTAGTATGATTAACTGTAAATGTAGCGTCTGTTATTGTAAATGCAGTTTCATCAAAGGTTAATTGTGAATCTCCTTCAATAGTTGTTGAATCTCTCCAAACTGCTATTTGATTATTAGCTGGAGTGCCATAATTAGAAACATTACCTCCACCAACTGAACCTAAAGTTAACCAAGTAGCTCCATTATATCCTCTAAAATTAGAACCATTCCACTCAATAGTACCAGCATCTGGCGAAGACTTTGTAGAAGCCCCCATTTTTATAGCGCCTCCAGTTACAAAGGATTCATAAGATGTTGAACCCGTAGCTGTTACTTCTAATCTTCCAGTTATAAAAGCATTATAACCTATAGCTATATCCCCCGCAGCGTCAATATTCAATACATTAGCCGCAGAATTAAGTACAATATTTATAACGTCTAAAGAGTTACCATTATCTCTTATTTTGAACCCAGCAGAAGTTGCTTTAAATTTCCAATCTGAAGCTCCAGACTCATCATACATTCTAAACGCTGCTCCCCCGGTTCCACCCGTATTATGAGCATAAAACATTGGCTCACTACCTGTATATACAACTTCTAATAACGGCCCATTTATTTTTACATAATTATTATCAAACTCCCCGTAAATTAACGGAGACGTAGAATTTGAATTTTCAATATATAATTTATTACTTCCTGTCTCCGAATACCCAGCCTGGTAACCTATAAAAACATTACTTGCTCCCGTAGAGTTTGTATAACCAGCCCCTGCACCAACGAAAACATTATAATTTCCAATGGTATTATACCCAGAACTGTATCCAAGAGACACATTATAGTCTCCCCCTATTTTGTATAAAGACCTAAAACCAACACCTACATTTCCATTTCCATCATTTGCTGTGGCATCAGTAATACCTATTGAACCCGCTTCATAGCCTATTAAAACATTATAAGTCACACTTGTGGTATAACCTAACTTATATCCGGCTCTATAACCTATAGCTACATTCCCAGCAAAAGAGCCTGTAGTAAAACCAGCCGCAAGAAGCGCTTGATGACCAATCCCAATATTATAACTTATCGCGATTGTATTGGTCATCCCCGTATTATAAAGACTTTGATAACCTAAAATAATATTTGCAGTTGAGTTTGATGGGATATTAAAGCAAGTATGACCTCCTACTGCAATATTATAACTAGTAGAAAAAGCTGGGGTATTAGAAACAAGTCTATTTGAGTTTGTCCCTATACCCACATTACCAGAACCATTATTATAAGCTCCAGCAGCATAATTAATATAAATATTACCAGAACCAGTGGTGTTTGAAGACGCGGCTGAAAGCCCTATTGCTACATTTTCTTCTCCAGTAGTATTAGCTATTAGAGCTCCATAACCCAACCCAATCAACGATTGTCCTGAAGTATTATTTATTCCTACGTTTTTACCAAAAAATGTATTGTAATCATCTGAATATAAATAATCAGAACCTCCTATCTTCATAGCTCCTGCCGACTTATTAGGTGCACGATAAGTCCTATAATTTTGGTCTGGAGTTAACGTACCTGTGTCAGTCCATGTGGTGGTTGTATTATCATTAATTTCATAAAGTTTATAACATAAATAATAAGCACCTCCTACTTCAGTACGCATTATCCACCGTTTTGTTACCCTCTTATCAGTAGAAGTAGCAATACCTGATAAAGAAACTGAACTGTTAGCTGAAACAGTAATAGTCATATTAGCTCCATTATCAATAGTTGCACCACACATTCTACCCTCATAATCAACGAAAACAACATTATAATAATAAGTTCCCGCTGCTAAAGTTCCTCCACCTAAATTTTCTGATAAGGACAATGTATCTAATTCTGCTGATGTAGGAGGACGAACAGCTTCAAAATTTATATTTCCTCCTATATTTAAAGTTTCATCATAAGACGTTGCCGTTGATGGTATATAACCAAGCTCTAATTTCCCATTACTTGAAGTATTAACTCTAAAAATATTACTTGTTCCATCTGTAATGCCAAATGTTGTCCCCGTCCAAGTAAGTTTAGCATCACCCTCTACTGTATCTGCATCTGTAAAAACAGCTATTTGGTTATCTACTGGAGTACCTGAAACATTTACCCAACCTTGAGTAGACTGACTTATTGCAGTATAAACAGCTGCTGAAGTAGGTATATGAGCTGCATCATTTGTAAGAGAAGATTCTATTTCATGAACAGTTGAACCAGAAGTAAGAGTTAAAGAATCTATATAAGCTGTACCATCTACATATAAATCCTTCCATTGATAAGAAACTCCTCCTAAATCATAGGTATTATTAACTGTTGGAATAAGATTACAAGCAATATCAAAATCACCTGCCTTAAGGATTGCCCTAATAACATTACTAACACCAAAATAAATTTTACTATCCCCTGCAGTAATAAATAAATCTACTCCATTCCCATCTAACCTTGCCTTACCTGCTTGAGAAACAGAATCATAATTTGAATTATAAGTTGATGAAAACGCATATAAATTAGCCCCTTTATCAGCATCATTTCTAACTTCAAGAAAGGAATAATAACCAATACCTGCAGAAGTAGAATCAATTAGAATTTTAGAGTTTCGACTATCTGTAACTATTAAAGTTGACCCATCATAAACCAATTTTGTTGTCCCCTCAATTGTATCTGCATCAGTCCATACGGCTATTTGATTATCAACTGGGGTACCTGATAAATTAACCCAACCTGTCCCCATCTGTAATCTTGAAGCAGTACCACTTGTATCTATATCATACCAACCATCAGTTCTTGCCTCTAATCTTCTATAACCTGTAGAAGCAGCTCCTGCATTACTAACAATTAAGGCTTCTAAACCTTTTTGGAATTTAGCATTATAAACAGACATACCTTATTGAGCAACAGCAAATATTGTTATTCCAATCAACCCTAAAATTGAAGCTCCTAAAGCTATTTTCAATACTTTATTCTGCTTCTTATAATATTTGAGTTTATCTTCATTTAACCCAATTTCTTGAGTTTTTAAAACAATTTTTTGATTCAAAGTATTTATTTCTAAATTTTTCAAATCTAAAATTGAAGTAAGATCTTTAATTTGATTAGTTTGAAGAAGGGATTTATCTTCCCATTGTTCTATCAACTTTTCAAGAGAAGCTATTGTTTCTTTAGATTCTTCATAAAAAACAAAAATTTTATTAGCTTCTCTTAAACGCCAAAAAGGAATAATAAAGTTAGTATCTCCATTAAGGACAATCACCAAGTTGCTCGGTGGTGTCTGTATAGGTTGTGAAAAAGTTATAAGTCCCAATAGCATCAAAACTACCAATAGTACGATATATTTTTTCATACTTCTTTTTAATTTTAGTCATATCCAATTCAATACTGCTAATAATAGAATCTTTAGCTTGTATTTCTTTATTTCTTTCTTCTACAATGCTTGATAAAGAATCAGCCTTAGTTTGATAAGCTTTAATTTTAATATCAAGTTGTTTATATTCTTGTTCTATTCTCTTAGTTTCACTCTTCCAAAATCCCTTATTTTTATGTGCACTAAAAAGAAACACACATACAATAACTAATAAAACACAAACTAAAACAAATCCAAATTTGTAATATTTATCTTTCATACAATTTTAAGTTGCAGTTATTCTCATTGCTTCAACATAAGTTGGAGTAATAGCAGTACATCTTTCAAATACTAACTCCTCACCTGAAACATACCATCTCCAAGTTCCTACAGCTCCTGGAGCTCCTATATAAAAATAGGAAGTACTAGCTAATTGAAGATTGGCTGAAATTGTTTGTGAACCAGTTAAAGCAAGAGTTGTACCATCAAATTGTAAATTAGCTTCAGCATTTAAAGCATCTGTTGTTCCTGTTGCAGTTATTATCCTATTATCTGCTTGATTTGCTACTGAAACTGCAGAAGCTCCATTTAAAACCCAAGAAGTATTACCATTACCATCAGTCTTTAAAACATAACCATCAGTTCCAGCATTTGCTGGCAATTTCATTGTCCATGAACCAGCTGCATCTGCTACTGATAAATTAACTTTACCTGAAGTAGTTCCACTTAATGCTAAAATACCTGTTCCTGCTGTTGCAAGGCCTAAAGTCATAGTAGAACCTGAAAATAAAAATGTACTTGCACTTGTTAAGGCATTACCAGTTGTCCAGTAGGCAACTCTTCCTGAAGTTCCTGAACCTAAAGCAACCTGTGACCATTGCAAAGTACCTGCACCATCAGAAGTAGTAAGAGCATAACTAGTTGTACCTCCAGTTGCTGGTAAAGTCATTGTCCAAGTACCAGCTGTTGCTGCTACTGTAATCCCTACTGTGCCACTTGTATTACCTTTTAACTCTAATTTTCCAGTCCCACCTGTTGCCAAACCTAAAGTAAGTACTGCAGAAGCATAAACAAAAGAAGCAGAACCAGTAACAGCATTACTTGCCCCCCAATAGGCAACTTGCGTATTTGAACCAGAACCATAAGGAACTTGTGTCCATGTAGTGGTACCTGAACCATTTGTTGTTAAAGCATATTTATCTGTACCTGCTGTAGTAGGTAAAGTCATTGTCCAAGTACCTGCTGCAGCTGCAACAGTAACACTAACTGTACCTGAAGTATTTCCCTTAACTGCTAAAATACCTGTACCACCTGAAGCAGCACCAATTGTTAATGTTGGAGAAATCCAAGTAAAACTATTAGAACCTGCTATTGTATTTGTACCAGAACCATAAGCTACTTGAGTTGAAGCAATAGAACCACCTATAGTAGCTGTAGATGTTAAACTTACCCAACCACTCTTATAACCTTCAAAATCTGTACCTGTCCATCTAATAGTTCCATTAGTGGGAGTTGGAGTTATAGAAGAAGTTCCTAAAATAATTGCCCCACTTAAAGTTAAAGCTTCATGAGTAGAATCTCCTGCTCCTGCAAATGTAGCATACCCCGCTGCAAAAGTATATTTAACAGTATCTGTTGGGTAATAAATACCTAAAATATCATCACTTACTTCTTTAATATAGGTATCAGCATCTCCCCAAAGCAATTTATTTCCTAAAGTAGCAATCTTAATATCACCACTAGTAACAGTTAAAATATTAGAACCATAAGTTAAATTTGCACTATTAGTTAAATAAGTACCATCAGCAGTAACAATTCTACCTGTTCCAGTCCAAACTGTATTTTGAGTTAAACCAGAATAAGCAGCTGAAGTTAAATGATAATATTCAGCTGTAGTACCTCCTTGTATATTAGCTAAATCATTGTGATTGTAAACCCCAATCATTTTAACCCAATTGGTACCATTAAAAATGTAAACAACATCTTCATCTTCTACCCATGCTGCAAAACCCTCATTTGGTACTGTATAAACCCATGCTGAACTTATATATTCAGCAATTTGATTATTTTTCCCAACCCAAACACCTGTTGGAGAAGTACCTACTATATAACGATCACCTTCTGCAGGTGATCCTGGAGGTGGATTAAGAATGTCTTTAACTGAATCTTGCCAATCAATACCTGGAGAAACAACTAAACTATTAACATAATCAGCAACTGCTTTAGAAGTAGGAACTAATGTATTTGAAGAAGCTGTTAAAGTAGTTTCAAAAGAAGTAATAGTAGCCCCTGTTGCTAAGGTCAAAGAATCAATATTAGCTGTTCCATCAATCCATAAATCCTTGAATTCATTAGAAGAACCTCCTAAACTAACAGTATCATCAGATGCTGGTAAGAGAGCATTAGTAGCAGTAGTATCAAAAGATAGCCAACCTGAACCATTTTCTAAAATTCTCAAAGTTTTATCAGTAGCTACACTAATATCTAAATTACCTGTTGAAGGAGAAGTAATATAAGCTGTTGCTCCTCCAAATTCAATATTCTTTGTTGACTTAATTCTTACTGCATCTGTAGCTGAAACTAATTCAACATACCCTGTTTGTTGTTGCCATAACCCTGCCCCTCCTGGCAAGGACCCATAAACTATTTCTTTTGTAGAAGTATTATAATAAAGAACATTTGTTTCTGATGATTGAGCCGATATAGTATTAGCAAATAAACTACCATCAGGATCAATTTTAAATCTTTGTAAAAATCCACCAGCATCACCTGTCATAAAAACCAAACTACCATAATCATTTGTTTGGTCAGTACAATAAGAAACTATAGCTGCATGCTCACTACCAGCTGACCCAATAAAACCAATTGAAGTATAATTACCTGTTGTATTATTTGTGTTACCAAGCTCAATATTATTTAAACCTCTAGCATAAGTTGTAGCTGTATTAGTGGTTTGAGCTGCAATAATGGCACCTGCTGCTTTATCTGAAGTAAATCTAGCTAAATAACCAGAACCATCAGATGTTTTAGAAAGAACCATAGTACCTACTATAGTATGAGCAGAACCATCCCAAGTAAAATTGGCATCTCCTTCTATAGTAGAAGCTGTTTTCCATATAGCAATTTGATTATCTACTGGAGTTCCATAAATTCCTACTGTTCCAGAACCAAGTCTAGTTGCTACACCAGCATCATCAACATCATACCAACCATCAGTACGAGCTTCCAACCTTCTATAACCAGAGGTAGCAGCTCCAGCATTAGAAACCTTAAGAGCTTCTAAGCCTTTTTGAATTTTAAGATTATAAATTGACATGATTTTAAAATTATTTTATAAAGATATGAATTTTTTTTAATAAAACCAAACTAGAACCATTTTTTTGTGTTATCTCTTTAACTAAACTGCTGTAAATTTACCAGCAAAATTCCAACTCCCACTTACTCTCTGTTCAATTATTAAATGACCAAATCCATCATCATATAACCTCCAACTACCATTTGTATCTTCATTCCCAATATAAAACTTCTTATCTATAGGAATTTTTAAATCTTGTCTAACAGTAACTAAAGAACTTTCTACTGTAATAAGACTAGTTTTTGATAATTGAATATCAAGTTTAGTTTCAGCATTAATTATAGCTTGTGTTCCAGTATGACTAAATTTAAAGTATTTAGAATTATCAATCAAATGTAATAAAGAAGTAGGTTCAATAATGTGATTACCTATACCAACATTTGAATTTCTATAAATAGAAGAACCAATTAAACTCCACAAATCTGCTGGGAGATCGGAATATGTAACTTCCTTAGTAGAAGAATCATAATAAAGAACTTGTGTTTGAGAAGCAGCTTTTAAAGTATGAAAATAAGGCTTAGAATATAAATTAATAGCTCCTGTTGTATCTACAGAATTTCCATATAAATTTAAACTCTCTGTAGTTAAAGTTCCACCCTTTATAATTTGACCTCCTGCTCTTCCTCCCAACAAAACATATTGTAAGTGATCATCATGTTCTAAACCAGTTAACTGACTATGGTCTCCAGTAGAACCAAAACCTGCTTTAACCAAAGCACAATAATCAACATACAAATAGTGATTTGTATTTCCTGTAGCTGCATGATAAAATCTTATCTTTGCTTCACCTCCACTTGTATGTTCACTTGGGTCTGGGATAGAAATTTCTATCCATTCATAATTAGCTTGAGATTGTAAAAGCGTTATATAATCTTCCCAAATACTATCTCCATAATCCCACATTTGAACTTTAACATCATGATTCCCAGTATAATAACATCTTAGCCATAATCTAGTAGGAGAATGAACAATGCCTGAAAATATTAATTCAACATCAAAACCTGGAACTCCTGTTACTTCTCTTATTGTCCAAGCTACATTATCATGAACATTAGTGGTTAAATAAGTTCCTGAAGTCTGTGTCCCTTTTGTTATAACAGAACCAGTAGCTAAATAAATATATTGACTTATGGCTTCATCTACATAAGTCTTAACAGCTGAAGATGTTGGAATTCTGGTATTATAATCTGAAAGAGTAGTTTCTATCAAACCCACAGATGCACCAGAAGCACTTAATTGTAAGTTACCATATATTCTCACTAAATCATTGTCAAATTCTCCATAAATTAAAGGAGTAGCTGATTGAGAATTTTCAATATAAAGTTTATTACTTCCAGTTTCATTATAACCAGCAGAATAACCTAAAAAAACATTATAACTACCTAAAGTATTAAACCCAGTAAGTCCACCAATATATGTATTGTAAGAGCCTGTTTCATTCAAATTACCTGCAGCTGAACCTACTCCAACATTATAAGAACCACTTAATGTACTTTTTAAAGCCTGATACCCAATAGCAACACCACTACTTCCTGTTGTTAAAAGACCAAAGGCTTCAAAACCTACAGCTGTAACCCCTTGAGCCTCTGTTAAGTTCTTACTTGCTAAAGCACCAACAGCAGTATTAAATCTACCTGTAGTATTTGAATTTAAAGCAAATTGTCCAACACCTACTAGAGAAGTTCCCTGTATTCCTGTTGACCCTGTTAAAGTTAAATTTCCTGCACTCTTACCTACAAAAATATTACTAGCATTCCCACTTAAATCAAAGTCATGTAAAAAAGTATTTATACCCTTATAAAAAACCCCTAAAACAGAACTTTGATTAGAAGCAACTGGCATTTTAAAATTCTGAGTTATTTCTAATTGTTCACTAGGAGTGTCTATACCAATTCCTACCCAATCACCTAAATTAGTTGGATAGAGAAAAGCAGGACCTTCTTCAGGAATAGTTCTAGTCCAATAATTATCTTCTTGTATTATTGTTTCCCAAGATAAAACCCCTCCAGCATTTACCCTTAAAAATTTATTTTCTTCATAAAGAGAAGGCCATGTATAAGAAGAATTTCCTCCTGGGTCTTCATCAGCTACTGCAAAAGTAACTGAACTAGTTGTACTATAAAGAGCAAGAAATCCATGAGTTCCTTCACCAACCCCTATATGTAATACTCCTGAATTATAAATAAAAGCATTATTTCCACCAAGTACATTAGTATCTACAAAATAAGCAACCTGGTCTGCTTCTCCTGAACCTGAAATAACCCCTGAAAGATCTACTTCAAACCAAGATAAAGTCCCACTAGCAGAAGAAATTAAAACTCCATAATCAACCTCTGGATATGCTGTTGGCCAAGAATAATCTTGAGATTCTGTAGTAGCTACTGAAGAATGAAAAGAAACCCCATAATCTGTTTCACCATCATAAAAAGTTAATAATCCTAATTCAGATTGCTCAGACTCAATATCTCCTAAAATTATACCATGTAAATGTAAATTATCAAACTCACTATAATAAACAACATTATCTATTACATTTCCTTTTTTATATAAAACCCACTCTCCCTTAATTGAAGAAGCATTTCTAAACAAACCAGAAGTACTTATAACTTGTCCTACACCATCATAATAAGTTCCATAAATCCCTATATCAAGCAAATCAGAAACAGAATTATTTCTAGCTAAATGAATTAAAGAATCTTCTATAGAAAGAGTTTCTGTATCAATTATAGTTTGAGTCCCCCAAACTGTTAAGTTTCCTAAAATTACTACTGTAGAAAGAGCTTCTCCTATAGTAATATTATTAGCACCAGTATTACTCCACAAATTATGAGCACCAGCTTCTTCTCCAATTATATCATTAACAACTTTTATTGAATTTGGTAAACCAATTTGTAAAGTTTGATCATCAGCCCTAGTTTCTATTTCATCTTCAGTTCCAATTATATTTAAAGTTTGAGAGTCTAAATCTATAGAACCAGTTCCACTATCACCAGCAAAATTTAAAGTAACAGCTGTTAATTCATTATAAGTAACAAACCTTCTCCACTCATTAATAGCCCCTCCATAATATCCCCAAAAACCTTCTTCTCCTAATTCACTATGATAATACATTTGTCCACCAACAGCTGTAAAAGCAGTAGGAATTGCAGAACTAGGGTGAATAACAGGATAAAGTAATCCTTTATTTCTAAGATTTAAGGGATTAAAATATTCTAATTCAAAGCCAGGCATTCTAAAAGCTAATTATAAAGTAAAGTTCCTACAAAATTTTCTTCTGATTCAATTCTTACACTCCAATTATCAATATGAAGAACATACATATTTACTTCCAATCCTTTAGAATCCAAAATTGTAATAGCAGGTTTTCTGCCTAAATTGTGAGAGTAATCAAAAGGAATCCCACCTGTTAAATTTAAAGTTACAGTTTTATTTTTATCTCTTGATTTTATTCCTAAAAGAATAAACCAATATTGACCTACTTCAGCTTCAATCCCACCTGGATTGGTGGTTCTACACACTAAAATATCTGTTTCCCAACCTAATTTCCCACCAACCCCACCAGCATAACCATCATAACTTATTATCCAATAATCGCCTGGAGAACCTACTGGGTAATCTGGATTAGTAGAAAGGTCTATATAACCTTTAAAAGTAAAATTACCACCACCAGGTACTCCACCTGAATCAATTAAAGGTACCCATTCTTGTAAAGGAACATCCCAATAATAATGTAGATATACTCCGATATTTGTATTATACCAAAGCATAGCTGTATTAATAGGAGGCGTAGTTCCTACATGAATAGCTTTAATTAAACCAAGATTTATACTATCTGGCATTTTTTAAGGTATTGTATATATTAAATAACCTTCACTATCAATAGAATAATTCTCAACTTGAGCTGAATTTTCACCTTCAATTAAATCCAACTCCCCCATAGCATTTACATTGGGTAAGATATGCTCAGGTATTTGATTTGCTGTCCCTAATCCTTCTCCTTCTAAAAATGAAACTTGATTAATCATTCCAATTTCTTCAGCTAAAAATACTTTTAATAAATCTAAATCACTAACTTTCCAATACCAAGTATAAACCTCTATATCTAGCCAAAATATAGTAATAATTGTTAACGTTGGTATAACTACTGTCTGCCCCATATATTAAATGTCTGATAAAACCGTAGCCCAATATGAAAAATCGGGGTTATTAGGATAATATAAAGGTTGTAAAGTACCTGAAACATTAGAAATAATATTACCATCTAAATCCATCATTATAAAACCTCTCATTAAGGGTAGCTTATATTTTTCAATTGCTACATCTGAATTTGGGGTAAAATAAGTATCAGGGACATACCTAACTCCTCTAGTATTTTTAACTAATTGTAACAAATTATCCCATTCTACTTTACCCTTACTTTCACTCCAATATCTATAATCAAAATATTTTGAAAACTTAACTTGAATATCTTTTCTAACATCATCAGCACTATAACCTTGCCATAAATCACAACGAAAACTTACATCAATAAGTTGATAAACAACATTTTTAATTTGAATACCATAATTAATTCCACCAACTGATTGAAGTTCCACTAAAGAAAAATAAGCTTGTCCATATTCAAGTAAATCATCTCTTTCTTGTTGAGTTAAATCAACTCCATTTTGAGTAGCTACAGCTAAAATAACCTCTCCATTCTCATTGAAGCCTTGATGATAAACTTTAAGAATGTTAGTATTAATTTTCATGAAAACTTGTTCTAACATAGCTAAAGTCCCTTTAGCTAAAATATTAGCACCTTCCTTTATTCTTTTCCTAAAATAATCATCTTGCTCAATATCTCTTCCTCCACTTGCCTTATATTCATTAATAACATACCTGTGACCTACAGGAACAGGAGAAATTTTAGTTATAGTCAAAGCATCAACATTAGCTATATCACCTAATTGATCACTTCTTAATTTAACATAGCCCCAACCATGAGAACCAAGTGTAAGGTTTTGTTGTAATGAAAAGGTAATACCACTAGCTCCAGAAAAAATATGAGTACCAGCAACATAAGCCGTTCCTGGATTACCTACTACCCTAGCATAAACATAACTACTAGCTGATTCAAACCTTTGAGCAACTCCAAAGATTTCAGCTGAATTATCTAAATAATCACCAAAAGCAGCATCAGGAAAAAGATGACCTTCTAAAATAGCTATTTCTTTTAAGACCTTTTGTCCTACTTTAGCTACTCCATAACTAATCCCACTTAAAACAGATTCATCTGAAACTTTTGTAACTTTATCTGTTTTGCTTAATAAAACTTCAACAAAAATTTGTTTTAGTTCTTCAATTGTAGAAACTTGGGTTATCATTTGTTAAAATATATTGTTTTGTTTAATAATAAATCACCATAAACTGTTCTAATTTCAGCTTCTATAAAAACAGCATCTTGATAAAAACCTACATTAGTAATAGAAAAAGAAGAAAAAGTATCATCTTTAGAAAAGAGAGAATAATATTGTCTAAAAATAACAGGAAAAGCAATGGCTTTTAAGTTAGAGCCAACTATAATACTTGAAGAAATTCCATCATCAGGGAATTCTGGAACATCTCCTTTATTCAAATTACAAAGAATATCACAAGCTTGTTGAATAGTCTCTTTATAAGTAAGAACTTTTAAGTCATCATCCACAAAAGTAATTGTTCTATCTAAATCTTTCCCATACATTTTTTCACCCTCTAAATTATCAACAACACTTTCTAAATAATTAATGGGATAGGTTTTATCAAAAACAATTTTTAATAAAACTCCTCCTTTATTAGAATATTCTTCTTCAGTTAAATCATTTTTAACAGCTAAATCTACCCAATTATTGTCAAAATCAGAATTTTGTAAAGTTAATCTAGAAATTGTTTCTAAAGTTTCATTTTGTTTTAACCCATATTCAGATTGGATTCCTTCATTATAATTAAGGTTAGTTATAGGAGACCTCAAGAATTTAGAACTCTTTTTTATTATTTCTAAACTCTTGATAATATCCTCAATCTTATCCAATAAATTCCAATCAGCTATATTGATAAAAGACTCCCTGTTTAAATAAAAAATTTCTTCAACTTTTTTAGCTTCAGTTAATAAAATATCTAATTTTGAAAAAGCAACAGAATCAGCTACTCTAAAGTTACCAGCATAATAATCAATTATTTTTCTTGAATCAACTTCAATAAAAGCAACATAATAATCTATCAAAGAATAGATATCATAGCCTGTTATTTTAACAAAATCAGATATAGTAGTTTCTTTAAAAGGTAACATAGCCAAAAGGATTGCCAATTTCGTTTGGAGAAGGAATTTTATTTGCTGGGAATAGATTATAATCACTATTAGGATATTTAACAGCTAAAGCTACTTCAGAAGCTAAAAGATCTATTACCTTAGTCATGTTATCAAACATCAAAGTTTTCCTTAAAGAATTTCTCTTGTGACCTTTTTCATAAATAGGAGAAACAGCAGATAAAGACAAAGAATAAGTCCAAATCATATTTAAGTCCTTAGATTGAGATAACTTCAAATCAGTTAATTCTACTATCCAACTATGCCCTAAAGAAGGATTATAAAAATAAGTTCTATAAGGGTAACCCTCATGACTTAAACCACTTGATTTTTCATATAGGTGTTCAAATAATTTAATAGCCCCATATCCTGTTTTAACTTTTGGGTCAAAATATTTGTGTTTTAAATGAAAGGGGAACTTTAAATGAAGTAATCCACCTTCTACTTCAGTTTGTCCTATTAACATCTTAAATTTCTTACCAAAATTACCACTTAAAACATACTGTTTAGGAATAAAACTATCTGTTTTTAAACTAGTAATTCCACCAGCAGACTTTTTAATATTAGTAATTTTAGAAGAAGTATATTGAATTTGTTCTGGCATTACAGGAAATACAAATAAATCAGTTGTAATTGTATCTCCATTATCTTTTATTTTAGCTAATTCAATAGAACAAATATAATATTCAAAATCATTAGGAAATAGCCAATGAAGATAAGATTTTCCTATTGATTGAACTAATTGTAAATATCTACTTCTAACTAAATCATCCATTATACAAGTCCTCCTATAATTTGAGCAATACTAGTAGCTGTACCTGGGAAACCACCAGCTATAACAGTAGTATTAGTAGGATTAATAGCACCTGGTTGAAGAACAACTTCAGCTGAATGAATAGCATCAGTTATAATCTTTGCTAAATCAGAAGCAAATAATTGAATAGCTGCTTCTGGGTCTTCTAACCCATTTCCTTTAACAGAATTTACAATTTGTTGTTGAATATATGCTTGATTAACCATATTACTTAAATATTTCTGCTACTTTATTTTTTAACTCTTCTACTTGAACCTTATTCATTATAGGTTGTACTCCCATTGAAGTTTGAACAGTAATATTAGATATTTCAGTTAAAATATCTTCTAACAATTTTTTTACAGAATATTCAGAACTATTTTGAATTAAAAATTTATTAGCTGTTAATTCTGAATCTTCTTTTGAAACAGTAACAAGTTTCTTTTCAGCTGTTAAATTGACATTTTCAAGAGATTGTATTGAAGAAGCTTTTCTAGTATAAAGAGCAAAATCTCCTTGAATTTCTATAACAAATCTACCTTTATCTTGAGAATTGTGAATATCTATATAAAGACCATTTTCAAATTCAGGAGCCTTAAGATGAATAAATAAATTACCTTTCTTTCCTTGACCTCTTATAGTTACAATATTTTCTTCAAAACTTTTAATTATCTTAAATTCTTTCTCAACAAAATTATCATACTCATCATCTTTAGCTAAAATAGCTATAACAATAGGGTGATTACTAATAATTTCATTAATAAAAACAACTAAGCTTCCAGCTTCATCAATACCTAAAGGAAATTCAATTTCTTGTAGAACATTTTTATCAACTCTAACATCTTGAACAAATTCACCATCAGATGTTAAAATATCAATTAAATTAGTTCTATAACAATTTTCAATATATTCTCCTCTATCAACATCATAAGGAAGTACAATATAACCATATCCAACAGAATATCTTGGATTGGGAATCCTTTGCCTAGCTAAAGGGTTTCTATTTTTTCCTCTTCTAAACTCAATAGCCATAACCATTTTTTAAACTAAATTGTTGTCTTTTAAAGAAATAATTAAAAACATCCATATTAACTCCAAAATTTTCCTTTATCTTTACAGGTTGCCCCACATCAGCAGTTAATCTTTTAATAATAGTTTCTTTAATATATTCAGTATCAACAATACTAAAATAAGTAATTGGATCACCCTTTTTAGTGAAATGAGTTTCTCTAATATATTCTTCCATCATACCATTTTTAACCTCCAAAATAGTAGTTCTATCAATACGACTAGAATTAATAGAATAATTATTAGCAACACCATCTACATAAAAAATTTCACCAGTTGGTTGAAATTTAATAAAAGTTCCTCTTTTTATTCTTCTATCTCCATTTATTGTAATTGTACCTTTTCTAACAAAAGGAGAATAACTATAAATTTCAATTAAAAATCTTAAATCCTCTGCCATTTGTTTGATTATACTATCCCTACTTATTCCTCCTCCTGACCCAACTACGCCACTATAAGGAATATAATTAGTTGGAATTTCAAACTTTTTATTTCCCCAAATATCAGCATAAATTGGAAAAAAGACAGCTGGTAAATAACCCATAGCAACAGAACTTGCCATTCCTATAAAATTAGCTTTTGGAGTTATTTGATACCAAGAATAAATATTTTCTTCATTGAAATAGAGATTATCATTAACAACATCCCCTTCTTCTATTTCAATTACTATTGGAGACCTACTAAAAGCAGTATTTTTAGTGGCTCCTACTTTATCAGTACTTTCTTTATTTGATAAATTTTTTCTTCCAATAAAATCTAAAATAGAATCTTTACTATAAGGAGGTATTCTGGCAACTAAATGATATAAATCTCCATAAGTATCCCCAAAAAATTCAACAAAAGGTTCCTGACAAATTTTATAAAATTGATTGAGAAAACTACCATCTGGTTGAGAAATGCTACCATCTTGTATCCTTCTATAAGAAACATTCTTATCAATAACAAGTTTCATAATTTGCCATAACCCATTAGCCAATTGAGATTTAACAGGTAAAAATTCCTCATAAGAATCTGTTATAGAAGTAACAGTATAAGGTTTCATTGGAGTAATAGGAGCTGGTTGACCTGTAGCATTACCAGTGGTAGGAGTTGAAGTAATGATTTTAATTTCTCCTAAACCAATTTGATTAGGCAAAGAAGGAGCTGGGGTTGCTCCTCCACTACCAGGAGTAAGAGGAGCAGGATTTAAGGGAGTAACTGTAGTTGTAGTAATAGTTATTGTACGAGGAACTTTTTCATCCAATCTATAAATATAAGATCTTCTATCTCCTTTTGTCCCAAAAACATCACAATCATTAGCATACCCTTTAAAAAGAGAATCAGGAACAACTCCCATATTAGAAAGTTGATTAATAATAAATCTCAATAAAACAGAAATTGATTGATATCTTTTAGATATGATTAAGTGATTATATTGACCTGAAACTAATAACCTTTGAATAATTTTATTTTGGTCAGGTATATTAGTATAAAGATTCTCAGCAAACATAGTAGGATAAAAATAACTAGCATCCTCTATTAAAAGTTTCATCAAATCTCTACCAACTATACTTATTACCAAATCATTATTCATTGGACTTGTACTAACTGCATTAGAATCTACTAATCCAATCATATCATATATTTGATTTGGTAAGTCAGAAAAACCAATATTTTTCTTTTTCTTAGACCTTCTTTCTATTTTAAGAGTTTCAAACCTAATAAAAACTAAATCATTTGTATTAATATATTTATGAAAAAATGGATTGTATCTTAAAGAAGCATCTCTGTTAAATAATTTATTCAAAAAAGCTATTTCATAAAATTCATAACCTAGCTCTTTCAAAACATTATCAGAAACAGGAGCTATATTAAAACTAAAAGTACCTCCCCCTTTACCAACAGCAATGTTCAAGTCAGTAATAAAAGGAGAAACATCAATAAAATCACCTTTTAATTCTTTATGAACTTGTGTAGATAAGGCCCTACACCACATCCAAACAGTAATGTTGGGATAATCAGTATTATAAACTTGATTGAAACCACTACCTGTATATTGATAAACTGGTTTATAATCTGGATGACATAATAAAGTATTTAATTGTCTACCAAAAAAAGCAACATAACTAAAATCAGGAGTAACTTGATTTTTGCCAGAAATAGCTAAAATTTCTCTAAAAGCTTTATCTATAGGAATTAAAACAACAGTATTTTTTTTAAAATAAATTTCTCCCCAACGATTAGAATCAGCAAAAATAGGAGTCATAACATCCCTTTCAGCTTGATTTGTATAGGAATCCCAAATTCTTTCTATATTAGCTTTCCCAGTACCCCCAGCATAAAGAAGAAAATCAGTAACAGAAATATCCTTAGCAATAGAAATAGAAGTAGGATCACAAAATTCACCTACAGTATCTATCTCTATATCTACATGAGTATATCTTATGAATTTTTTAATAGCCATATAAAATACTCATTAAGGGGTCCAAGGGCTAGCCCCACTTTGATTACCACTACCAAAATTTCTTGCAATCCAATCTAATACATTAGATAAACCTTGACCTATAACTTCTAAAGCTGGAATAAGGGGTTTCATTAAAGTTACTACTTGGTCTCCTTTTTCTGCAAAAAGACTAGCTAATTCTGCTGTTTCTTGAGCTAATTCACCAGTTGCATCTATAGCTCTTTGTGTCATTGTCCCTTCATCCATTCTAGATTTTTCAATATCTTGAGTCCAACTATTAACATCAAGACCTCCAGATAAATAACCTTCAGCTAACTTTCTAGCCATAACTGGTTCCAAACCAAAAGTCCCTTTAACATTCCAATAAAATTCTTCTCTTCCTGGACTAGCTTGAAACAAAGTCTGTAAATAAGTTTCTAAATAACTTTTTTTAGTAATTGGGTCAATAGCACTTAAAGGAGCTGATTTCATTTCTTCCATTTGCCATAAACTAGCTCCAGGAGTTAAACGAGCCAAAGAAGCATATTGTAAAGCCTCTACTTGAGGTGTAGAAGCTGTTTTTAATCCTTGAGCTACTGCCGGTACTAACTTAGCTAGAATTTCAGGATTTTGAAAAGCTTTATCTAAACCAGCTAAAGCAGAAACAACACCAACATTTACCCCTTCACTAATTTCCCCTAAAGCTTCTAATTGTTGTCTATTAGTTTCATTCAAAATCTTAAAATATTCAGGTAATAAAGCTAAATTAGATCCTTGAAAAACACCAGCTTTCCTACCACCAGCAACTGCCATCCCCATCATCCCAAACACATCCTCAGTTCCCCCTCTTTGCATCCTCATAGCTTCTAATAAATCTGCTTCTTGAAAACCAAAAGCTTGTTTACCTACCATCAAACCAGCAGCATTCCTCTCATTAACCTCACCATAAGCTCTTGCTGCAGCATTAATATCTTCAAAAATTTGGGGATAGGCATATCCCATTTGAGTAAAACTAAGTTGTCCAGGTGCTCCTGTCCGAGAAAAGTTTTTAATCCAAGGTTCAAATCTTCTAAAATTACCCCCATACATTTGAGAAAGCCCCCCCAAACCTTGCTGATAACCTTCTGCTTCAGCCATACTTCTAGTAATGAGAGACCCAACAAAGGGTATACTAGAAGCCATCATATAAAACTCATTCGGCTGTTGTAATACATTAGAAACATGAGATGCAATGTTTCTAAATCCTTGAGCTAAAGCTGTACCTGTAAATGCTCCTAAAAAGACATCTTTAAAACTACTCCCACCTCCTGCAGTTCCTCCTCCTCCATCTCCTCTTTGTTTCATTAATTGCCTTTGATATTGAAGCTTAAATTCTTCAGTATCAGAAAGGTCTGATAACTCACCCCTTTCATAAGCATTAATTTGGGCTTGGACATTTTCTCTATCAGCAGCTATTTCTTTTCTAGCTGATTCTTTAATAGCATCTAAAATGTCCCTTAAAAGCTTAGTTTGAAGTTTAAAATCTGTCTCTTCCTTAGCAATTCGACCCATTTTAGACTCATACTGTCTTTCTGCTGCTCCTACTTCTCCAAGGTTTGCAGCATTAGCTACCCTTTCTTCCTTATATCTTTCAGCAGCAGTTCTTTTAACACCAAACTCTATTTGTTTTCTTCTTTCAAGAGCCTTTAATTGCTCTTCCATAGATTTGGTAACATCTTTTAAAGCCCTGCCTTCTTCAGCAGCCCCTCTCAAAACAGATAAGCTTAAATCTTCAGCTTTCTGCCTTAACCTATCTAATAAGGTTTGTGCTCCTCTATCTTCCCCTCTAAAGGATATAACAGTATCAGCCATAATTATTACTTAGATTGAGGAAATTTGATTTTATCAAATTGTGACAAATCTAAATTATCATATAAATCATCCAAAGCTTCTTGTGTTATTGTAGGCTTACTTTTCTTTAACCACTTACCAGTTTCTTTGTAATTATCTCTATCCTCTTTCTTAACAATAGAAGATTCAATATAATAATTAACAAGTTTCTCTTCATCATACTCAAACTTAATATCAATCAAACACATTTCCCTATGTTGGGGAGAATTAAAGGGAATATTATGCTTTTTCCTCCACCAATAGTCAAAGGGATATCTGTTGTTCCAATATACAATGAAGTTTCTGAGTGTATCTTCATTCCAGTTCATTACTCTTTTTCTTCCTTAGGTATAGGCAATAACTCAAGGTCTTTTTGCAAAATACTAAACCATTCAGAATACCATGGAAAAAAGACTTTTTTATAAGCTAACACCATTTCTTTCATCTCAAATGGAGTTAAATTCATAATATTGTCTATTTTCAAATGAGTTTTCAATTCAGGAATTAAAACTGTAAAAACAGCAATAGCATCAATAAAATCTAAAGCCAAATTACCACTACCACTATTGGTGCTGACCATTTGTCTATAAATCCCATTTGAGAGAGTAATTTTCATTGTCTCAATGTCAATTGTTTGACCTACAGTAGGAAATTTGACTTCAAAAGTTTGACCTTGAAAAGCAAGTTTACAAACTTTAGATAATTCTTTCTTTTCTTCCATTTTAATTAATTTTTAAGTTATTTTTACAAAAAAAAAGAACACTTAAAGTAGAAGTGTTCTTTTCTTATCTATATTACACAATAATATTTGATATTACCCTTTTCGTCGTTTCACTTCTCTTTAAATCTAAACCATTAAGTTGGGAAAATAACGGGGTAAAGATATCGAAACGATTGATTTTTTCCACTAACTTGGCCTTCATTAATATTGAAATTATCTGTATCAAGAAATAAACCATTAATTACAGCATAAACATCTTCTGCTGAAGTAATAAGACCAGTTTCAGGATCTACTTCTCCTACAACCTTTTTATACAAAACAACTTGTACCCCTACATCATTTAATAAAACATTATCTACAAATGACTTAGTATCTTGAACATCCCTTCTAATGGCTCCAGGTATAGTAGACTTAGTATAATCAATATTATAAAAATCAGCCGTTAATGTGCCAGCCCAACTAATAGCAGGAACTTCTTGTGGTGTTAATTCTCCAAGACCCCTAACTTCAGCTCGATTAAAGTTTTCATTAACAGTAATACCTCTCATTTTACCAATAGTTACCCCATTAGCTTTAACTATGGCTAAAGCGGCATGTAATACTTGATTTGATGGCATAATATGTAAATTTTAATGATTCAACAAAAAATAATTATGAATTAGGGTCAATCATAAAACCTGTAAAGAATAATTTGTTTACAGGGAAATTAGGAACAAATTCATAAGTTACCTTATAAGCATCTTGGTCTACAGTTACTGTAATATTCCTATAAGAAAGAATTAAATCATCCTTAGTATCTGTAGCTGTTCTACTATTAAGATAACCAGCTAACCAATTTTTAACATCTTGTTTAGAAAGGGTATTTCTATTAACTCCTTCAGATTGACCTAAAAGTTGTTTCTTTGCATTATAAACAATTTCTTTATTTAATTGATTAGCAATTCTCATAATTTGGATTTCATGAGAACTACCATCCTGATTAACTAAATAATCATTATTTTGAAGGGAATTAATAGCTTGATTGATAATAAATTTGTTAAATTCAACATCCCATTTAGTGTGAAGAACACCATATTTAAGGGCTTGTTCTCTCTCAAATTTGGTTAAGGAATGAACTTCAGCATCTATATCAATTCCTTTAAAAGTACCAGGAACTTGAGGTTGTAAACCAGCAATTCTACCTAAAACAGCAGCTGCTTTAAAAATAGAACCATAAGTCTTATAAGTCCCATTCTTTAAAACTTTCTTAAAACCACCATGAACAATAGTAACTGAAGTATCATTCCAATATTGAGCATCATCAATAGATCCTAAACTGACTCCATTAGCAAATTTAGTATCATCTTCTCCCCCTCCAATAAATAAAAATTCACCATATTTAGCTTCCGTTTTTAAATGAGTAAGTATTTTAGCTAAATCAGAATCCTGAGCATCTTCTCCCCACTTATCAGCTAAAATAAAACTATAATCTAAATTAGTAATGACATCTAAAACATCATCTAAAGCATTATAAGTTTCAGTACCACCACTAGCTAAAGTATTTCCTGAATAGGTAGTTAAATCAGCATCTGTAATATCTCCTGTTCCATCTTTAGTATAAGTCTTAATAGAAAACATTGATAAAAATTGTCCATTGGTTGACATCCAAAGATGTAATTCTTCAATAGTAGCAAATTCTTCAGAAGAAATAAGTAAATCTGGTTCTGTATCATCTGCTTGAACAAAATCCCAAGGCAAACCATCAGTACTATCTGTACCCTTGAAAGTACCTCTATAAAAATCAAGAATATATGTATTAGCTGTTACACCTGCTCTCATCTTAAAAGCATAACCAAAAGTTAATACATCATCATCATTCTCATCACCATTTCCACACAAACCTTCATCAACAACCTGAAGAACAATATGGCCACCATTAGCTCCTCCTCCTGTTGGATTAAAAGCTAATTCAGCAGGAACTGTAGTAGCAGCCTTAATAAAATAAATATTGCTTACTCCTGGTACTGTAAAACCTTCAGGCTGAAATAGCCATTTAGCCAAAGCCCAAAAAATACCTCCTCCAAGAGCACTTCTAAACTCATCAATATTGTTATAAACTTGAATAGCATTAATACCATTCTTAAGAGTACCTTTAACACCAGGCCCAGAACCAAATCCTGCTCCTGCTCCTGTATCAATAATCAACACATTACCATAAGATAAATTCAAAGGTGGATTATTAATACCTGATTTAATTTGAGAATAGACTCCAGGTTCAGTAACTGTTTTATTCCCAAAAACAAATTTTGTAGCCATATGTTATATTATTATATATTCTTATTTAATAATTTTATCTTCAGTAAAAGCTTTCTCCCAATCAGATTGAGTTTTCTTAATATTTCCATACTTTTTGGTAACATGGAGAGATAAGCGAGAAGAAAGTTTCTTAAGAGAAATAAAAGTAAAACCAGTAATTAATTCCTCTTCCTTTGGCTGATTTTTTTTACCTTTTTTAGTGATATCTAAACCACTATCAACAGTTTCTTCAGACATTTTTCTAATTTTTTATAAATTTAATAAACTTTTCTTAAAAAACAAAACTTACAGTTTTTTATTTAACTAAATAAGTTTTATTGTACAGCTTTACCAGAAAAGATAATATCTTGCATCATTTGATCACTAAAAAATCTTGGAACTGAAACATCATAATTAGAATGAAGAGTTAAAGCTCTAATAAAAATATGTTTAGGAATAAGGTCAGAGTTTATTTGTAAATCTTGCCCTCCCAATTTTGGATTTTGAAGACCAACCAATTGAACACTATCAAAAATAGAAATAAGCAAAGATCTCATAGTATTATACATTAATAAAACTTCTAAAGTATTTTCAGAAGTAAAAATAATACTATATTGAGCTTCAAAATTTCTATTATAAACTGGAGTAAATCTAAGATTATCATCATCCCAAAGTGGTGATTTAAAACCTTCATCTACTCCAATTCCATCAAAAGCTGCACTTTCTCCTGGTAAAGTAATATGAATAGTAGGTAAATCAGCTCTAGACACATCAAAAAATTGTCTCACAGCAACCTTTCTAGGATGGTCAGTTCTCCTTAAAAATAATTCCTTACCTTGGTCATAATAATCAAATTTTCCAAACTTATTACCATGAAGCAAATTATAGAGTAAAGATTTAGTTTCATCAGCTAAATTAGCTTCAAAATCTTTGCTAATGTGAGTGACTAAACCCGTAATGAGATTAAATAAGACAATTTCAGGAATAATTATCATAATAAATAAATTTTAAAACCCCAATTCATGTAAAAATCTATCAGTACTCTTTTGAACTTCAAAAGGAACATTAGTTATAGTTAAAGCCTTTTGAGATAAATTACGAGCAGTAATACCAGTATGAATAAAAGCATCAGGGTCAGATAAATCACTAACTCTTCTAAAAGAAAAATAAGTTCCTTGGTTTAAAGTTGGATTGATATTAGGTAATCTAACTATACCAGCTTCAATAGGAGATTTATGTTGATAAGCTTCAAAAGTTTTACTTTTTGAAACAACCATAGCTCTTGTTCTATTTATTCTTAAATCTGGGGGGATATCAGAAATTTTTAACCCTTTACCTTGAGGTTTAGATTTGACTATCTTATAAATTTCATCAGGCATTACACCAGAAAAAACTTCACTCTCTCCCAAAGCTCCAGGGGTAGCCCACCTAAAAGGAATTGTTAAATACCACCCTCCATTAACTTTCATTTTAGCTTTTTTGCTATGACTAAAACCTTCTTTCATATCAAAAGGACTAACTCCTTGTTCCACCATATTAGGAACAACTCCAATTAGTTTAACATAACCAGTTCTTGGTCCAGCCTCACCTACTTTTAAGCTATTTATATATTGCCATCTAGTGGCATGTAAAGTTTGTCTAGCAAGACTTTCCCAATTGTAGGCTACTCTAGCTGTTAATTTTTTAATAACAAAGTCTATTAAATCATTAACAATCTTCCTATCAAGATTGAATTCATCAGCTACTTGAGAAAAATCTATAATAATAGGTTCCATTATAAAACTGTAGAATTATCAAACATATAATTTCTATCAAAATTTTGCCTATCTAAAACATAATGAGCTCTTCTAGCTATAGCATGAATAGGCATTTGATGAATTTCTTCTCTACCTGAAACGACATTGGTTATGTTAGTAACCATAACTTCTCTAGGCAAATCTAAAATATGAAATTGTAAAGAGTGCAAATATCTGATAGAAAAAGTTAAATCAGAAATATTAAGGTATTCATTACTAAAAATAATCTTATTTTTTTCTACAAGAGAATAATTAGCTAAAGGGACTTTCTCTAATATAGAGTTATCTGCTACATATCTATATAAGTAAGAAATTTCTTTAACAACTCCATAAACTAAAAAAGCAAATAATTGTCCATCATAAAGTTTAGGATGAACAATTTCTGTATAAATAGAATTAGTATCCTTTAATGTAATTCTATCCATATAAGAAAGAGCATCAACATCTCTTACTGTAATAGAAACAGTGCCTAAATTTTGTTCTGTCCAAGCTCTATATTCATTAGATAAATTAATAGAATGAATAATAGCTCTAGTAGTAACTGGGTTGATGAAAAACCAACCTGTTCCACCACAATTTTGACAAGAAGAATTATGCCCCCCTCCCTCTGATTTACAAGGGCATTTTAAAGCTTTCTCAATAACAACATCATAACCTTTATTCCATATAGCAGCTTCAAATTCTGCTTTCCTAAAATCTACTTTAGGATAGGTAGTAAGGATAAGAGGAGCAGGACTAAGTATTTTATTAACTTCATATTTAGACTCAGCTTGTTGTAAATAACCTGTAACAGTAGCTAACCCACTAATTGTCCCTTCAATATTAACTATACTCATAATCTATCTTTAGTTAAAAATTGAAAAAAGTCGGCATGTAAACCAAAAAGGAAACACACCGACTCAAAAATAAACCCAAAACCCAAAGGCTATATTTTAATCTTCTTTAACCTGTAAAGCACCAGGAGCAAATTCAGGTGTATCTCCATTATTTATTTCTAATTCAGTTAATAATTGCCCAATATATAAAACTTTACCTTCACCTGATAAATCAGTACCTACTGAAAAAGTAGTAACTCTTATATTTTCCTCAACTGTACATTGGCTAAAAATAACTTTTTCTATGTTAGAAGCACAATTTCCTACAACACTCCATCCCACATCACCATTTCTAACTACAGATATTCGACTATATCCAACATAATTAACTTCCTCTGTATTCTGTTTAACTTCTGCATTCTCACTAATGTCTGTTGTATGAAGAGCAATATAAAGAGTACCCTCAATAGCTGAACTTTTTAAACCTATACTATCCCCAACACCTGCTAAAGCAATATTGTTGAAAATAAGTAATAAAATTTCATGTTTAAATAAAATTCCTTTAGGCATCAGTTTAATTATAAACTAGTTACTGTAAATCCTTTGTAAGTATTATAAAGTCTTGGTAAAGTCTTCTGTAAATCCTCTAAATAACCTTGTATTCTCCCTCCATAAGCAGAAGTGGTACCACTTTTAGTAGTTCCAACAGATTGGCTAAGACCATCTATTCCTAAACTTTGTGAAGAAATACCTGGTCCTAGAATTAAATCCCCTGCAATTCTAAAAATATTTATAGCTGCAAGTTTTCCAATAAAATTCAACAAATCAAATGGCACTTTCTCAAATCCAGTGCAATAAGTAATTGACCAATAATTAGGTATAGTAGTTTGACCCAAAAAACCTAAATGAGGAGTAACTCCAGAATAAATAACAGAATTTACTGTACCTTGTAAAGTATGTTGAGGAACAATATAAATATGTCTATAATAAAAATCATCAGATGATTTCCTAACAGACAACCATTCAGGTGGATATTGAATTTGTCTAACTTGATTTATAAATCCCAACAATTCAAAAGCTTTATTAGCTTGATAACTAACTCTAATATAACCCCAAGCTTTAAAATCATCCATAAAGAAGTCTCTATCTTCTTTAATGATTTGTTTTTGACACTTGAGATTAAGGTATTTTTCTACTTCATCTTGAGCTGCTTGAATAGTAGTAGAAATAATATCATTAGAAATGGACCCTCCATGCTTATCATAGATATCTATACCAAAAAAATACAGTTCTAACAATTCTTCTGGAGATATTATTAGACCTGAATTTTTCTTATAAGATATATTGAAAGTAAGAGCACCCATTATTGAGATTTCTGAATCAAATATTTAACTAATTCAACTTTGGTTAAACCTTTCCACTCTTCTACAGGTAAATTAGATGTATTAGCCAACTCAATCAGATCTTCTTTAGTCATTTGAGTTAGTTTCTTAGCTAAATCAATATTAATCTTCTGTTGAGCTTCAGAAACTACTTTTTCTTTGCCTCCTTCTTGAGGTGGGATTGCTGGTTCTTTGCCTCCTTCTTGAGGTGGGATTGCTGG